TCAACGTGGACTCAGGAGTCAGCAGTTAAGGCAGCGGTTGCCCATGCTGACTGACTCAGACCCTAGAAAAGGAGTTTTCTCGTGAACCCATTCCGCAAGTTGTGGCGTGCCGTGGACCGCCTGGCCGAGGCTATCAACGGCCTGGCCGACACCGCCGCCGAGACGAACGAGACAGCGCGAGCCTCGCTGGGCTACAGCGGTCACAGCGAGACTCCAGTGGTAGCGGTCACAGTCCGTGGATTCACTGCCGAACAGGACTCGGCCCTTTTGGACGACGAGCCGACAGGACCGCCTGTTGCGGCAACGAACGGTAATGGCAACCACAAGGCCAAAGCAAGCAGCCGCAAATGACCCCTGCGGCTGCGGCCACGGGAGACTGGCCGGGCATGGTGCGGCGGGAGAACCGCCGACGGGTACCGGTTGATGAGGCCCATTGAAACACCCGGCCAGACTCTCTCTTTCCGAGTGGAGCAGCGACGATGAATGACACCACGGCAACCACAAAGGCCACAGAAACTGCCGCCGTCACGGCAACCATCCAGTGCCACGGCTGCCCGGCCACGATCCGCTTGATCGAGGCCCAACAGGACGGCTGGCGCCGCGATTCGTCCGGACACTGGTACTGCGGCCCCTGCGAAGTCCGCCGCGACCGGCTCATGGCCGACCTGGACTCCGGCCGCTTCCACCCGTGGGAGCAATACAGCTACTGACCGACACTGACCGACACTGACCAACCCCGGGGGCTTTCTGGGAGCGCGGTCTGATACCTCCCGCGTGCCGGGTTCGATTCCCGGCGGCTCCAGTGCGAGTGCGACACCGACAGGATTCAGCCAAAGGAGTAGACGTGCGTATTACGGTAACCGAGCAGCATATCCGCGAAGGCACCTGTCAGGACGCCGAGGACTGCATGCTGGCGCGTGCCCTGGAAGCCGCGACCGGCCGCAAGTGGTGGGTGGAGCAACGGGCGGCGCTCCTGGCCTACGACCTGCTCTCGGCCATCGACTTGCCGCCCGCCGCCACGCAGGCGGTCCGCGATTTCGACGCTGGGCTGGACGTGCAACCTTTCGAGTTTGAGTTGCCGGTGGAAGCTCTGCTGGAGTCGGACGGCATTCCCGGCCCAGGCCGTGACGAGGACCTGTGCGCGGCGCCCCTGGATCAATGGGACGCAATGGCTGCTGAGTGCGGCGCTGTCCTATCCCTCTAACCCTGCTAACCCTGCTAACCCTGCTTACTTTCCCCCGTGTGTCGCCCCTGTGTTTCTGTGGAGGTTCTCATGGCCGTTGTGTTCAAGAAAGGCTCCCGACGCCAGGTGCGGCTGCGGATGATGATTTCCGGGCCACCGAAGTCGGGCAAGTCCAAGACTGCGCTACGCTTTGCGTTCGCACTGGCCCCCAACCACAAGGTCTTCGTTATCGAGGCGGGCGAGAACGACGCGACTGACCTCTACCACGGTGAAGAGTGGGATGGGGTCAAGTGGGATTGGGATATCTGCAAGCTCGACAGCTTCTCCCCGGAAAGCTATATCGAGGCCATCCAGGAAGCCGGTCGCCAGGGCGCCGAAGTCATCGTGATCGACTCGCTCTCCCACGAGTGGAACGGCAAGGACGGTTGCTTGCAGATCGCCGACCAGCACGGCCAGTTCTTCGGCTGGAAGGTGGCGACGCCGCTCCACGACCAGCTGTTCCAGGTTATCCGCAAATCGCCGGCCCATCTCATCGCCACCTGCCGCAGCAAGATCTCGCACGTGGTCGAGAGCGAGGGCGGCAAGAACGTCATCCGCCGCATCGGCATGGAGCCCATCCAGCGCGAGAGCACGCCTTACGAGTTCGACGTGCTCATGGACATGGACCAGAACCATATCGGCACCGTCTACGGCAGCCGTTGTCTGGCCATCGAAGGGAAGAGCTGCTTGAAGCCCGGTAAAGAGTTTTTGCAGCCGGTCCTCAGCTGGCTGGAGACTGGCGTCCAGGTGGCGCCCACGGCGGTGTCGCCGCGCATCAGTGACGTGCAACTAGAACGGGTGGCGGAACTCTTGGGACTGCTGGGCTGGACGGTGGACAGGATCAGTCGCGATTTCCCCAAGCGCTATGGCGTCACGGAACTGGCCAAGCTGGATCAGGACCAGGCTGGAGACCTGCTCAAGTGGCTCGACGCCCAAGCCAAGGCCAAGGGGAAGCGGAGCCAGAGCGGCAATGCTAATCCGGCACCGGCAGCCGCAGCCGTACCGGCTCCTGCAGCCGAAACAAACGGGCACGCCGCGCCCGTGCCCAACGGCAAACCAGCAGCATCTGCCACGCCGCCGGCCGGACCGAGCGAACCGGTGCCCGCCGGGGCCACGGTGCCGCCCGCACTCGCCGGCCAACGCCTCACCGACGCGCAGATAGAGCAACTCAAAGAAGCCTACAAGGAATGGGCCGATCGCTCCTTCAACCAGCTCCGCGATGAGGACCTCAACCGCTCGGACAACGAAATTGAGGACCTCATCAAGAAGGAGTGGCTCAAACTGCTCGCGCCGTACAAGGATGCCAGCGGCAAAAGCCTGACCACGGCCAAGGGTCTGACGGTGGCCCAGGCGGAAGAGTTTATCCGCCAGGTGACGCACCAGAGCGAACTGATGACCTGGCAACAGGACACGACGAAAGGAGGAACCCCCGCCACGGCCGGCAGTAAAAGCTGACGACCAGGCAGCGACCCCGACACCCAGCGCAACAGCCCGGCAAGAGTCGCCCGCTTCGCCCGCAGTCGCAACGTCGCCCCGACCGTCGCCCAACGCTTCGCCCGATTTATCCATGTGGCCCGCGCCGCTCCGAAAAATTGTGGAGGCTCGCGGAGTAGATGCGGTGTGGCAAACGAGCCTCAAGCTGTTTGGCTTCCCGCCAACCTGGCTTGCGTCCGGCAAGGAGATTCAGGAACTGCTCCGCGCCCTGCCGAGCCAGGGATAGACCTAACAAAGGAGAACTGACGGTGGAATTTCGCATCAACATGAGTGGCAAGACGCTTGAGGACGTCGAGCGCGGTAACCAGCCGCCCGATGGCTACTACCACGTCCGCCTGGATGACACCTACGAGGACCATGCCAAGCATGGCCAGCAGGTGTTCAAGTACGTCATCCTGTCCGGGGTCTGCGAGGGCAAGGTGCTGTTCGATCGGCTCGACGACCCGGCCAACGCCAAAGACGCGACCGAGCAGGAGAACAAGGAACTGCGAGTGCAGCGCTACTTCAAGCGACTCGGTCTGCTCGGCAGCGCCGATGAGGGCCAGGATGAAGTGATGAAGGATCCGGTGGCGGCCGTGGGCAACGAGTACGTAGTCCGGGTGACGAGTCGGGAAGGCAAGGACAAGCTGACCGGCAAGGCGAGCGGCCAGACCTTCTCCGGGGTGGATTACTTTAACGGGGTGTTCCCGTTGGACTATCCCAAGTACAAGCTGCCGCGCGACTTCCCGGCCGACCTGAAAGCGGCAGTCATGACTGGACCGGAAACCGATCCGAAGAAAGCCGGCAACGGTAGCAGCAATGGTGGGAATGGCGGTGCCACGGCCGGAACCACGGGAGGCGATGGGGCCAGCTTGACGGCGCCGCGCGGTAGCAACGGCGGCAATCGTCCCTCCGGTCGCCGCCGCGACTTGGAAGCGGCCTTGTAGCAGTCAACGTGTTCTCCCTTCGCACGGGGGATGGGTGCGGCCGAGACTGTAAGGTCGGAGCCGCACCCCAATTCAACCACAGCAACTGGACCAATTTGTTCACCCATGACGCCGTACCTGCAAAACGAGGGAGTGACGCTCTACCAGGCTGATTGCCTGGATGTGCTGCCCTTGTTGCCGGAGAACAGCGTCGACGCTTTGTGCTGCGATCCTCCCTCCGGGACGGGATTCATGGGGATGGAGTGGGACGAGTTCAAGCAAGGACGCGCGGAACGCAACGGCAATGGCCAGTCCGACCGAGACGCTTATCGGGCGACAGACCGGCGCCGCCCTGGATATGCGTTCCAGGGCGGCGCCGGTCTGTCGCCCTGGCGCCGGCAAGCCTTCATTACCTTTTTGACGGCGGTCATGCGCCAGTGCCTCCGTGTGCTCAAGCCCGGGGCTTGGGCACTCGTCTGGGCCATCCCGCGCACCAGCCACTGGACGGCCACGGCCATCGAAGATGCCGGGTTTGAGATTCGAGACATTGTTCACCACCTGTTCGGGCAGGGCATGCCGAAGAGTCGCAACCTGGATGAAGACCTTCAACAAGAAGGTGAACAGGAAACCGAACGCGGCTACGGCACTTCCCTCAAGCCGGCCTGCGAGCACTGGATCCTCGCCCGCAAGCCGCTCGGTGAGCGCACCGTGGCAGCCAACGTCCGCCGCTGGGGCACGGGCGCTCTCAACATCGACGCGACCCGCATCGCCTACGCTTCCGCCGCCGATCTGGCCGCCACCCGCCAAGGTGTGGCGGCGATGGCAGCCTCGCCCGAGCGCTCCAAAGTCGGGGCGAATAAGCACGTTGGCTGGGTGCGGCCGTGGATGGAAACGAAAAGCACCGTTAACCAGAAGTCGGTGACCGACAAGGGCCGGTTCCCGCCGAACGTTGCCCTGACGCACCACCCGGAGTGCCAGCTATTGGGTCGGCAAACCGTGAACGGCAACGGTCACTTTCCGGCGCGGCGCGGCCCCGGCGGGATTGGTAGCAATGGACAGCAAGGGCAAGAGGGGCTGGTGGAACGGTCCGTGCACGCGGAGACGGTGGACGCCTACGACTGTCACCCGGAGTGCCCCATCGGCCAACTCAACGACCAGGCTGGACCGCAGACAAGAGGCGGGACGCCGCCTCGTCACAAGAGTCGAAAGACCAAGAACTGTTATGGTGCCTTCAACGGCCAGGAGAACCCGCAGGGCATCGGCCGCAGCAGCGGTCAGGTGTCGCGCTTCTACTACTGCTCCAAGGCTCCCAAGAGTGACCGGGGCGAAGGGAACACGCACCCCACCGTGAAAAGTACGAAGCTGATGCGCTGGATGTTAGAGCTGATCGTACCAGTGGGCGGAAAGGTACTCGATTGCTTCGCTGGCTCCGGCAGTACCGCCGTGGCCTGCGTGCAAGGCGGCTGGCCCTTCATCGGCATCGAGCGCGAAGCCGAGTATTGCGTCATCGCAGCCCGGCGCATCCAGGACGCCCTGAAAGCCGGCATGGAACTGTTCGGCACAGACCTCGCGGAACCTCTGCCGGTCGCGGCGAATCCAGAGCCGCCGCCTGAACTGGACCCGATGACGACCCTATTCCCCGACTTCTAACCCGAACCCCGTTGCTCCCATGAGTTCCTTGGCCGATTTCCTGAGCCAGAATCGCGGCCCCTCCGACCGCACCGCCCGCGAACTGACCGGCAAGGTGCAGTCGATCGTGTGGAGCAGCGACCAGCAGGACTACGCCATTGCCCGGCTGCAATCCGGCGAGATCGTCAAGGGGCCGATCGAAGACGAGCCGCTGGAAATGTCGGTGGTCTACCGCTTTTTGGGACGGTGGGAGACGCACGCCCGCCACGGGGACCAGTTTGCTTTCGACACCTTCATCCGCGACACCCCGCACCACCGGGCCGGCATCATCAAGTACCTGATCGAAACCTGTGACGGCATCGGCCAGCGCAAGGCGGAACGGCTTTGGGAGCTGTTTGGCTCGGAAGCGGTGGCAGTTCTACGGACCGAACCGGAGCGAGTTGCGGAATCTGGGGTTATCACCTACGAACAAGCTTTGGAAGCGGCGGAAGCTCTGTCCGGGCTCGCCGCCCTGGAAAAGACCCGCATCGACCTCTTTAGCCTGCTCTCGGGCCGGGGCTTCCACGGCCGGGCAGTGGCGGCCTGCATCGAGCAATGGGGGGCACGCGCCGCCGAGGCGGTGCGCCGCAACCCCTACGCCATGCTGGCCGCCGACATTCCTTCGGCGGGCTTCAAACGCTGCGACAAGCTCTATCTCGATCTTGGCAAGCCCAAGGACCGACTCAAGCGGCAGATGCTCTGTGCCTGGAACGCCCTCCGCGAGGACAGCAACGGCCACACCTGGTTCGCCCGCGGGGCGGTGGAGCAGGAAATCCGCCGCCAGATTGCCGGGACCAAGGTGGACCCGCTGGCCGCTCTGGTGCTCGGCAAGCGCGGCGGCTGGCTGGCGACCCGCCGCGACCCGCCCGGCAGCGAGCGCGTCTGGGTGGCCGAAGCAGAGAAGGCGCGGAAGGAACAGGATCTGGCGGATGACCTGCGCCGGCTGTTGCAGCGCGGCCGGGCGCTGGGCCGGTGTCTGTGGCCGCGCGAACTGCCCTCCACCTTGGGCCGCACCGGTAAATCACTGACCGAGCACCAAACCGGCAAGATCTACCCGATTCTCACCGCGCCCATCTGCCTGCTCACCGGGACCCCCGGCACCGGCAAGAGCTTCTGCGCGGCGGCGGCAATCAAGCAGGTGGTGGACACCTACTCGCTCTCTGACGTGGCCGTGGCCAGCCCGACCGGCAAGGCGGCGGTGCGGCTGACGGCGGCGATGCACGAGTACGGCATCCGCAAGACCGCCACCACGATTCACCGGCTGCTCGAAGTGGGCCGCAATGGGCACGACGGCAAAGGTTGGGGCTTCCAGCGCAACCGCCACCATCACCTGAACGAGCGGTTCATCTTCGTCGACGAACTCTCGATGCTCGACGTGGGCCTCGCGGCGGATCTGTTCGCGGCCTGCAGCGACGGCAGCCATATTTTCTTGATCGGCGACCCCTACCAGCTGCCGCCCGTGGGCCACGGGGCACCGCTGCGGGACCTCATCCGCTCAGGGGTGATCCCGGTCGCGGAACTGACGGAGATTCAGCGGAATGACGGAGCTATTGTCCAGGCATGCGCGGCCATGAAATCTGGCGGCGATTGGTACCAGTATGCCACGGACCGGCCCGACATCGAGCACGGCAAGAACCTGGTCCACGTCGAGACACGCGACCCGGCGCACTCCCTGGAAACACTGCTGGATAAGTTGCGGCAGTTCCGGGCCACGGGCGAGTTTGATCCGGTGTGGGACTGCCAGGTGGTGGTGCCGATCAATGCCAAGTCCGAGCTATGCAGGGTGCGGCTCAACCAGCTGCTGCAGCAGGAATTGAACGGCGACGGCGAGCGCGTGGACGGCAACCCGTTCCGGCACGGGGACAAGGTGATCTGCCTCAAGAACGCCATGTACGACCTGGAGCCGGCGGGCGACACCTACGTGGCCAATGGCGAGATTGGCCAGGTGATCCACGTGGACACGACGCAGACCTTGATTCAGTTTCCGCTGCCCGAGCGGGTCATTCGGTTGGCCGTCGGCAAGAAACGCAGCGCGGCCGAAGAGGAGAACGAGGACGAAGCGGCCGAGGGGGCGGGGCGCTCGAGCAGCAGTGGGAAGAAGTTTGACCTGGCTTACGCGGTGAGCTGCCACAAGATGCAGGGGAGCGAGGCGCGAGTGGTGTTTGTGCTGGCGGACAACTCGGGGAGCGCGCACCGGGTCACCAACCGGGAGTGGTGGTACACGGCCATTTCGCGGGCGCGGCGGCTGTGTACGATCATCGGCGAGCGAGCCACGGTGGAGCGGCAGTGCCGGCGGGTCAGCTTGGGGATAAGGAAGACGTTCCTAACGGAATTGCTAACGCAAAACACACCAGCGCAAAAGACAACGAATGATGAGACGGGGTTTAGGCATGGCGGGTGAGAAAACACTCGAAGAGATTTTTTTGAACGAAACAGGGACACGTTTTTCAGCCACGATCATTATCGACGTTCAAGAAAAACTGCCCTTCACGTTTGATGGTTTCACAATGAGGGCCAACCGTGGGTCGAGGCTCAAGGGTGTGTACACAGTAACACGATCATTAAAGACTGGAGATTACTCATTAGAAGGTTTCGAGAACGACGTTGCTATTGAAAGAAAGTCGCTCACTGATTTGTATTCAACGCTGAAACACCGCAGGGAGCAATTTGAGAATGAACTTTCCAGACTGTCCGCGATGAAGTTTGCAGCAGTCGTGGTGGAAGCGGACTGGCGCCAAATCCTTGGGTTGTGGCCTGAGTATTACGAAAGGCTGGTGATGATGATAAACCGGCTGTTGGAAGGAAGGATTGGCCAGGTCTTAGGGTTTTTCAATGCGGACAAAGAGACTGAAAAGGTCTGGGGTGAGAAGCCGCCAAGGTATTTGAGTCCTGTGACTGTTCATCGTTGCATTATTGCCTACCAAGAGCGATTTCCACGAGTTCATTGGTGGTTCTGCCCGGAACGCTGGTTCGCAGAGAGAACAACCTTCCGACTCCTGGAGAGGTTTTGGCGAGATCATTATAGGAGCCAAGAAGAGCATTGCACGGGTCGAACTGGTTGCTTGTTGCCAGGAATGTGAAGGCGGTAGTCAAAATGAGTGCTCAGGCAATAGCTAACGAGTCAAGAGCGCTGGCACCGATCGCGTTCGGCGGCGTGGTGGTGATCGACACCCGCGAACAGTGCCCTTACGCTTTTCGCGGGCTGGTGTCCGACGCTCGCACCGGCCGGCATCCGCTTATCGTGCCCACCGTGGTGGCGGGTCTGCCCAGCGGCGACTATTCCCTCCAAGGTTTCGAGAGCCGCATTGCGGTGGAAAGGAAGTCGCTGGCTGACCTGTTCAACACGCTGGGGCAGAACCGTGGGCGGTTTCAACGGGAGCTGGAGCGATTGGCCCAGCTCAATTACGCGGCCGTCGTCATCGAGGGGGACTGGAGATCGATTCTCGGCGCATGGCCAGAAGAACTGTTCCGTCTGCTGGACTGGCTGGAAGAACAAGCATATCCACCGGCAGGGCAACGGCAGCAGCAGAATGTAGCCAAACGAGTCGAGTTGAGTAACTGGTATGCAGCCCTGAACCGCATTCTGGTTCCTGCATCGATCCGTTCCCAGCTCAACCCGGTCACCGTCTACCGCTCCATCATCGCCTGGCAGGAGCGGTTCCCGAAGATCCACTGGTGGCCATGCCCGGACCGGTGGTTTGCCGAGCGCACCACGTTCCGGCTGTTGGAGAGGTTCTGGCGGGATGAGGAGTTGCGGAAGAACCGGGCGGCCCGATCCGTGGCACAACGAGTTGGAAGACCGAGATGAGCAACAGTTGTGAATTGTTCCTGGAAGTTGCTCAGGACCCTGCCACGCTCGGGTGGGCCAGCGACGCTGTTTCTGAGCACCACTACCTCCACAAGCCGCCCGACCGCCGCAGCCGGCCCCTGTGCTACGTCGTGCGTCTGGCCACGCACGGTTACATCGGCTGCCTCTGGTTCGGCCGCCCCGAATCCACCCGCTGCTTCCACGGCACCTTGACCTACGGCAGCCGGCAGGACGCAGCCGCCGGCCGCGCCGCCTACGACCGCTGGGAAGTTCTGAATCTGTCGCGCGTGTGGCTATGCTCGTCAGTCCAGCCAGGCGGCGACCTGTACCGGCCGGACTTTTTGCCTGGCTTCGTCGACCGCCAGGGCCACTTTCGGTCCACCCTGGCGTCAACCGTCATTCGCCTGGCCCTAGCCCGCGTCGGTTTCGACTACCTCCGGCTCCATCCGCCGGTGTTCGTCGACGAGCCTTACGCGATTCGCGCGGTGCTCTCCTACTGTGACACGCGCCTGCATCGCGGCACGATTTACCGGGCGGCGGGGTGGCTGCTGGGGCGGCGCAACGCGGCTGGTTTGGAAACCTGGTGGACCGGTGCCACAGCACCGTTGCTCAAATGCCAGGACCGGGAAATTCGGCGACTGGCGGCGGTGTGCCCGCGCTCGGTGCGGATACGGGACGCGCAGCGGCAACTGTTCAGTGAGTAGGTAATCAGGCAGATGGTTCAACGATGAACGGCGTCGCCAAAGACGTGCTGGTGCTCTTGTCGGTCCACGAGCCGTGCTCGGCGCGGAAATTGGCGCAGGCACGCTGCGGCGGCACGGAGGATTACGAGACGCTGCAGGAAACGCGGACGGCGCTCGAAGGGCTGATGGCTAATGACATGGTGGTCCGCGACCGGACGGCCCTGTACGAACTGAGCGAGCGCGGCCGCACCGTGGTCGCCGCGCCACACCGCCAGCGACGAACCAAAAGGAAGTGAGCGATGGCAGCAGCACCGGCCGAGGTTGATCCGGCCATCAAGGCTCTGTGGCAGCGATTCTGTTCGTGGTACCAGGACACGTACCCCGGCCGCGCGGCCCGCATCGAGGATCCCATCACCCGCCGGATGTGGGTGGCGTATGTGGCGGGGGCAATGTCTCCGGTAGCGGCAGCGGTAGGGAAAACGGCTGGCGGCTTGGAAGGAAACGAAGGACGGGTGGAATCATAAATCTGTTGACCCAATGAGGAATATCCATGTCATCTTTCCGATACAGTAGTGCGTACCATCCCTGCGCCATTTGCGGCGGCCGCAACGGCAACTGCCGCCACGCCGACGACCTCTACTTCTGCTACTACCGCCGCGGCGAGGACGTGGACGGCTTCAACTTCCTCCGCACCAGCGGCCCGGTAGGCGGCGACATCTGGGGCCTGTACCTGGTTGATGCCGCGCTCGGACCGGCGCCCTTTCACACCGAGGAGCCGGCGGCCCCGAAGCGGAGCCAGCAAGAGAAGAAGAAGCCGAAGCGGCCGGCGACCCTGGATGAGCTGCCGCGCTCACTGCTCCATTACGTGGCCGAAGAAAGCCGGCCCTTGGCTGTGGGCGACGACCCGGCGCAGAAGCTGTCCGCGATGCTGGGCCTGCCCGAATGGGTGTTTCTCAAGCTCCGCGTCGGCTTTCTCGCCAACGACACCTACGGCCGCAGCTGCTTTGTCAGCGAGGAGAAAAACGAGTCCGGCTCGGTCATCGGCTACGCCTTCCGCTACCTGGACAACGCGAAGCGCTCGCACGGCGCGCGCGGCCTATGTTATGCCACTCAATGGGACCTGGACCAGGCCGGCCCGATTCTGCTTCCCGAAGGGGCCAGCGACGTCCTGAGCTGTCTGGCAATAGGACTGTCCGCGATCGGCCGCCCGTCCAACACGGGCGGCGTCGACCTGCTGGCGCCACTGCTCAACGCTGCCCTCGAGGACCACGCCGAGCGCTGGGTTGAGGCTGGAAACGACGGACCAGCACCGGTACGAGAGATCATCGTCCTGGGGGAGAACGACCAGAAGCCAGACGGCACCTGGCCCGGCCGCGACGGCGCCCAGCACACGGCCCAGCGCTTGGCCCTACTGCTGAACCGGCCGGTGCGCGTCGCCTTCCCGCCGGCTGGCGCCAAGGACGTGCGGGCCTGGCTCTGTGCGGCCATTCCCAACCTGCCGTCCCACCTGGAATGGTCGAGTGACCTGGCAGCGGCCGGGCGTGCCTTCGCCGCAGCCCTGCTCGATAGCCCCGACTGTTCCGGGCAGCTGATATCGCCTCCTGGCTCAGACGGCGCGACCCTCATGACACCGGAGAGGCCAGGCCGTTTCTACGACGCCGCCCTGCAGCGCCAACTGGCCGCGGACCGCCAACAACAGGACGAACTGGAAGCCCGCCTCCGCTACCTGAAGTACGATGTGGTTGACCTCCGCTGCCTGCGCCCCAAGAAGTTCTTCCAGCCCGCGAAGAACCAGCGACATTCGCGTATCTGCGAGCACCGCTGCAAAACCTGTGTCCACTGCATCCGCATGCGCAAGGAGCGCTGGAAGGAGAATTTCCGCTCGCGCGTCAAGCACTCCCACGGACGGTTCTTCGCCTTCGAGTGCGACACCTGGGAGTATCAACGCAACGGCTCGCGCTGGTTCGCCGGCAACTTTGCCCGCGTCGCGCGGCTGCCCGAAGCCGGCTTGATCGTGGTCGGCTGCGTCATCGCTGGCTTGCCGGTGGACCGCTTCCCGGAGGGCACCAAGGAGATTACGGCGGACGAGGCCGTGGAGATCCTGTGCCAGGCGATTGACCGCCACCACGGCTATGGTGCTTTCGTCTGGGCCGGCAAGCGCTGGGCACTGCCACCCGAGCGGCGGGCGCAAACGAACCTGTGGGAGGAAGGGAAGCATCTGCCGCAAGATCTCGAGGATGGGACGATTCAGGAGATCATCGAGGCGAATGGGGTCACGGTGGATCCTGAAAGAGGATTTGGCGGGGGTTTGCGGACGCGCAATCCGCCAGCAGCAGCGAGCGGGCCACCAGGGCAACCAACCGGCGAAGGAACAGAGGCGACAGAGGCGACAGCAGCAACGGCAACTGAACCGGCTACGGCTGTGGGCTGCAACCGTCGCCTGGGTGCGGCGCCGAGTGGCTACTTCCAACGCATCCTGTATTTCCGGCACCCTGTCACCTGGGGGGCGCGACAGGTGCGAGGACTGTACCGGCAACTCATGCTGCAGGAAGCCGATCCGGCGATGTGCCAGGCTCGTGTGTACGAGGAAGAGGGATACGAAGACGGCAGCAACGAACAGAGTGGCGACCAGTCGAACAGTGTCGGCGGCAATGTCGGCTCGTGGTTCGCCCATGTCTTCAGAAACTGCCGCCAGCCGCGACACCAGCAGAATTAGCCTGGCTCAGAAAGATCGACAACAGTAGCAGGACTCCAACGGCACGCAAGCCCGGCAAGCAAGCCCACCATGACACGACAGAGGATCGAACCTTTGCAGAGTTGCAACCGACTCGTCAAGCAGCTTCGCTGGCGGGAACCGGAGAAGATCTACACCAGGTGACAATTGGGAGAACTGGATACAGATATATAGAACGTACTCAAAGTTGTGAAGGGTTGGTGTCAAGATGGGGAAGGTGGCGAGAGAGTTCCCGAAGTGCCGACGCGCGGCGGCCTAAAGACACCACTAACTGAATGGCTACGGCGCGTCGGCACCTGGGTGAGCCGAGAAGGGGAAAAACAGGTGGCCATCTACGTCGCCCAAGACCTCCGAGCGGTGCGACTCCCTGATTCGCCGGGGCTACCCAACGAACTTCGCGTCGTCTTCGCCGATGACGGCGACCCCGCTGGCGGTTGGCTGCGGCTCAGTCCGGGCGGGGACGTGGTGAGCGGCACGCCAGCGGTGCGGCTGACCGCCGACGTGTGGGCGTCGATCTGGCGGCAGGGGCTGGAGATTGAAGCCAAGTGGGAGTGCGGGCAACCGGTCGGCGCGGTGCCGGTGCGGAACGAGGACGAGTACCGGCGGATGCTGGAGCGGATCCTGGTGCTGGCCGAGTGGTGGCGTGAGGAACAGATCGCGGGGACGTTGGCCGGCGCTGGGGCGGCTGGTGTCAACGCGGTGTCAGCGGCACCAAAAGGAACGGTGGTAACGAGCGGTGAAGGCGGGTAAGATTGGAAAACGGTCGTAGATGGCTGTATTGTGCGGCCGGCTTGAGGTAAAGAAGAAACAGCAGCCAACACGAACAACCCTGAGCAACAGCGTGAAAGGTGGGAGCGATGGCAAAAGTACCCTTGACCCTGGACCGGATGGGCGAACTGGACAATGGCCTGGTGCGGGCAATGGTAGACGCCGCGATTGCCGAAGCGGTGACGGATTTGGAAGATCGCGGCAAGGATGGCAAGGTTCGAGAAGTCGATATCAAGGTGAAGCTGAAACTCACCGACGGCGGCGGCGTGGCAACCAAGGTGGCTTGCAAGGCGGTGCTGCCGCCGCGGGCCTCGCATACCACGTTCGGCGATTTTAGGGTGCGGCCGGGAGTGGGCGTGCAAATGACCTTCCAGAGTAACAACCCGGAGCGGCCCGACCAAGGCACGTTCATGGACGCGGAGGATGAGAGCGGCGGCAGCAGCGGTAAAGGGAAGTAACGAACGGGAGCGACCAGCGACCAGGCAACTATCAAAACCTATCAACCGGCGCGTGGATTGATACATGGCCCTCATAGGGGGGGGCAGGAAGGGTTGGTGAGCGATGCTCAGTGACTTCGTGAAAGCCATCGGTGAGTTGGCAACCAAGGCCAAGGGCTTGCAGTTCAAGAAACCGGACCTGGAGCCGTCCTACGTCTATTACCTACTCGACGGCGACGGCAAGCCGGTGCGGGTGGAGGCGGCCCCAGGGATGCGGCTGCACACAGCCGGTAGCCTGGAAACGGTGATCCAGTTCGCCAAGCGGGCCAAGCGGCTGCAAAGCGGCAACGGCCCGGCCGGGGAGCGCCGGAGTGGCGGGAAGGCTGAGACAGTAGCGGCAGCGGCGATCCTGGGCCGGTCGCTTGGGCCGGTGTGCTGGTATTCACGGAAAGGTGTGGTGTGCATCGAGGAGGATAGCACCCGTCGCGATCGCTGCACCCTGCCTTTGACCCTGTCGGCTCAGTGGAAAAAGCTGCAGGCGCTGGAAGGCGATACCTGGCTCGAGCACAAGCCCCTCTTGTTGCTGCTCAAGACGGTGTTCCGTGACTGCCTGGGACAGGACCGGAGCTTCGTGGACGTGGTGAAGGAGATCAACTGGAACGTCACCGCCAGCGGCGACAGTGCCGTGCGGAACGATGGGTCATCGGTCGGCAAGTCGATGATTGCCAAGGTGAGCGGCGCGGGGCAGCTGCCGGAGTACGTGAGTCTGGATGTGTTGGTGTTCGCCAGTGGCTTCCCGCAGATTCGGCTACAGATCGAATGTAGCTTTGACGTGGACATTCAGGCCCAGGTGCAGAAGTTCAAGCTGACACCGCTGCCGGGGCAGCTGGAGAACGGGCTGGCGCGGGCGGAATTACAGCTCGGGGACATGCTGGGACAGGCCCTGGATGAGGATGGGATTCCGTGCTGGCTGGGGGAGCCGTAAGCGGCAACAGAGCAAGTGTCGGCGGGCTGGGCTGAACGGGAGGAAGTGGGCGTGGGACTGATGGGCGGCAAAGGGAAAAAGTGCCACGACGGCGCCGAGGCCGATGACTCGTTGCATGCCTGGCGCGAGCGCCGCCCCTGGCATGTGGTTGACCAGGAGTTGCGAGCGGCTGGCTGTCGCATCGAGCACCGCCGGAATGGGCAGGAGCCGGTGTGGTCCCATAAAGAGCATGGGCGGCAGCCACAGGGGAAGATGCTGGAGTTGCTGGGGCTGGATGGAAGCAGGGAGTAGGCAGCAAAGGAGCGGTCATGCCGGACAAGGACGAGGGAGTGTTGCTGTACGTCGGCGCGGATGCGCAGAACGTCCAGAGCCGACGGCTCAACCTGACGGGCCGACGTTGCTTCAGTGGGGCTTATGGTCCCAAGTCGCGGTTCACCGCAACGGAAGCAGCACAGGTGGTTGGCATCCTGGATTCCGGCGCATTCTCCGGCGCATTCTCCGACGCGCCGGAGGCGCGGTTGGATTGTGCCGCAGCCCTTGAGCGGCAGTTGCGTTGGGAGCGCGAAGCCCACCGCTTCTGGGGCTACCCGTGGCAGGCCGAGGCCCTCGTCAGCTATGACTGTTTGATTGACGAGAAGTGGCACAACGGCCGCCGCCGCAAGGAGCGGTGGACAGTTGAGGACGCCGAGCGGGCCGTGGCAATCACCGTGGACGCGGCGGCCTACCTGTCCTCGCAGCGATACCGGCTCGAGCCGCGCAAGCTCGTGCTGGCTTGCCAGGGCGTGGACGCGCAGCAGTACCGGGAGTGTGTTGAGGGCGTGTTGCAGTGCGCGATTCCGGCGGACTGGATTGGGCTGGGCGGCTGGTGCATTCTCGGCTGGTTCCGGCGGTGGATTCCCACGTTCTGGGCCACGGCCTGGTCGGTGCTGCCGCTCATTGCCGACGCCGGCGTGAGTCGGGTTCATATCTTTGGCGTCATGTTCCGGCCGGTGCTTGGTGGGTTGCTTTGGTTGTGTGACCAGCATGGGTTGACGCTCAGCACAGACTCGAGCGGGCCGGTACTGCAATCGTGCTGGAAGGATCGGGTGCGGGCCGGCGCCTACGCGGCCACCTGGGAGGAGAACACGGAAATATGCAAGGAGAGCCTGAGAACACTGCGGCAAAGTCAGCATTACCGGAGGCCACCCAGGGTGCGGCCCACGAGGCAGCTCCTTCTCTGGTAACGCTGCCGGTCAGCCGGGACGAGAAGGCGGCAGCTTACGACGTCATCCTCGCAGCCATGACGCACCGCTGGAGCGACGGGCAGTACAGTTGGTTCTGCTGCACGGCCAGCGGCGGCCAGAATCGGCAGACGCCAGAGGAGGCCCGGGCGGATTTCTGGCAGTGGGCCAGAGAGGTAGCCCGGCGCGTCCGCTGCCGGGGCTTGCCAGCGTCGAGTGAGTCACAGGCACAGACCAAGGCACAGGCACAGATACAGGCACAGACGTAGGAGTCTTAAGATGTCTTCTTCGGCAGCGCAGCCCGCCATGAAGATTACCGCCATCGCTCCCTGGTTCGGTGGGAAACGGACCATGGCGCCGACCATCGTACAGCAACTCGGCAAGCACCGCTGTTATTGGGAGCCATTTTGTGGTTCTATGGCGGTTTTGTTGGAGAAGCCGGCTTGCTCGCAGGAAACCGTGAACGACCTTCACGGGGATTTGATTAATCTGGCCCTCGTGGTCCGCGATGATCGGCTCGCCCCCGCCCTTTATCGGCGCTTGCGCCGGACACTTGTCCATGAGGGCATCTTTTGGCAATCGGCCAACTTCCTCAAGGCAGCCCCAGACATCATGAACGATGCCTCACCGGACCTGGACCGCGCTTACCACTTCTTCGTCGCCTCGTGGGTGGGCCGCAACGGCGTCATCGGGACGAGACAGTGGAATAATAATTTCTGCGTGCGCTACACCCTGAACGGCGGTATCCAGGGCACCAGGTTCGCGTCGGCGGTCGATTCTATCCCGGCCTGGCGGCGCCGGCTCAGGAAAGTCACCATCCTGCGCCGGGACGGGTTCTTACTGCTGGAGAAGATCGAGGACCAGGACGGGGTGGCGATTTACGTGGACCCGCCCTACCTGCCCTCCAGTCGCGGCAGTGCGGTCTACACGCACGATTTGGCCCCAGCGGACCACAAGCGACTGGCGCGGCTGCTGTCGCAATTTCGGTTAGCTCGCGTCGTGGTGAGCTACTACGACTCTCCGGAGTTGGCCGAGTTGTACCCGGCGGCGGCTGGGTGGAAGAAGCTCGACTGCTCGCGCGCGAAAGGGCTGGCGGTCCAGGGCCAAAGAGGAAGCAAGGGGCAGGTGGCGCCGGAGGTGCTGTTGGTCAATGGGCCGATCTATGGCAGCAGCAACGATGATGCAACGGATAATGGGGAGACGGTTGAGTCGGTGGAACAGCGCGACCTGTTTTGACCGTGTGGGTGGTGGGCTGAGATTGACAAGCGATCTTGTTGCTCTTACAAAAGACGAGCCGGGCCGCGCGTCAACGCAGTTGTCCGGCTCTCGGCACAGTCCGGTTGGTGAGAACAGGACCATGTCTGGCTTCGACCATACAAAAGAGCGGCGGCCGGGACAAGACGGCCCCAAGCAGGGTCACAAGGACACGCGGCGGTTTTGCAAGATTTGTCGCAAGGTGCCGGTGCCGCGCGGGTCATCCGCCTGTGCGGCGTGCAGCGTGGTGCTGGGGCAGTTGGGAGAGGTTCACACCAGCACCGGGGTGGTGCGGCCTTCGCCGGTGGAGTTGCCGCACTTGCTGGCGATTTACGAGCGGCGGGCCAGTCGCGGGCGTGAGTTGTTCCGACGGGTCGGGCGGGTGCTGGCGCGATGGTTGGAACTGAAAGGGCTGCCGACCCATCGGCAGTTTTTTGGGGCGAATGCGGGAGCGGGTGTACAGTCAGAAAATGTCCACAAATGTCCATAGTTTCAAATGGAATAGCATCAAGCTGCAGGCGGCTGAACTGCTGGCGGAGGACAAGCTTTCCAACCGGAAGATCGCGGAGCAACTCGACATTGACGAGAAGACGCTGCGGCGATGGTTGGCGGTCCCTGAGTTCAGCCAAAAAGTGGAAGAGTTGGTGGCCGAAATCGAAGAGAGGATCATTAGCCGCGGGCTGGCCAGGCGCGCCCGCCGGATCGAATCTTTGAAGCGAATGCTGGCCCGGATGGAAGCGGTGATTGAGGCCCGCGGCAAGGATCCCGAGCACCAGAAGGCACCGGGAGGCGACCAGGGTATTCAGGTGCGGACCATCAAGGGCACGGGCGGCGGCGACAACTTCGTACGCGTGGAAGAGTATGAAGTGGATACGGGGCTGCTCAAGGAGTACCGCGAGTACCAAAAGCAGTTGGCTCAGGAGAAGGGCGACTGGACCGAGAAGCACGAGCACAGTGGAGAGATTGTCAAGGTCTATATCGGCGGCGACCCGGCCGCCGAAGTCTAAGCCGGCAACTCAAGCGAGCGACTGATGCAGGTCACCGTCCCCGAAGCCGATTTGCACCCCGACCGCCGGCCGTTCCTCATGAACCCGACGGTGCTGAAAGTGCTTCGCGATCGCAACGGCGAACTGCTCCTCTCGGGGCCGGCCGGCACCGGCAAGTCGCGGACGTGCCTGGAAAAGCTCCATGCGTGCGCCACCAAGTACCCGGGGATGCGTGGGCTGATTGTCCGCAAGACCCGCGACTCGCTCACTGAATCCGGCCTGGTGACCTTTGAGCAAAAGGTGCTGCCGGTGGGGCACCCGGCCCTCTCGTCCGGGGGGCAGCGGCGGCTACGGCAAGCCTACCACTACCCCAATGGCTCGACGCTGGTCGTCGGCGGCCTCGACAAGCCCTCGCGCACCCTGTCCACGGAATACGATATCGTCTATGTCCAGGAAGCGATTGAGCTGACCGAGAACGAGTGGGAACTGCTGACCCGGCCCTTGCGGAATGGCCGGATGCCCTACCAGCAACTCATCGCTGACACCAACCCCGACACGCCCACGCACTGGCTCAAGAAGCGCTGCGACAATGGGCAGACGCGCCTCATCGACACCAGGCACGAGGACAATCCCACCATCTGGGATGCCGAGAAGCAGGGGTGGACGCCAGAGGGCGAGAAGTACCTGCAAAAGCTCGACAACATGACGGGGCCGCGCAAGTTGCGGCTCCGCTATGGCCGCTGGGTCCAGGCGGAAGGGGTGGTGTACGAGGAGTGGGACCGGGCGGTGCACCTGATTGATAGGTTCGACATTCCGGCAGCTTGGTCGCGGTACTTGTCGATCGACTTTGGGTTCACCAATGCGTTTGTGTGCCAGTGGTGGGCCAAGGATGAGGACGACCGGCTATTCCGCTACCGCGAGATTTACCATGCGCAGCGGCTCGTGGAGGACCACGCGAAGTTAATTCGGGAACTGAGCCAGGACGAGCCGGCGCCGGCGGCGGTCATTTGCGACCATGACGCCGAGGGGCGGGCCACGTTGGAAAAGTACCTGGGGCGGTCGACGGTGCCAGCGGTCAAGGCGATTGAAGCGGGCGTGCAGCATGTGGCGGCACGGTTACGGAAGGCTGGGGACGGACGCGGGCGGTTGTTCCTGCTCCGGGATTCGCTGGTGGAGCGGGATAGCGGGTTGGTGGAATTGAAGCTGCCCACGTGTACGGAAGAGGAGTTTGACGGGTACGTGTGGGACCTGACGAACAACCGGAAAAAGGGGGAAGTGCCGATTGATAAGAACAATCACGGCATGGATGGGCTCAGGTACATGGTCGCGCATTTGGACGGTTCGGGGCGGGTGCCGTTTACGGCGCCTTCGCAGCTGCCGGAACGGGAACAGATTGGCCTGACGGCCCGGCAGCAGGCGCACGCGGCGGGGCTGGGCGCGAACGAAAGCGGGACGCGACGGGACCGTGAGGGCGGGGACGGCCGGAGTGGCTCGGCGGTAGTGAGAAGGGGACTGTTCGGGGTGAAGCGATGACGCAATACGACTGCCTGGTTCGACACGGCCGGCGGATGCGTGAGATGGATGCGGAGAAAGAGCTATGATAAAGGGCGAGTTAATCGGGTTCCTGGCCGCCTTGCTGTTTGCCGCGGGGCTCATGGTCCTTTATTGCTGCGTCTTGATCCCGATGGTTCGGTCTCAGGGTGCACGAATCCGGCGGCTGGAAGATAAGGTTGGCATCGCGGATACGGATAAATAGTTGTTTTGCTGAATTTTATGTCTTTATTGCTGCCGGGCCGTCTGTGCAAGTTCTTCCTGGGTTGCGGGCGGCAACTTTCGTCAGTCAAATTGGTAGCAGGAATAATCGGTCAGTAGAGCGGGTAATCTTCTATGCACGGCAACGACGCGAAGCCATCACGAATTTACTCCTATGGTGCCAAGGCTCCGACTATCAATGGAGAGGCGGTTCGCCAGCAGATCTATGACGCCAATCGCTACAGAAATAACCTGGTGGCAGCCGAACGCGAACGACGGGAAGCTTCTTTGGCGGCTTTGCGCCGCTATTTCCCGGAAGTCGAAACCTTGGAGCAGCGGCTAGCCGAGGCCACTGAGGCTTTGGAGGCTGCGATCAGGGAAACGAAGGCCAAGAACGCCAAAGCACGCAAGCGCGTGACCACGGATGCCGACAAGGACCGGATTAAATCTTTGCGGGCAGCGCGTAAGCGGTTGACGATCACTCTCAAGGAAGCGAAGGCGCGGTGCTGGGGAAATGACGACAGGGTCAAGGAGTTGCACGACTGGTACAAAGCCGAAGTGAAGCGGCAGGGCAAGAAACGGTTAGTCCTGGCGGCGCTGCGGCAGGAGTATCGACGGCGGCGGCGACTCCTCTCCGAAAAACCGGAATTTCAGGACGAAATAAACCGGGTCGAGGATGAACACGATGCCAAGCTCAAGGAGTTGCGGGCCGCTTGTAGAGTGTTCTGGGGCACCTATTTGACCGTGGAACAGTCTCTTAAGGGCATTCGCGAAGGCAAACCGCCACGCTTCAAGCGCTTCCGCGGGGACGGGAAGATCGCCGTCCAGTTCCAGGGCGGTCTGAGCGTGGCCGATGCCTTCGCTGGAATGGATACGCGCTTTCGGCTGCGGCCCAAACCGCTGGGCGAAGGCGAAAAGCCGAGTAAGGCGGCGGTGCGGCGCTATCTCGCGTCGGTGCGGATTGGCTCGGACGGGCGCGCACCGATCTGGGCGGAATTCGTGGTGACGCTCCATCGTGACCTGCCACCGGATGCGCAGATCAAATGGAGCTACGGCCTCAAACGGCGCATCGGTACTCATGATGAATGGGCCTTGCAACTGGTGATTTCGCGCGAGGATGGATTCACCAAAGAGGATCAGGCCGAGTCTGGATATGTGGCCGTCGATGTTGGTTGGCGGCTACGGCCCAACGGGCTGCGCGTGGCCTACTGGATTGGCAGTGATGGCGCCGAAGGGGAACTCATCTTGCCGCACGCGGACTTGAAACGCTGGGAAAAGCATGACGACTTGCAACAGATTCGGGACCGGACGTTCAACGTCTATCATGCGACACTCGTGACTTGGCTCAAGGCGGAGGACTTGCCGATTGCCGACCTAGCCAGGGAACTTCAGCACCTGCGGAAGTCGGCAGCGGAGCAGGAATGGAAGCTCCAGAGGTTGCCCAAGCTCAAGGATGTGTCGCAAAACAGGCGAGCCAAGATGGAGAAGAGTGCCATCCGCTGGCGGAATGATCTGGAAGAACGCTGTGCGGCCATCGAGACGCTCCTGGCCAACCGCAAGCGTGGTGTGGACGTGCCGAAGTGGTTGGAAGAGGAGACAGCAACCCTGGCCTCCTGGCGTAGCGAGGATCGGTTGGCCAAGTTGGTCCTCAAGTGGCGTTTCCGCCGCTTCACCGGGGACCAGTCCATCTTCCCGGTGCTGGAATGGTGGCGCAAGCAGGATAAACATTTGTATGACTGGCAGGCATTCGTTCTCAAGGGAGCCATTCGCTGGCGCGATGACGTGTACCGCAACTTGGCCGCTATATTGCGCCGCCGCTATCATGCAGTCATCACCGAGGATGTCAACTGGCGCGATTTACAGGATACTCCCGAGGTCGATCAAGTGGAGGGGTATATCCCTCTCGACTATCGGCGCTGTGCGGCCGTTGGCCGGCTGGTGCAACTTTGTTGCGAGAATGCAGGTGAAGCGCCGAAGGCACCGGCGAGCCAGACGACGACCAAATGCGCGACCACGGAGGTTGTGGACGAGGACATGGACAAGGCCCAATTAGAGCACTGCTACAGTGGTAGTCAGGAAGTGCGGGACCAGGACCGCAATGCCTGTCTGAACATGCTGCGGTGGTATCGCGAGCGCGGCGATGGTGAAAGAGCCGGTTCTGTGGCCCTTTAATGGAAGTCATGAACTGACCTGCGGTTGCAGCCAGAATAGTGCAGTGATGGCTCTCGCGTGGCGTAAGTCTTGATTTAGAACCGATCTTTGACAACCTGGTTGGTGCTGCCGCTACCTTGGCGAGTTGTTTTGGTCAACCTCTCGCGGACAGCAACTCAACGGCTTGCGGTAGCACGGTTTTAGAGGTTGACCGTTGGAAGACCCTGCTCAGTGGGTTGGTTACTGAGACTTTGTTATCGCCCTTTGGTCGACGCTTCTGCCATCCGTTGGAAGACCCTGCTCAGTGGGTTGGTTACTGAGACGATGCCGCCGGGCGGGAACGCCACATGGATGGGCCGTTGGAAGACCCTGCTCAGTGGGTTGGTTACTGAGACCGCCCATCCGCGGCCGCGGCAGCTGTTATGGAAAGTTGGAAGACCCTGCTCAGTGGGTTGGTTACTGAGACGACCAGATTTGCTCATTTCTCTTGTGGCAGTATTCGCGTTGGAAGACCCTGCTCAGTGGGTTGGTTACTGAGACAAAGTGGCCCAGGAGCGGCAGCAGCAGGAAGATGAGTTGGAAGACCCTGCTCAGTGGGTTGGTTACTGAGACCCCGAACCGGCCGCCGGCAAGCTGCCCCCGTCCAGGTTGGAAGACCCTGCTCAGTGGGTTGGTTACTGAGACTGACGATTTTCAATGGATCAGTTTATTGTACTTACCTTATGAACCCGCTCTCCCACGAATCCACCACCTACGCCCAGCTCCGGCCGCACCTGGCTGAGCGTCCAGAGCCCACCGACGCCGAAATCTCTCTCGCTGCCGCCGTGGCCGGCTTCCTCGACGGCAGCAACCTCGCCGCCCTGGCGGAGCTGGAACTGCTGGTCGCACGAATCCTGGACATCCCTTTGCGGCGCATTTGGCAGTGGACCAAGCGGTTCAAGGAGCCGACTAAGGACAAGGACAAGGACAAGGGAGAGGGGACGGACATGGCGACGTGGCTGCAGGAGACAAAAGAAGAGGCGGCAAAAAGATCTGCAGACACGGCCGCAACCAAGGAACCATTTGATGCCGGGTAAACGATCCAAGGTGTATGCCGTTCCGACAGCACAGATCAACAGCCTCAAAGGTTGTGTCTGCAAGATCTTTTCCGGCCAACTACCCGAGAGCCGCCTGTAATGATCCTTTTTCCCTTCCACTGACACTGCTGTGTCACTTTTCCGGTTGCTTCGCCTTCCCACGCACCGTACACTGTGCGGTAGGGGTCCCACACCGGGGCCGGTTCTGGCCAGTCCTTCCGATAGCGGCAGCCGATGGCAGAGGCGAACCTCACCAGTCTGAGGCTCACAAAGATCCGGGTAGACGGCGGCACCCAGATGCGCGCCGAGCTGAGCCGCGACGTCATCGTCGACCTGGCCGAGGTGCTCGACGACTTGCCGCCGGCCGTGGTGTTCTACGACGGCCAGGACTACTGGCTGGCCGACGGCTTTCACCGCTACGGCGCCCACTCGCACGCAGCACGCAAGCACATGATTGTGGAAGTGCAGCCGGGCACGCGCCGCGACGCCATCCTCTACGCTGCCGGGGCCAACCGCAAGCACGGCCTCAGGCGCACCAACGCGGACAAGCGGCGGGCCGTGGAAACACTGCTCCGCGATGAGGAATGGGGCCAGTGGTCGGACCGGGAAATTGCCCGGCGCTGTGCCGTCAGCCACCCGCTCGTGGCCGAGATTCGGGCCGAGCTATCTGGTAACGGTTTCCAGATAGATGCGGGCGACACCGGCGCCACGGGCGAACCGTCGGAGGAAAAACCAGCGACTACGGAGCGGTTGGTGCAGCGCGGCGGCAGCACCTATCCCATGAACACCGAGGGACTGTCGGGCCGCACAAAAGAAGTGGCAGGAAGCACAAATCCGGTTGTGTCTGGGCAGGATGAAGAACAGGACCCCGAGGAACCGGTGGACGGGCCGGAGGCGGAAGAGGACCAGGATGAGGACGCACAGACGGCGGCGGGCGGGGAAGGCGACGGGGCCGAGCCGCTGCTGGCGATGGTGACTTGTCCGCACTGTGGGCAGGATTTCGCGATTCAGGCACCAGGTTAGACTTCGGAGGGCGCGCGGAGCAATGGCAACGGCCACGGCGATTCCCAGGACAGCGCCCGCCCGCGCGATTCGCGGTGGCGATGGGGCGGCGGCTACAGCCGTGGTGGCGGTGGTCTGGCAACGGCAACTGTCGCGGGCTGCTGGCCGGACGGTACCAGTGGTGGCCCTCGCTCTGACCCCCGTGAAGCGCCGCAAGCAGCGGGCCGGGGTGGGAGTGCAGAACACGCTGGCCGAGGCCCTCGCGGGCCACTGCCCGAATGACTTCAACGGCGGCGGCAGTCCTATGCCCGGCTGTTGCAGCTGCTGCGGCCTGCGGGTGCCCACAGAGCCGACGCGGGCGCTCCCCGGTAGCCCTGACAAGATCGCGGTGATGATGCAGCGTTACGGCCGCGGCGAATGCCACTGGCACCCCGGCGACGTGAAGATTGACTCAGAGCGGTACGGGTACCAGGTGAAGATTGGCGGCAAGGGTATTCACTATCACGCCGGCGTGGTTGTGGAGACCCCGCAAGGGCCGCTCCACCAGGAGCACGACCGGGCCTTGCCGTCGCACCTGCTCGGCAAGATGGCGCAGTTTCTCCGGTGGCGGCAACGGCAGCAGGCTGAGGGCGAGTCGGAGGGGGAAGAGTTGCTGGCCGATCGGGCGGCCGTGGCGGCGGAAGCCCAAAGGCGGCGGGAACGCCTCAGTGCAGCGGCAGCGGCAGCGGCAGCGGCAGCAACGGCGGCATCTGTGTAAGGGGTGGTATGGGGCTGCGGAACTGGCTACGAAACTGGATCGGCAGCGATGGCGGCGGGAGCGCTGCGGCCGGTGGCAAGCCGGTGCGCGGCTCCGCGCGGCTACGGTCCTGGCTGGCGCGGTGGTTCGACCGGCTGCCCCAACCGGCAACCGTCCAGCCGGCGCCGGTTGTCGAAGCGCAGCCGCCCGCGCCGACTCAGCCGGTGATCGAATGGACGCCGCTGACCGTGACCCCAGAGCCCACGGAACCGGAGACGCTCCCCGGGCCCCAATGGTGGTCCAGCCCCAACGACGATACTACCCTCGCTGGCCGCTGGGTCCACTTGAACTCGTCGAACGTCGACTCGATCCGCTACCGTCGCGGCGACTCGGTGCTCGAAGTGACCTTCCGCAACGGCTCCCACTACGAGTATTACGCGGTGCCGGAGCAGGTGTTCCTGGACTTCCTGGATACCGCCTCTCCGGGGCGGTTCGTCTGGCAGGTGCTGCGGGCCGGCGGCTACGCTTACCAGCGCTTGGGCGGCGCCGCCGGCGCCGGTGCCTACGTGGCCGTAGCGCCGCCGGTGGCGCGGGTGCGACGACCACGCAAGCGGCGCGTCGCTAGTTAAGCAACGGAGCGAACTGAACCAATGATGACAGAATCTCCTCATGCCGAAGCCTTGATTGCTCAGCCCCCGGCGCAGGGTTACATCCTCGTTCATCGCTTTGAGGATCTAGCTCCGGTACCAAAGCCCTGGCATGCCGATCGGGACTTCAGAACGATCGAGCGGGTCAAGAGGTTGTTGATGATGCAACTGTGTCTGGATGAGCCGCGAGCCTATCGTTGCCTGCAGCGCACGGCGATGTCTTTCCGGCAGCGGATGGATCGGCTGGCGCAGCGTGCCCTCAACGGTCGGGTGCCACTGTGGCTCTTCGTGAATTGGGGGCGGGTCATGCCACTCAAACAAGGCAGCAGCGATCAGGTGATTCAGCGAAACATTCAGGAGATGATGCAGTCCTACAAGGAAACCGGACTGATTGGGCAGGTGCGGCCCGACAATGAAGAGCACGCCAAGAAGATTGCGGCGGCGGCGGCCTACAGCAAAGCTCGCGAACGACAGGGCAGGGATCGCAAAAACTAATTGGAAAGAGCATGGGTCGCAAGAGCAAACCGACAGTACCACTCGGACCGGCACCGGCAGCTGCGGACAGGGCGGTTCAGCCGAACCGGCCGCCGCTCCGCTTCTGGGTGGTCACCGGCTACCGCACCCGCGCTTTCGGGGAAACCGAGATGCTGCGCTTCGGCTGTCCCACCGAGGCGGCGGCTCAGGAGCGGGTGAGCGACTTGATCGCCCGCCATTGTTCGGTGGAGATTCAGGAGTGGTCGCGCCCCGACGCGCCTGCGTCCATATTGGTGTTGACGAGAAACGAACTCATGCCCACGGCGAGCGAAGAAAGAGGCGAAGTCTAAATGAGCGACACAGCAGCAGCAACGGACCAGCAAGGTACGGTCAATGGGGCACCGGTCGCGCCGGCTCCGCTCAACATTTTCCGGCAGCTGCCCACCAAGGTGCTCGTGGAGGAATTGGCCGAACGAATCACCCGCGGCGACCTGATCGACGGTACCGTGGCCGACCTGGTGCGGCAGACGCTCAGCGGCCTCGCCGCTGATACCCTCATTGCCGCGCTCTTGGCCCATACCGGCTTCAAGGGCCTCGTGGCCTGGTTGCCGACGGCTCTGGACCCCAACCTCTGCGTCTACCGCTATGCCGGACTCGAGCCGGCCGGCGTGCTGCAGGTGGCGGGGACGGTGCAGGGGGCGCTGCAACAACAGTTGGCGCCGCCGCGCGTTGAGTTGACGATTGAAGACGAAGACCCGGAGGGCGGCGGCATCACCAAGGAAGCCATCAAGAAGCTCGGGGACGGTTGATCGTGGATTGAGCACGGATTGAGTAGCGATCGAGCAAGTTTCGAGCAAAGAAGGGGTTGAGGGTATGTCCAGTGCAGCGGCGGCAAAGAAAGACAAGCAGCGTGATAGCAGCCCAGATAAGACTGCGACTCCGGTTTTAGATCTTGGGCGCCGCTTCCGCTACCACGGCGCCGAACTCACCGAGAACATAGCGCTGCATGCCTTCACCTTGCTGCCGTGGTACTTCCGGGGCGAGTACCAGTACACCAAGTACACGCTGGCCCTGGCGGCGACGGTCACATGCGAGGACCGGGTGGCCGCTGAGAAATTGCAGGACCAGTTGCGGTCTGATGATGAGGACCTGGAATTGTGGTTCGGGGAGCGGTGCCTGGTGCGGCAGCTGCGCCGTAGCAATACCGATTGTCCGGTGGAGACACAGATTGTCTTTGTGACGCCGCTCAGTGAGGGGCAGGGAAAGCGCGGGGGCCGGAAGTATCAGGTGTACTTTCAGGCAGTGGGAGCGTACTACGATCCGGCGATGGACCAGCCGGGGATCGTGGGGAAGCAGGAACCGGCGGCGGCGTCACCGGCCAAGGCCAAGGTGAAGAAGGAATCGGCGCCAAAGGCAGCGGTGGCGGTGGCGCCGGAGCAGCAACCTGAAGCCGGACCGGCAACGGACACGCTGACCAGCACCGAGCCAGGGATGCCACCAACCACAGAGGCCATCTCGCCGGAGGACCTCGCGGAGGACGAGGGCGCGGACGCGGCGGTGTGAGCAAGATTTCTCTTTCGGACGGGTGAGGTAATGGGACAGGTTAACGCTGAGAACCCGTTCTACGCCAGCAAGGGCCGCAAGTGAGCCGCGCATGGCCGCCGTTGACACTTACGAGCAGGCGCCGCCGCAGTACATCCACCTGGCACCGTGCTGGGACTTCAAGATCCGCAACGAAGTGCCGTGGCTCCGGCTGGCCAGTTTCAGTGAGCCGCCGGCGCCGGACCTGGCTCGGCACGTGGTTGTCTGTCCCCGGTGCGATCCTGGCATTGATATTCCTTGCGGATCTTTGTGGCCGCCGCCGGCCGTTTTTCTCGGCTTGGACTCGGTGCTGCGGGAAACCCACGTGATGCTCGAGCGCCACAAGTTTTGGCGCCGGCTCGACGGGCACCGGCTCGAGTTGTTCCACGTTTGGGCCGGTCAGTGCCCGGACTGTCTGACGATCTACTGGTTTGCCGGACCCGGAACCCTGCACGAGTTGACCCAATGACTGAACCTTTACTTACTGCTGATGAACTCGCCCAGGCCGACTATTGCGGCCGTGCCGATCTGAGCGTTCACCGGGCGGCGCGAACACTTTTGCTGCGTTTGGTCAGCGAGGTCCGGCATTATCGCCAGCAAATGGCCCAGGACGTTTGGCACTGGATGCCCGGTGATACCCATGCGGCCTTGTGCGGCGCCGACGCAACCAACCAGCAGCTGACGACCATCGTGCCACACGTCACCTGTCTGAAGTGCCTCCGCGCCGCCGCCCAACGACTGGAAACCATCGGCAAGGCGTACCTGGAATTCATTCTGGCCCTGGAACAAATGACGACGGCCGCCAAAGCGTTCCCGGGGTAAACTGGCACCATGAGCAGCAAACACGATCGACCGCCGGCCCCGCCGTGGGCATTGGACCAACTCAACGACCAGGACTGCGCCATCACGGCCCTGAACCGAGAACTGGCCGACACCAAAGCGGAACTGGCCCAACTGCAGCAGTGGCGCCGCGAACAACTCCGCTTCGTCAAGGCCCTCAACGGCTGGCTCCGCGAGCTTGGCGGTGAGTCGGATCGCTGCTACCATCCGCGCCGCATTTTGGAGGATTGGTCGCGCGACCTGGCGACGGACCTACTCCAACGGCTCAAGGATGGTGCGGAGCTCGAGCAACTGACCAAGGAAACCGTCAACGGGTTGCTCGCCTTTGCCACGCTCTACCGGCAAGCCTGTCTCGATCTGATCGAAGCGTTTGCGGCCGATTGCCAGGACAGCGGCGAACCGGAGGATCTGGAAAAAGCCGTGATGGCGCGGGCCATTGCTCATGCACTCCGCACCGCGATGGGGTAGAATAGCCTCGTGAGATGTACCGCTTCATGTCGCGGCCGGCGCCACCTTTCCTCGGCGCCGGCCCTTTTCGCTTTCGCAACCTTTCCCTTTCTCGGATAGAATCCAAGCATCCTGACTTCCCGGCTGCCGGCTCATCACCGGCACGGCCGCGCACTCTTCCCGCTTGGTCTGGCATGCGGCTGATCCTTTATTGGAACGGCCTGCTATGCCGACGAACCCCTACCGGCCCGACCTGCCCCCTCTCCACCGCGACCGCGCCGGCCAGCCCGTTCTCTATGGCCCCGACGGCGAGCCGATTAGCTTGAACGACCGGCTCGGTGCGGCCAACGGCAGCAACGGCACGGGCCGCCACCCGGACCCCGGCGAACGAGTCTTCCCCCTGCCCCATGTGCTCACCTACACCGGCATTTTCGGCTCGGCGATGCGCGTCTACAGCTGGCGCTGGGACGAGGCGATGCGGACGTCGCGGGAAGACGCTCTGGGCATGCGGCGTGATGCGTTCCTCATGGGGCTGCTCCAAGAGCGGCGACTGGCGACGGCCCAGCTCGGCTGGCACCTGGAACCGGAGGATGCGAAAGACCAGCGACAGAAGGACTCGGCGGCGGCGCTCACGGCCCTCATCAAGCGCGTCAGCCATTTTCAGAAGCTGCTCATGTGTTTGCTGGACGCGATTTGGTATGGGCGCTACGCGGTCGGCCTATCCTACGTGTGGCAGCAACGGCTGGGGCGGCGGCAGCTGTCGGCCAACGGCTTTTATCCGATTAACGGCGACAAGATCCAATACCGCTTCCGCCTGCCCGGTGAGAAGGAGTACATCGAGGACGGCACCCCGCTTATCCTGGTCAACCCGGCCTGGATTCGCGGCGTGCCCAAGGCCACGTCCATTCTCACCGATCGCGGCACCGCCCTCGTTCTCCGCGACCCGTACTGGCGTGAGCGCTTTCTGATCCATCAGCACGAGATGGACGACGCGGACTACTTCGAGGGGGAAATGGCCGGCGGCGTCCAGGGGGTGGGGGTGCGGCACCGCATCTACTGGCTGGACTGGTTGCGGAAAGAATGGCTCGGCAACGTCTGCGACTTCATTCAAAAAGTCGGCCAGGGGGTCCTGATTTTCTACTACGAGGCCGGCAATCCGCAGAGCGAGAACGCGGCGATCAAGGCCGCGAATGAAATGTCGAACAACACGGTTATTGTGTGGCCGCGCCCCATCGGCTCCGAGAAGCAAGGGGCGGGGGTGGATAAGCTCGAAATGAGCATGTCAGGGTCCGAAACACTGGTGAAGCTGCAGGAGCATGTCGAGGGGATCATTGAGCGGTATATCGTCGGGCAGACGGGCAGTAGTCGCTCGGAAAGCTCGGGGCTCGGGACCCATGACACGGAGTTCATGGCGGATACCAAATACCGACTGACGAAATATGACGCCCAGAACCTCGGTGACACGCTGACCACGGACCTGGTGCCGGTGCTCCAGCGCTGGAACCGGCCGGGGGAAGAGTATCGGCACAAGTGGGTCTTTGAGGTCGACAAGCCGAACGCGAAGGACCAATTGGAGGCGGCGAGCAAGGCGTACAGCATGGGGGCACCGGTCAAGACGGAGGAAGTGCTCGGGTTTGCCGGGTTGAGCAAGCCGCAACAAGGGGATGATGTGCTCAGGAATCCCCAGACTCAGCAGCAGCCCCAGCAACCAGGGGGAGGCGGCGGGGCACCGGGCGGTGGGGGTATGGGTGGGCTGCTCGGGATGCTGGGCGGCGGCCAACCCAACGGTTCACCGAAGGCGCAGCCGCCAGGGCAATCGCCCAACGGAGCGGCGCATTCCAACGGTGTCGCACCCATGCCGCATACCGTGGCCGATGGCTCCGCGAAGCTGTCCCGCGACGAGGCACCCGAGCGTTACGCGGCCGGCACGCCGACCGAGCCCCGGCAGTGGTTGCAGCTGCTCCTGACGGCCGCCCCGCACCTGAGAATCATAGGGCCGACCAAATCGGGGAAAACTGTCCTCGCGCAGGCGCTGGCCACGGTCTCCAACGACCACCTCGTTGTCATCGACCCGCTCTGGGAGCCGGGCAATTGGGGCGGCTTGCCGACGGTGACCGTGGCCCCCGATGGCGACTACGAGCCGATCCAGCAGGCCCTCGCGGCCTTGCTGGGGGAGATGAAGCGGCGCGGGGTCGCGCTGCAAGAAGGGCACGCGGACTTCGAGCCGGTCACGATTATTTGGGATGAGGTCCCGGACACGGTAGCCGAACTGCCCAACGAAGCCGGGCTGCTCATCCGGCGATTGGCCCAGCGCGGCCGGCACTCGAAGATGCGGCTCATCGGGATTAGCCAGTCGGACCGGGTGGAATCGTGGGGCCTGGGCGGCTACGGGGATGCGGCCGAGAATTTCCTGACGGTCTATCTCGGAGAGAAGGCCACACAGAAAGTGCCCGGGTTGATTGGGGCCAAGTGGCCGATGGCGGTGGAGTGGCGCGGGCGGGTGGAAGGGCTGGACATGCACGGGGTGCTGGGGATTGCCCAGGAACCCATTGATGGAGGGCGGTTGTTTGTGCTGCCGGGGGTGGAGACGATGCCGCCGGTGGATGGAAAGGGAAGGCAGCAGCGGCGGGAGCGGCCGGCACGGTTTGCAGCTGGAGAAGGCGGGAATGAGTGGACGCGACAGACGGGGCCGCGCGGCGCCAGCTATTGGGTGAGCAGTCGCACCGGTCGCAAGGTGTACCGCGACACGATGCCAGGTGAGCATGACCATGCGGGCGCCGACGAGCCGGAGCCGGGCTACCACCGACCGCCCACGGGAGATTTGCAGTGGGTACACGAGCACAAACATGCGGCTGAAACTCACCCCGCGCTGGGCCAGATCGCTGCGGCCAATGAGCAGATTATTGGCCTGTTGACGTCCGACCTGAAGCCGCGGCAAAAGCAGCAGCAACTGCGGGAGGTCTGGCGCGGCTTGAGCACGGAGTTCAAGGGCGCCTGCCTCCAGGCGGCGACCGCCGCGGCGGCAGAGTTGGCCCAACTGACCGGCAAGCCTGTCGAGAAGTTTGAGGGCCTCAAGAACCGGGCACGGATCTTTGCCGCGCAGGTGTTGGACTACCTGAAAGACGACATCAACGACGCCACGCATACCCTTTGGCGTAGCGGCGAGGACGCCTACCCTGAGATCAAACGCAATGCCGGTCTTGATCTCCACATGATTGAACATGCGTTCTATAGCGATGTCCCTTCGGAGGCGATGAGCGACGGGAAAGCTGAGCAACAGTTGCAAATCCTTGAGAAACACTTCTTAGGCGCTGCCCGCACGCCGGAGCAGCGCCAGGAAGCGACGGAGGCGTGGATCCTCTACCAGGGTGACATGCGACGGCCGGCCGCCTCACGGGCGATCGCGTCGCAGCCCTTACGGACCATGACGCCAACTGCCAACGTCCCGGAGCGGTTCGCCGCCGAGTACCACGGGCCGACGCCGCCGAGCCCGGATTGGACGCTGGTGCGGACGGGACCACGCGGGGGCAAGGTGTGGGCGCCACCAAAAGCAAAGGCGGCGACTCACGGCTACCGTCCGGACGAAGTGGCCGCCATGAGTCCGGCCCAGCGGCGCATGCTGGCCGGTTTGACTCACAAGGAAGAGGCACGCGGCAAAACGGATGCGGAGGTTCAGGAACTGCTGGCGGGCGGCGAACCAGCAACGGCTGCAACTACTGATCCGGCCGACCATAACCGGCAAGCCAACGAACTGCTGCGGGCGATCGCTCACGGTCGGGAAACCGGCACCCCCGACCCGCGCGGCGACTTGGCCCACCTGCCCGGTACTGACACGCTCAACCGGTCCTTGGCTGCCATCGATGCGGCCGTGGTCCGGCACTTCCAGGCCAAGGGTGCGAATATCCCGCTGGCCGATCTCTATGCCGAGATCGCACCGCAGACTGGCCTGACCCCGGAGGCGTTTCGGGCGGTGCTGCTGCACGCCAACCAGGTGCAGCGCTACCGCTTCAGTGGTTGGCCCAGGATGCCGGAGGATCACCCGCGCCCGGAGTTGCTGCCGGTGGCGTCTGGGAAGGCTCTGGGGTCCGTGGGTCCGGCCGATCAGACACAGCATGTTCAGGCGCCGGCATCAACTCCGGTTGCTTCCCCGGCTGCAGCCCCAGCCACCGAGCGACCATCTCTCTTCAACGAGGCTCCATCGCCGGACGCTGGCCAACCGCTCACCGGCAAGACCGAAGTGCGCGGCGACGATCTCCGGGCCGCCTTGCAGCTGCAACGCCAGGGCAAGCTCTCGGTGAGTGACCGCTACCGCGACGTGAAAGTTCCCAGGGTCGAGAAAGGGCAGACCGTCCACGGCGACCCCATTTACGGCCACGAGTACACGCCGGATGCCTTTATCTTGAGTGACGCCACCGGCCGGCCCATTCGGCATTACGTCACCCTGGCCAACGGCGCCCGGGTTCACCCCGACGAGTTGGCCCGGCTGAAGGTGGGCAAGGACGGCCAGGTATCTCTGGCGCCGGATGAAGGGCTGACCGTCATTGATCCGGTCAATCGTGGAAAGATGCGGGTGAAGTCCTTCGGACGGGCGCTGGCGAACGTCGGTTCTTACCTGACCGGTCCGCATGATCCTGTGACCATTCAGTCTCCGCACGGCTACACGGTGACCAAGCCTCGTGCCTCGTGGCAGAAGGAATGGAACGAGTCGCGCACGCTGGGCGGTCCGAAACACGGCCTGAGCTTCGCCGAGTGGTTCGACCGACAACCGACCGACCAGGCACAGCCGGACCCAGGGGAAGCTGTGCCCGTCAAGCCTAAGCCCCCGGTATCCGCGCCGGGCTTCTTCGGCGGTAACACGGTCCCCAATCGCGGCCTGTTTGACCGGTTTGGGCGGCGTGAAGATCCAGAGGGTTATGAGCGGAGCAAGTCCAGTGGTTCCGGTTCGTGTACCTGGATCACGATCGGTGCCCACGAGGGCCACGGCGGCAAGCGCAGCGGCGGCAGTCCTGTATGTATCGGCAAGGACGGAAGGATTGCCAAGGGGCACCCTAAGTTCACCGGGAAGAAAATCGCTGCGTTGTCGGAGAAGGGCGACGCACGGTCCAAGCCGTCCCAGCACCATCACCTGAAAAAGCAACTGCTACAGCACCTGGACACGGGCGAGGCTGACGTGGGCACCTTGCAGCGCCTGACCGGCGACAAGCACGAGCCGGGCTCGCCCTTGCACGAGGCATTGCACGAATTGCAGCAATCCGGGCACGTCAACCTCCACCAGCCACGGCACGGGCCGGCGGTGGTAGCCCATACCGGCAAAGTGTTCGATGAGCCGGAGTCGGAAGCCGAGTCCCCGGAGCCGTCGCACCGGCAGCAGCTGGCCCAGAGCCGGGCTTATGAACGGGCCATCTGGGCGAAGAAAGCAAGGAAGTCGGGGCTGAAGGGCGAGCACCTACACCAGTTGGCGGCGGAGATTTTGGCCCACGATCGCGAGTTCAAGAAGGACCGGACGCGGCTCCTCAAGGATGCGCGGCAGCTGTCGGAGAGCCAGGGGTACGGCAGCCTGGACACCTTGAAGGCCCGCGCCAGCCGGGGCATTGATGCGGACGCGGTGCGCGGGCTGGACGACGTGGCCCAGAGCGTGGCGGCGAAGTATCCGGAGGAATTCAACGGGCACGAAGACGATTTACCCGGCCGGCTGTATGACTTGTTGCTCGGCGGCAACCCAGAACCGCTGTCGGAAGATGAGGCGTATAGCGAGGCGTTCGACCGGTTGACGGAGCACCAGCGGGAAGAGGAACGAAGGAAGCGTGTGCCGGCGACGACCGGCTTTGGGGCGGCCGAGCGGGACCGGCGCGAATGGAAGCAACATCGGGTTGAGCAAGGGGAGGAAGTACCGTTCAGACGGAGCGAACTCGCCAAGCAGTACGAGCGGTTGGCATCGGAGATGGAGTTGCTGGCTCAAAAATTCTTGTCCATTTATTCACGGCACAGTTAAGGGGTGCGAGTGTGACAGCGCTAGTGCAGGAGTTTCGGTCCTTTCTCAGCGGTCTGACGGATGCTACGGCAGTGACCGACGCCGAACTGGAAGAAGTCTTGGCGGCAGCCTCAGTCGGGAAGTACGCGGCCGAATCGGACAACACAAACGAGCTGACCGAGCCTTTGCCGCCGCCTGATCCCGTCAACGTCCAGAACGCGGCCGTCCTGGCGGACGTGCTGGGGGCGGTGCCGCGCGGCGGCTGGCTCTACCTCACCGATCCGCATGACGATTCTTTGCACCGGATCTGCCTGGTGACGCTGCCGCAGGGCGGCACGACAGACCAGGTGGAGGCCCCAGAGATCGCGGAGCATGTCGTGGTGGTGGACGACCGGAATGATAGTCCCGGGCATGACCTGTACTACCATCGCGGCGGCGGCCCGTTCAGTCTGAGCGAGGCCGAGCCGGTGAAGGATCCCGAGCAGCTGCGGGAGTTGGTGCTGGAGTGGGACGGCACCTACCAGCCAGAGGCGGACCAGTACGCGCGGAAGAAAAAGGACGCGGCCGGGCAAACCAATTTCCTGGACCCGCAGGGCGGCGGCAGCGCGGGCGGGGAGTGGACGCCGTACACGGGACCGCGCGGCGGTAAGGGCTGGAAGAGCAACCGCACGGGGAGAGTGTTGTACCGGGACGAAATGCCGGGCGGGCACGAGCACGAGGGCGAGCATGAGGACGATCCGGGGCCGCGCCCGGAACCAGGTCAGGATGCACAAGGCAAGCAAGCTCCGGCCGCAGCGGCGCCAGAGACGCCGGAAGCGAAAGCAGCCCGGCTGCGCAAGGAGTATCAGGAGCTTGGCACCCGCGCTCCCGCGTTTCGTGCCTGGTTCGGCGATTGGGAGCACGATGCGGCCCATGCGTCCAAAGTCATCGACCCGGAAACGGGTGAGCCGCAGCAGCAGGCACCGGTGGAACATTCGGTCGTCGTTGAGAACCTGATGCCCAAGGTGGTGTACCACGGCACCCCTTGGGACCGCTTTGACGAGTTCTTGAAAAGCAAACTCGCCAAGGGCGAAAAGCTGTTCTATGGACCAGGGTTCTATTTTACGGACGCGGCGGCGATCGCGGAGGACTACAAGCAGCACGGGAGTGGCCTGGTCGACAGGGCTGGCGGTAAACTCGCCGTGCCGGTGGAACGAGTGCGCCGCGAGTTACTGCCGGCGCTCAAGCAAAAAGCCGCGAAGGTGGCGGCCGATCTGCAGTACACAGTGAAGGAATTGAGGTTGACTCAGGACCGTGTCGCTCAACGATCGCTCCAGCGGCAGGCTGAAGATTTGGAGTCTCGCCAATACCAGTTGCATCAGCTGGAAGCGATGATTCTTGACTCAACAGAGAGCAACGTCGGTGTCGCCGTTGCCAAGGGTGAGCACATTCTCAATGCAGAGTTCGGCAACCAGTTTGCCGGCTGGGTGGAACGGCCCAAGGGACACGTTTTTAGCGTGTACCTCAACATCCGCAAGCCGTTTGACATTGACCGTGGCAAGATTGCTACAGCAGACCTTCCCGAGCCGGCGCGCAGTCGGTTTCGCATCAAACAGACACGGCCCATTCTGCTGGTCAGTGATGAGGCAGTCACGCCGACCGATCAGCACTGGCAACAGATGCACGCGGCGCTTGAATCGTTACCGAACGTGTCGATGAATTTCACCTGGCAACAAATGAAGCAAATGATGACGGCCGAACCGCAACGGCTCTGGGGCCTCTATCAATCCCACCCGGAATTTCGCAAGGCCCTGCGGCCTTACAACATCAGTTTTCAGCCCGATGTCCACGAGGTTCAGCGACCCCACGCGAGTTATGAAGAGGTTGTCCGTCAAGGAGGCTTGAGTAAGTCGGGACTCCAGAAGCATTTAGCCGCACAAGGGTATGACGGGATTACCCATGTGGGTCATTATGGGTCTCGCCGCGGCAAAAAAATCGAAGGGGTTCAGCAGCACCGGGTCTGGATTGCCTTCGAGCCTCACCAAATCAAGGCTGTGGACAACGCGGGCACCTTTGATCCCAGCAACCCGAAGATCGACCTGGCCCGCGCCGACCAGCCCGCCCGCTATGACCGTACCGACGCTCTCACTGCGGCCGCGCCTGGCAGTGAACTGCTGCCGGTCCAGGACATACGCCAGCGCGATCACTACAGCTGCGGCGCCTGTGCCTCGATGACCACGGGGCGGTATTTCGGCGTCGGCCCCGAGCGCCTGGCGGAGTGGAAGCAGGCGCTCGGCACGACGCTGGCCAAATCTACGCACCCCTACGCCATCATTGATTACCTGCGCTCGCTCGGTTTGCAGGTGGAAGCCCGGAATGGAATGGCCGTGGACGATTTGGCCGACTACTTCGGGCGCGGCTGGCCGGTCATTACCCCGGTGCAAGATTACGGGCACAGAAGGAGCGCCGGGGCTTCGTTTAACTACGGGCACTATCTCACGGTCATTGGCGTAGGGCTCGGGCAGGTATTCTGCCAGGACAGTTCGATTGACAACGTGACCAACGATCGAGATGTGGAGCGCACGCCCGGCCGGGTCATGATCCCCGTGGAGCGCTTCGAGCAAATCTGGCACGACCAGGACGACCAGGGCCGCAAGTTCGTCCACTTCGGCATCGCGGTGGGGCCGCCCGCGCAGGAGCGCTATGACCGGGAAGCAGCGGACCCAGATTCTTCGGTGCAAGCTCGGGAGCTGGCCCGCTGGTATGCCGACGGCTGGAACGCCCTGGACGACGCCGGGCTGGAGATTCCCGAGAGCGAGTTTGCGGCGGCGGCAGAGGAATTGGAAGGGACGGGCTGGTACGTGGCCTGGGATGAAGAACGGAAGAAGTGGGACATTAAGCAGGGCGAGGAGGCGGACCAATACGCTGCGGAGCGCGCCCCGAAGGGTGGCATCGTTGGCGCCAACGGCAGGCACTACAAAGGCGGGCAGTGGATTCCGGCCAAGGAAGTCGAAAAGTTGCCGGCCAGCGAAAAGGCCAAGATTGACAAGGCCAAGGAGGAGCAGACCGAGCGGCGCCGGTCGCGTGGTAGTATCGACGTCGCCAAGTTGCACGAGCAGCTCGAGCCACACACCCGCCATGAGTTGTCAGAACTGGAATTGCGCCGGGCTAAGGCCAGCTTCGCCGGGCTCCGCTCGCACCACGGCGAACTCACGGTACATCGGCTGGAAGAACTGATCCAGGAGCATCAGAAGTTCCTGGACGGGATTCCGCCCGAGCACCCCAACGCGGAAGGGTTGCGGGAGCAGTTCGGCAAACGACTCAAGGCGTACAAGCACATGCTGGAGTGGGCCAAGGAGCACGGCATCACGGGGCAGATTGACGCGGCAACGGAGAAGACAAGCGGCGCCGATGGCGCGGAGCAACCAGCCGAAAAACCTCCAGCCGATGCAAACAAGTTCAAGGACAGTAAAGGGACAACCTGGGTGAAGGCGAAAGCTGGCGGCGAAACGTCCCCGGTTAACGGTGAGTTCTACAAGGGCGGCCGGTGGATGCCGATTCACGGACTCTCGGTGAAACCTGACCAGAAGCCCCAGACTAAAGAACCGCAAGGCGGCGAGATGGGCAAGCCGCCCAGCGAAAATGCCAAGCAAAAGCAGCCGCGCGAGCCAATGACGCCAGAACAAATCCAGGACGAGAAAGAGCGGCAGGAGCAGCAGGTCAAGTGGAATGACATCAATGCCAGTCCCCTGGGGCGACTCAAGTGGTTTGGCGAGCATCCCAATTACAAGGCGATGCAGCGGAGCACGATCAACATGAAAGAGTGGAAGGAGTTTGCCGAAGCGATCGGTGAAGGCAGATTAAAAAACTTGGCCCAGCAGTTGGAGAAGAGGTATCTCGATCGGATCGAGCGTGAAGTGGCCGAGGAACGCGCCAACGGCAAGGAAGTTCCAGAGGATGGCATTGCCTGGGAGAAAGGTATCCCAAGGCATATGGCCGAACAAGACGTGATGACGTTTGGCGCCAGGAAACATCTTGCAGCGCTGCCGAGTAGCTTCTTGGCGCGGCAGCTGCTGCAATCCGCGATGGAAAAAGCTGGCGTCAACGGCCTGCACGAGATTGCGGCGATGTTGACGGATGCTGAGCGGTCGTCGAAACAAGCACCGAGCAACCAGGCCAACCAGGCCAACCAGCCGCAGACCGCGCAGTCCGCACTGGCTACCGCTGATCCGATGAAGGCTGCGGCCGAAACTGATGTCCTTTCCGCACGCGATCGGGCTATCTTGATCGACCCTACGCGCGACATCGGCCAGAAGTTGGAAGCACTGGCCAACGCGGACACACGCCACCTGGACAAACTTCATGCCCAGCTCGGACTTCATACGAACGAATGGCTGAGATCGGCAGCGTCCAATTGGAACCGCTTTATGACCTCGGCCGATCCGGGCTACCGGCGGCAAGGCGAGAAGGGGCTGGCGAATGTGGTCCAGCGCATTCGCGAGACGCTCATTCCCGCCCTGGAAAAGGCCGGGCATAAGGAGTTGGCGGGCTACTACCGCAATGGCGCCGATGTGGTGGAACAGGCACTGAAAGGGAAACAGTCACAGGCACCGGCGCCGGCACCGGCAGTGGAACAACCCTCCAATATTTCCGGCGCCGACCACTCAACCTTGGCGGTCCTCTCCGAGCACGGCATTGCGTCGGTCGATGAACTGGCCGATGCGACAGGTAAGCCAAGCGCCGAGCTGCAACGGCACCTGGAAGAGTTGGAACGGAGCGGGCATGTCGAGAAGGTGGCACGGCGATACGGCGGGCCGCTGTACCGCTTGAAGGAGAACCAACCGGCAACGGCCCAGCAATCGGCCAGTGAGCCGCCGGAAACCGAACCGGCACCGGTCCCAAGCCCGCCCGAAAAAACTTCCGCGAATTCTAGTCAGGAAGACTTGACTAGTCCGGTCCAACAGACTATGATCTCTGCAGGTGACGCGACGGGCGCGACACCGGGGAAGCCTGCGGAGGGGAATGCGATGGTCGGCACGGCAGCAATGACAGGGGCACAATCTGACACGGTGGCAGCGGGGCACGAGGTCGCGTTGGCGGAAGCTCTGGCGAAACGGAATCTTCAGGCGGGCACGCCTCCGGCCGACGAGTTCCGAGCTGGATTCGTCGATGCCCTGGCGGGCAAGACGGAGGAATCATGGAAGGAGCGGGGCTGGAGTGGCGGCAAAGTCAATCGCTGGCGGCGAGGCTATGAGGATGCCAAGGCGGCCCTGGCGCCACCGGCTGCAGCGGCACCGAAGCCCGAGTCGGTCAAGCAGCCAGACGTGTCCCAGCCAGCCGTATCGGCAGTTACTCCGACTGCAACGCAACAGGGTGGCCCACTGAAGCGGCAGCCAGGGGAACCGGCGCTCGACTTCTTGCGCCGCTTTGTGGCCAATCCGGCGGCGGTGCAGGGCTGGATTGACATGGCGCCGACGCTCAACGATCTGTCGGCCGAAGAGCGCGAGGAAGCAGAGCGAATCGTGGGCGCCGATCCGGCGAAGCGGGATCGAACTTACCCCAACACGCATATTTTCAAGGCGGCGCAGGATCGCTACGAGGCCGCGACCGCCGAACACGGACGCGCCGAACGGGCTGCTCGCGCCAAGGATCTGCTGGCGCAGGCGGCCACGACAAATGACCCTGAGCGCGTCCAAAAAGAGTGGCGAGATAGCATTTACAGCCTGAGCCGGCCACGACTGGAGCGATTGGCCAGCGATCTGGGCATCAAAGCCGATGATCCGAATCGAGGTTTGTCCTACGTCCTCTCCGACGTGATGGAGAAGGCGCTGAAGCCGGCGTTCACGCGAAAGGTCTACGACGCGGCGCGGGGCAAGGTTGGCAAGCTCTACGACAAGCCCAAGGATTTCGGCATGACCAAGCGCGACCTGCCGAAAAATCCTCCGGCCGATGCCCTAGTCTGGCGCATCAAGGCGCAGCAGGATCTGGGGGTGGGCGGAACCGGTGGCTTTCCGCCCAAGAAAAAGGGGGCGGTCATCCAGGTACGCGGCAAGGATTACACCGTCCTGGCCGGCAGCGACGTCTTTGAGTTGCGCGACCCGGAGATTGGTGGGCTAGGACGCATGCAGCATGTGCTGGTCCGACCGGCAACGCCGGAGGAAGTCATTACCTCCAAGATCCCGGCGGCTATCAAGGCGCTCGAAGCGCAGGCGAAGCCTTATGATGACTACAACGTGTCCGGCTACATGACTAATGAGCAGCGCGATGAGGCCAAGCGCTGGCTGGAAAAATACCGCCAGGATCCCGAAGCGGCCTACCGCGAACAGCACAACCTCTCAGTCAAGGAGTAAGACCTATGAGCAGCATGCACGATGAAGCCGCCCGGCTGGAGCGAGTGGCCCGCTTTCGCACCAGGGATCGCGAGCGGAACCGCGAGGCCGGCATTCCCGACATGGAATTGGGCGACCGGCACGAGCCAGCGCAGTATTTTGCTCAGGTCGGTTTTCTCTGGCTCCTTGACCGGATTGGCCGCAGTGAGCCTGACCATGACTGGTCGGAGGATGGTGGCGACGAGGACGACCGGGAAAAGTTTCTGGCCGCGCGGCGAGTAGACCATCAGCGGGTGGCAGACTGGTTACGCGAGGCCGAAGTGACGGCCATTCCCAATCGTCACGGGTGCGAAATCGGTGGCGTGCGGATCATGTGGGCCGACCGCGTGCCAGCGCTCAAGGTGTGGGCTGGTCAGCAGACCCTCGCCAAGCTGGTCAAGCAGCGACAGAAAGCGCTGCCCAAGAAGGTCGAGGACGTGCTGGCCTGTGAATCGCCGATCAGCGGCTCTAGTGGCCTCTACAAGCCGTGCGCCACAACAGCCTTAGAGGATGGCTTTTCGATTGACGCGGCGGGAATGCAGCGTCTCACGCTGGTCGGCATGGAATTGCTCGCAATTCTGGGACTGGAGACGCTGGCGATTACCGTTTATCCCGACGGTGCGCTGGGCTATGATGCCGATGGCTCGCGCTGGACGTTTCGGATTGAGGATCGCAACGACTACTACGGACGATGGAGCATGGCGGAACGTGTTCGCGTATCGTGATGTTCGGCCAACTGGATAGGTGACGAGTTATGGCCAAGAAAAAACCCGCCCCCGCTTCCTTCGCCGCCCGCCTCCGTGCCCTGCGCACCCAGGCGGGTCTGTCCGCCTACGAGCTGGCCCGCCGCTCCGGCGTTTCCAAGCAGACCCTCAGCACCCTGGAACGTGGCGAAGGCAAGCCGCTCTGGGAGACGGTCTGCCGCTTGGCGGACACCCTGGACATTTCGACCGAAGATTTTCGCAGTCCGAACGAATAGACAGACAGGAACCCTGAAGGATCAGCCGTCATGTTCGAGCACCACAGCCGCCTGCTCTACATCCTCCGCTGCCGCTATGCCTTCCTCTTTCGCACGGCACCCCAGGATTTCCGCCAGTGCGTCTATCTCGGGGAACTGGTGGAGGGTGACGCCCAGCGCAACGCGACCAGGGAGCTAGAGCGGTTGGCCCACGACCTCGGCTACCGGCGGATTTCCGAGCGCGGCCGCCGGGTCTGGGTCACGGAGTTCTTCTGGTTGCGGCGGGCAGCCACCACGCGGCGCCGCGTCGGTGCCCCGCCGGGGAATCGCAACGCGGCCGGGCATGCCGGCCGCAATCAGTACACCAAGGAACCAACGGATACCGGTGGCGTCGGGAGTTATCGACCCGGCGAGACCCAGGTGGTTTCCCATTGAGCCTGTTCGGCCTCGCACGCCGATCGTATCCGAGCCGGGCTCCAGGGCGATGAAGTTCGGTCGGCTTCTGTCGCGGTATCCAATCCGTCTGGCGCCCCGAATGTAAAGCCCTGACCCTGGCGTTCGCAGTAGCAGCGCCACAACCTCGGCACCGTGGACCCTTACTGAGCCGCCGGGGTTCGCCGGAGCGCAACCAGGATGGACGGGACGGCCTGGCTCACCGTTCGCCGCCTGGTCGAACCGGCAGCGCTGCCCACCTTGCTCTTACTGCTGGCTAATCCCTGATGCCCCAGCCCGACGCCGGCGGCAGTTCCACGGTGAACCGCTCGGTCACGGTATCTTCCGGCAAGCTCAGCGCCTCGAAGAACCACGGGGACGGCGTTTCGGCCCGCCTAAACCAGTAGTCCCGGCCATTGAGGACCAGGTGCAGCGTCGCCGTTGCCCGCTTGCCCTGGAACTGCTCTCGCCCTGCGTAATTAGTATCGATCGCGTAGCAAAAGGCGGCCTGGAACAGGGCTGCCCGCCAGTTGCACCACATATCCGCGCGGTAACGCCGGAAAAACTCGTCCACCATGTCCTGTTCGATTCGCTCCGGCTTGTCCTTGAACCGGTCCGGCTGCCAGCTCCAGCTAATCCACTCCTGCCCCTGGCTCCCTCTGGCCAACTCCAGGAGCACCCATCCTTGGGCCTTCCGGCCATTATCCCTCCAGCCGCCGCACGGCAGCATCGCCTTCAACCGTTCCTCGAAACCGTCCCTGGTCCACGAGGTTGCCAGGTACTTGCGGCGCCGCTGCTCCCACTTCCACCGCTTCGCTTCCAGCACCGGCAAATACTCCAACTGCAACTTCGCTTCCCAGAACCGGACGCGGCCGCGCTCGGGGTGGCGTGTGTGCGGCAGCCAGCCGAACCATTTGCAGCGCCGGGAACCGTCGGGCCGGTAGACCCAGCCATCATCCCGGAAATCATCGCTGGCGTAGGTGGGCGAGACGCCGCATAGGGACGGGACGGGCAGCAAGCCGGCGGCCTCAGTTTCGGTTGACATACGACGATCTCCTTTGGTTCCTTTCTCTTTGGTCTGCCTGGATTGGACCACGCCGCCGCTGGTGCGGTCAATGCGACCCACTGTTCCCGGCGCGGATTCTTGTTGCCGGCGTCGGGTTTGTTCTTGACACGCCGATTTTTGCATCTCTGTTTCCCCCTGTGTCACATTCGACCCCATGAGTACGGCCCCGGCGGCGGCGGCGGCAGTAGCATCAGCCGACCCGACCCAAAGCCTGATCGACCAGCTCAACCAGCCGTCGCGCTGGAAGATTCGCCGGTCGGTGCCGGTGTTCGACGAGCACGACGAGTACGGCAAGGATGGGCGGCTGCAGCGACGGTTCGGGCCGCAAGAGTTGCAAGAGATTGCCGACAGTTGCAACCGGCGGGAGCGGGACACGGGCGACGTCTGCCCGCTGACCAAGGGGCACACGATCCAGGGGGCACCAGAGGACCAGCAGCCGGAGATTCTCGGGTACGCACGGAATTTCCACGTGGGGCGATTCGGGGCGGCGCAGAAGCTTGGAATCCTAGCGGATTTCTACTTCTATCCCGACCGGTATAAGGTCGCGATGAGTTTTCCGCGCCGGAGTGTCGAGCTGTATTTCCGCGACAAGATCCTGGACCCCATTGCCTTGCTGCGGCGGACCCCGCAGCGCGATTTGGGAGTGCTCACCGACGATTTCACAGATCCCGCCACGCCCCCGGCCTACCTGCCGCCCGGCACGGTTCGGCTCTATGGCGGCGACGGAGCAGCCTTGCCAGCGACCTACAGCCGCGCCAAGGACCGGCTGCGGTACTCGATTGATGATTTCACCCTCGGAAATGAGGACACCATGACCCAAGCCAACGCCAACCAGCCTCACACTTCCCGGCAGCAGCCGAGTCGCTACGAGCAGGACGAACAGCCGATGGAGCCGGCCGCTGGTCAGCAGCCCGGAGCCGAAGCGGAGCCGGAACCGGACCCGGAGTTCCACGCCCGCTTCATGCACTCGATGAAGCACGCCAGCAAGAGCTACGGCCCGCTCAAGTACCTCCACGACTGCCACGCCAAATATTCCGCCGAGCAGGCCGCCGAGCCGCCCGCTGAAGGGGCCGGCACACCGCCTCCAGCCGCCCCGAGCACGCCCCCGGCTTCCGGTGCCCCGTATCAAGCGGGTGCCGGTGCGGCTGCGGGTGGCAACACCTTCGTTCCCGGTCTGGGGGGCGGTCGTAAAGAGGAGCCGGCGCGGATGCAGCGCACGCAGCAACAGATTCGCCAGGTGCGCGAGGAGCGCACCGTGGAAACCCGCCTGCAGAGCCTGGAGCAGGGCCTGGCGGCGGCGCAGCAGGAGAACGTGCAGCTGAAGTACGAGCGCGACCGCGAGCGCTCCGAGCGGGTCTGTTATGCCCTCGAAGCGGAAGGGTACAGGATCCCGGATATCGGCAAGGAAGTCGAGCGCATGGCCCGCATGAGCGACGAGCAGCGCGGCGAGCGCGAGCAGGAAATCCGCCAGTGCTACAGCCGGGCACCCGTGGGCGCCGACCTGGCCGGCATGGTTGGCGGCAACCCGCGCCCGGACGCCGAAGTGCTGCAGATGCAGCGGCAGCGGCCGGAAAAGCGAGCCGGCCGCGAGCAGCCCACCCAATTCGGCCGCGAGCAGCAACAGAAGGCCCTGCAATATGCTCAGGACCATCCTGACGAGCAGTGGCCGGAGATCGTGAAAAAATTCTCCACGGCGGCATCGTAGACCGCTGGTGACAGTGCCTTTGTAGGAGTCTTTGGAAGTGTTTCGGGGGCCGGCGCGTGTCGCGCGGCTCTGTGCTAACAGGCCAAACCGGGCCTGATCTCCCGGGGAGTTTGGCCATAACCCATACGCAGCCTGTTCTGGGGGCCGCGCCACCGCGCACGGTCCCCTTTTTCTTTGGAGCAGGCAGGGAGCTTAACAAACGCAACCGACATAGAAAACTGACAACAGATTCGTGAGAATCACTTAAACGATCCTTTCTCACTGAAACTGGAGTCAGTCATGACGAACAAGGAGTTTTATCGGCGGCGGCGTGAAGCAGGTTTGTGTGTTGAATGTGGCGAGCCGGCAATAAAAAGCCGGTGCCAAGGATGCAGCGAAAAAGCAAAACAGGCATACCGAGACAGGAAGGCAAAAGGACTTTGTAACTGCGGAAAGCCAACCGATCAAGGATATGCCCAATGCCAGCAATGTAAGGAAACGGCGCGGCTCTATGCTTTGAAGGTTTTGCGACAACGGGCCGCTGCTGGCCAGTGTATATCGTGCGGTGGCATAAATGACGATCCCAAGGGACGCAAGAATTGCCAGCGATGCCTCAAACTCATCAAAGCCAAGATTCGCCGGTTGCGGGCTGCAGGGCAATGCCTTCGCTGCTATAAGCCGGCGGAAAACGGTATGGCGATGTGTCGTGCCTGTAAGGAACGTGCGAAGAGACGACACGACGATTTTCGACGGAAAGTTTTCGAGCGTTACGGGGGAGCGAAGTGTGCCTGTTGTGGCGAGACAATTTTCGTCTTTCTGACGATCGACCACACCAACAACGACGGAGCTAAGCATCGCAAGGAAGTCGGTCGGGCAGCTTATAACATTTGCCGCTGGCTGCACAGGAATGGATATCCGCCCGGTTTTCAGGTGTTGTGCATGAATTGTAATTGGGCTAAGCGCTTCGGCCCATGTCCGCATCAAGTGATGAGGGAGGCGCGGCAGAGGGGTTCTAGTTCCACCAAAAAGGGCCACGCCGATTGAGGCGAGCTTACGTTTTCGAGTCGAACTGGCTTAGATCACCAGTAACTGACTCGCCATTCGCGGCCTGTTCTGGGGGCTGTGCGATCAATCCGCACGGCCCTTTTTCTTTTGCAGGACGGGTAAACCGCGATGAGCAGAAATCAAGTACCTCAACTCCGCGCCAACGGCAACATCAGCGTGTCGACGTTCGTGCAAATCGACGTGACGGCCGACAATATGTGCATCCAGTCGACCGCCAACAGCGCCATCATCGGCATCAGCCAGGCGGGTCCGCGCGATGCCCCCGGCCTCTCCGGCAGCAACGCCACGCTGGCGGCCGCGCAGGGCGACCTGGTGGAACTCTTCGGCCTGGGCGACATCTGCGATCTGCTCGCGGGCTCGGGCGGCTTTACCCGCGGCGATTACCTCAAATCCGACGCCAACGGCGCGGGTGTCACAGCCCCCGGCGGCGGCACGACGCAAAATGTGGGCGCCATCGCCCTCGAAAGCACCCCGGCCGGTCAGTACGGCCTGGTCCAGGTGGTGCTCATGAACAGCTACGCCGGCCCAGCGGGGCAATTCTCCTCGCTGACAGCGGCGGCGACTCCCTTCCCCTTCACCGGCCAGGCCGCAGCCAACAGCACGGCCAACGGCGGCGCTATCGCGATCGCAGGCGGGGCTGGCGGCTCCAGCAGCGGCGCCGGTGGCGCGGTCAGCATGACCGGTGGGGCGGCCACGGCCGGCAACTCCAACGGCGGGGCGGCCAGCCTTATCGGCGGTGCGGCAACCGGGACCGGGACCGGTGGCGCGACGATTATTACCGGCGGGGCGGGCGGCAACGGTGGGGCCACGGGTCCGGGTGGTGCGGTCACCATCACGGGCGGTGCCTCGCTGGCGACCAATGACGCCGGTGGCGCGGTCAGCATGACCGGTGGTGCTGGGGCGGGCACGGGCAACGGTGGTGCTGCCAGCCTCATCGGCGGGGCCGGTGGCGCGACCGGGGGTGGTGGCGCCTTGACGCTCACGGGTGGTGCCGGTGGGGCCACGAGTGGCGCCGGTGGTGCCGTGGCGATTACGGGCGGTGCGGGCACGGCGGGCAACTCTGTCGGTGGCGCGGCCAGTTTGACCGGTGGCGCCGGGTCCGGTTCGCAGGCCGGTGGAGCGGCGAGCCTCATTGGCGGCGCGGGCGGGGCCACAGGCGGTGGCGGCGCGGTCACGATTACCGGTGGGGCCGGCGGGGCAACCTCCGGTACCGGTGGCGCGGTCACGATTACCGCCGGTGCGGGCACGGGCGGCGGGGCGGCGGGCGGCGCGGCGAGCCTCGTCTCCGGCGCGGGGATCGCGGCCAGCGGCGCGGGCACGGGTGGCAATGGCGGCGCGCTGGCCCTCACCGGTGCAGGCGGTGGCGGCACGGCCACGGGCACGGGCGGCAACGGCGGCACCCTCACCTTGACCGCCGGGGCGGGCGGCAATGCCAGCGGCGCCGGGACCGGTGGCGCAGGCGGCAACATCAACCTCGTCCCCGGTGCAGGCGGCACCACGTCCGGCGGGACAGCCGGGGCGGCCGGCGAAGTCCAAATCAACAGCGTCTCGGATGGCCTCACTTGGGCCAACTGGGCTCAGACCCAAGGGGCAGCTCCGTCGGCGGGCAGCTTTACGATCTTCCTGGCGACCCGCGCTTACCGGGTCAAGAGCCTCAAAGCGGTCTTCAGCACGGCCAGTTCCTCCGGCACCGTCACAGTCAACAAGGATACCGGGACGACTGCGCCGGGCGGCGGCACGGCTCTGCTCACGGGCACGGTCTCCCTGGCGGGCACGGCCAACACGGTGGTGAGTGGCACACTGATCGCCACGGCGGCGACCTTGCAGCTGGCGGCCGGTGATCGGCTGTCGCTCACCCTGGGCGGCACGCTGACCGGTCTGGCCGGCGCCTGCATCCAGGTGGGCCTCGTGCCGATCTAACGCGGCCGCAGGAGCAGGGGGCAGATGGTAACGGCGGTTAGTGACAATCCATTGTCAGTGCGGCCGGATGGGCTGGCCGCAGGAACGGCGAAGAGTGGGAGCAGACGACTTGATCCGGGCAGCATCCATGCCCGATTTGTGCAGGAGATAAACGATGGCTGCCGGCTACCCCGCGTCGAGTAATACCTACGTTCCAAGTCACGAGGCCAGCGGTGGCCTGATTGTGGCTTTCAGCCGCAACATCAAGGACTTCAAGCTCAACCAGTACATCAAGCTGGTCCCGGTGTCGAAGTCGGCGGGCTACTACCTGCAAATCACCGCCGAAGAGGCGGCGCGCGTCATCAACGCCAATCTCCAGGATTTCGTCTGGGCCGACGGCGCCGAAGCCCCGATGGGCAATCAGAACCTGGAATCGTTCCAGTACGTGAAGTTCTTGACGCAGAGGTTTGCGACCCCATTCAACCTGGGGCAAAAGGCCGTCAACCAGGCCGACTGGCCCATCCTGCAAGTCCACGCCGGGATTTCGGCGGCCAAGATGATGACGATCCGCACCCAGAATGTGTGGAACCAGCTCACGACCTCCGGGAATTGGGCCGGCAACACCGGCACCGCGACCGCGCTCGGCGGTGGCCTCTGGGACGTCTCGGGCGCGACCGACAAGTTTATCCGCAAGTCCTTTAACCAGGTTGCGGAGAACATCATCCAGGCCACGCTCGGGGTGGTCCAGCGCAAGGATCTCGTGTGCGTCATCAACCCGCACACGGCCCGGCTCATGAGCGAGACGGAAGAGCTGCGCGACGTGCTCAAGCAGTCGCCTTACGCTCTGGGCATTATCCGGGGCGACGACAAGGAGACGGGCAATTGGGAAAGCTGGATGCTCCCGCCCACCCTCTTCGGCATCAAGGTGGTTGTGGAAGATGCGGTGAAGGTCACCAGCAAAAAGGGCGCGACCAGCAAGACCACGAGTTACGTGCTGCCCAACCAGACGGCGGTGTTCCTGGCGCGGCCGGGCGGACTGGTCGGCATGGAGGGTATCCCCGAGTTCTCGACGGCGCAGGTGTTCTGCTACGAGGAAATGACCGTCGAATCCAAGGTAGATGTCGACAACCGCCGCACGCTGGGCCGGTGCGTCGATGACGTGGCCACGGCCGTGGTGGCGCCGGCGGCTGGTTATTATGTTACGAGCTGCACCAGCTAACACGACCTCGAAAACGGTGACAACAGTATGTCACTGTCTCGGCCCTGACGTGAGGAGTGGTGCTGGTGTCCACGCCGCTGTCCAGTGCGACCAGTTACTGTAGCCCGGCCCAGTGCCTCACGTTTCATGATGCGCGCCAGATCGGCGACCTGTGCTCGGACACGGGCACCCGCCTCAGCCCCACGGACCTGCTCACGGACGGCAACCTGGCGGCGGCCCTGAGTGCGGCCTCGGGGGAAGTCGAAGCAGCCTGTCTGGTGGGCGGGAAGTACACGCCGACCGATTTGCAGGCCCTCACAGGTGTCTCGGCGGTGTTCCTGCAGCGGCTGGTGTCCGATATCGCCATGTGGTTTCTGCTCACCCGGCGCGACTCGGCGGCCAAGATCACGGAACTGTACCGGTCCACGCAGGAGAAACTTCACAGACTGCGCTTAGGCGAGATGATCTTCGGCTTGCTGGATCAGGCCAACGCGGGACTGCCCAAGGACCAGTTTGTGAGCCAGGCGGATATTGACCAGCTCAACCTGAACACGACGATTGCCCGGCGGTTTTTCGGTGTGCGCGGTAAGGAGCGGCGGCTGGCGCCGTGAGTGAAGCATGTCTCAATCCATTCACGTCGGCGGCGAGAGCCAGATTAAGACTGGCACCGGTTCCGCGCAAGCCCTGGAAATCCTGGGTGTCAGCGTCGATGGCGTGGATATCGAGATCGAGGACCACGTCTCGCCCATCTACACGGACACCAACGGCGGCCCGGAGGGGCGAATTCCGTTCGATGAGATGGGCTATGGCCAGACGGCCAACATCCGGGCGCAGCTCGTGTTCTATGACGAAACGATCCTCGCCAAGCTGCGGCCCACGTTCGTGGGCGGTAGCGAAGGCTTGCAGGACGTGGCCGGCACCCTCTTCGGCGCCGGGAGCAAGTATTTCCGGCTCCTGGTCCTCTCCCCGACCGATGGGGTGCCCTGGAATTTTTTGAAAGCACGCATGACTGGCAGCAAGCGCGTCAAGATTGGCGTCCGGCAAAGCGTGTGGAACCTCAGTTTCTTCGCCTTACCCTACAGCGGGAGTTCGGGGTCCACCGCGAGCAATGTGCTTTACAATCGCACAACGACCTGATCTCTGCTCATTCTTGCCTTTCCCGTCGCGCCGGCTGTCTACTTGACGCCATGAGCAAGCATTCTGCCAGAGCCCGAGCCGCTGCCCGCCGTCAGCCCCCAAAGCCACCCCGCCGCACCGCCACGGGTGCCTTCCCCGACTTCGGCCCCTGGAACGAGTCGGAGCGCTGCATCTACCGCTTCCACGACGGTAGCCGCTGGCGCGAAGTGGACCCTCTGCGCGTCCAGGTGCTGCTCTATGAGGATCCCGAGTTTGACCACAACCTGAAGCTGGCCACACTGACGGTGGAGCACCCGGGCGCGCAGGCGCAAGCCCGGCAAGCCTTCTTGTCCCTGACGGCGACGATCCGGCGCTCGTTCGGGGTGGAGGAGTTCAACACCGACGAGGCCAGCCGGCGCCGGGGCCTCACGGATGCGGAGTGCCTGGCGCTCCTGTCGCACTACTCGCAGTTCATGGGCGAGTTAAAAAAAAAGGCCGGGATAGCGGACTCGTTGACGCCGCCGAGTGCGGCAGCCTCGGCAGCTTCGGCCGGCCCCTCAGCTACGCCGAGCACGTCAGCATCATCCTCAACCGCGAACGGCTCACGTACCGCCAGTCCCTCCCCCTCGCCATCGCCATCAGCCTAATCCTGGGCAACAAGCCGCCACCGGGCTTCTACGAGGCGGTCACGGACTCGGAAGGGCAGGCGGCAGCGACGCGAGCGCAGGCCGAAGCGCTGCGGGAAGCGCAACAGCGGCAACCGCGGGGCAGTGGTGGGACGCAACGGTTTGGGAGCGCGAACGGAGACTGGTAGGAAGACAGGGGAGCAACGATGTCAGCATTTCCTGGAGGCAGCCCGCCACCACCACCCCCTCCTCCCCTTCCTCCCCCTCCACCGCCCCCCCCACCGCCACCACCGGGCGGTGGCCCTCCTGGTGGCTCACCGCCGCCACCACCCGTCCCGCCCATTGATATCGCGGCTCTCGCCACTAACATTGCCGGTGCCCTGGTGTCCCAGATCGGTGCTGCGGTCCAGGCGGCCTTTCAGTCCCTCGGCTCGCCTTTACAGCTGGCGCTTACCGCCAACCTGTCCACCTTGACGCTGCACGCCGGCCATGTGGACGTGCAGCCTGGCCCGGGAGTCGCACCGCCACCGCCGCCAGGTACGCCACCCGGACCAGCCGGCCCGCCCCGGCCCGCCCACGGTCCCAGCATCTGGCAACAGGTGCTACCGCCCGATGCCCAACGCTTTTTGAACCAGTTGCGCGGTCTCTGGCAACCCGTGGGAAGTTCCATCGGGAATTTCATGCGAGCCACGGGCGGCTCCCAGCAACTCCGCGGCGGCTTCCGGCGCTTTCGTACCCGTGCCGGCCGGGCGGCGCGCCGCCAGTTTGGCCCCACGGGCGGCCGGATTGTGCGGAGCGGCCTGGGTGGGCTCGGCAACATTGTCAGTAACCTCTTTGGCGGCGGCCGGGCGTTTGCCGCTGGCGCCGGGGGAGCCGCAGGTGCGGCGGGTGCCGCTGGGGCTGGTGGGGCCGGGGGAGCCGCAGGTGCGGCGGGTGCCGCTGGGGCTGGTGGCGGCGGGGGAGCCGCAGGTGCGGCGGGTGCCGCTGGGGCTGGTGGGGCCACGGTGAGTCTGCTGGGTGTGGCCAGCGCTGCCCTGGCGGTCGGCGTTGCGTTCGTCGCCTTGCCGGGGCTGCTACGCGATTTTGCCGGCGGCCTCCTGGAAGCCCAGCGTGGCCTCGCCAACTTCTCCGGCAACATGGCGGCGGTCTTTGCCGAGAGCGATGCGCGGCGGGCCATGCGTGAGATGCAGATGGGCGATCGGTTGGCCGATAGCACCCGGCAGCTGTCGCGGGCCTATAACCAGCTTGCCGACGACACGGCCGAACTCTCCATTGCCTTCCAGGCCCTCATCAACTGGATCGGTGAAAAACTCGCCAACATCGGCAGCGGCATTGTCAATTTCGACCTGTCCAACCTGACGCCTTTGGCCATTGCCAACTGGCTCAGCCGCAATTTCGGCAACGGCAACGAGATTCACGGCAGTCTCCGCGACATCGCCAACGGCGTCAACCGCATTCTTGGCATTGCCGAGCGCCAGGACGGCACCGACATGGGCACCTGGCTCAACGAGACGGCTCAGGACGCGCGGCAGAAGCGGCAGCAGAATGATTGGCGTTTTCAGCGCCCGCGCATGCCCAACTGGTAGGCCAACCCTAAGAAAGCAGCAACCATGTCTGTGCTGACCATTGGCGACTTGACCCTGGATCACATTCTGACGCATGGCATCGAGCAAGAACCGGTCTATGATGACCTCGCGCACCTGGATTACTCCCACACCCGTTTCCGTCTGAACGTGCGTGCCAGCATCAATTCCGAACTGCTCCCGGCCGGTCAGGGCGGCGTCGACAATACCAGCCCATCGACCATCGAGAAAAGTATCCGCCACCTCCTGGCTCAGCCCCGGCAGGACTTGACCTTCACCGTGGGCGGCAGCGATTCCAACCATACCTTGTTTAACGTGAAAGCACCCGACGTCAAGAACGGGCCGTTTCCCAGGGTTCATTCCGTCGTCAAGATTGCCGGCACCGAGACGTTTATTATCGACTATTCGGTGGAGTTCAACCTCGTGGAGTGTCCCGATGCCGGCGATGTGCTGCAGCAGATTGCTTCCCACCGCTGGCGCACCAATGTGCGCATCAACCATAATTTCTACAGCACCCTGACGACGGTAGGGCGGGTCAGCCTGCATGTGGATGCCGAGTTTGACAACCTGAGCGCCGATTCCTGCAAAAGTCTGGTGCTGCCGCCCATCCCTTACGGTTTTCGCCGCGACGGCATTGATTGGGTGGTCCAGGAAGACGGCTTGGCCTTGCAATATACGGTGATCGACCAGGAAGTTTACTTGCAAGCGCCGGCGCCGGCCACGAAATGGGACGGCCAATATATCGAATCCACGGTGGCGCCCGGCGGCGGTGTGCGCCTGGCCGAATGCCGGGTGCGCCTGGAAGGACCGAAGCTCAGCGACAAGGGGGCGCTGATTTCGACAGCGGTGGATCTCTGCGTCAACAAGGTGCTCGGGCCTACCGGGGTCTTCGGCAAGGATGTCGTCCTGCGCGGGGCGGCGGTCACGGAGCACCTGGCGGATAACGTCATCGAAGTCATGGTGAAGGCGCAACTGGTCGGCGACCCGGCCCGACTCAAGGCCCTGCCTCTCAACCCCGTTCGGTTCAACACGGCGATTCCGGGAGTCCCGGACATAGCTCCTGATCCGGGGACGCGCGGTAGCGCGGGGATGAAACAATATGCGCCTGGCTTTGCCAGCCCGTGCCAGGACGTGCTGCCGCTGGTGACGGTGCTGACCGGTCAGTTGAGCGAGGACGCGCCGCCGCCGGGGGGTACGCCACCGTCCATCTCGCTCGTGCCGGTCCTGCCGACAGACTTCAACAGCCTGTGGGTGATTCCGCTTGATCTCGGCCTGTACACCACGTACCTCATCAGCATGATCTGGCGGCACCACGACCATATCATCCAGCTGCCCATTGCCGATGACCAGTCGCCGGTGGCCGCGGTCAATATCAAGCTGGCCCAGACGACCTCGAAATTGTTTGTGGAGTGGGTCGCGGAACGGGAAGGGGGCAAACCCAAGCTGCCGCACCCGTGCCTCGGCGATCCCACGATTGTCCGGAGCAAAATGGAGATCATCACCGATCAGATAGAGCCCACCGGGGATGGGACACAGCTCAAGTACCGGGTGAGCGGCAAGTACGAATACAACTACCAGAACCGGGCGTCCAAACTGGTGAGTGCGGTGCCACCGACCATGGATAGCTCAAGCCTGGACCCTGGGATCGTGGGCTATGCGGCAGAGGATTTTCAGTTTGGCATCTTGAATGCCGGGCTGCCTGGGACCACGGGCGGTTGCGAGGATCTAAGTGAGGATTTCCCGGACTAAGGCTGGACGAGGGCGCCGCGAATCTGGGCAATGAAGGGCCGGCTGCCGACAAAGAGAAAGCGGTTCCAGGCGAATTCATTGTCGCCCTTCAGGCCGTTCTGCTCCATGAGTGCCAGCAGCCTCTTGGCTTCGGCGGCGGATGGGCATACCTGCATGATGACCACGCCATCATTCCACGGAGCACTGCGCGGCCCGTAGGTCCGCAGCATTTCATGGCCCACCTGGATATTCCGCTCAAAATACGAATCGCTTTGATACAGCACCCACGTGGTGCGGTCCGACTCGTGGGCCACGAAATGAAACGGAATTTCGTGGTCGTGCAGATATCGCATCATTTCCAGTTCAGTCCACGCTTCGGCCTTCACAGCGGCGGGAGTCGCCGGAGCGGCCCGGGTACCGGATCGCTGTGGCCGGTCGGAGAGCAGCCACCAGCCAGCCACAGCAACCATGCTGGCACAACTCACCGTGATGAGTAGCGGGGGCAAAATCCTCGAGCGGCCTGCGTCTTCACTGACCTGAATCACTTCGGTGTCATGGACTGCTGCGGGGGGCAAAGCCACAGCGACGTTATGCCCCGGATCAATCTCCGTGATGGTTGATGCTGCGCTGGCCTGTGCGGTCACCGGCCGGTCGGGCAGCAGTCGCCCCAGCATCGTCCGTTTGCGCTGCGCCGGCGGGGCCGGGACCTGGAGCCGTTGGCCGCACCGTGGACAGTGCGACTTGCGACCGGCGTTCGTCGGGCTGGTCTTGAGGATCTTTTGACAGGCCGGACAGGCAAAGCGGAACAGAGGCATGGACATGGACCCTACTCCTTGTCGGACCCTTCCCCTCCAAGGATGATTCTCAGCGCCGCGCGGCTCCCGGTCAAGCCAAAAGCGCCGGCCTGGTCCGGTGAACCGTCGCAAGAGTCAGTGCCGCCGATTATTGCGCCGTCGCATTTTCTCTCTCCTGACACAGAGGCGGCATACTCGCCCCTATGGGTCTGCTCCCTCTCACCGGCGACCAATCCCTCTTTCAGCGGCTCGGGCTGCTGGGCCGGATGCTGCGCGACGTTAACCTGTTTCAGAAGGCCAACTATCGTTCCGACGTTCTCAATATCCTGCAGCAGTTCACGGCCAACCCGCTCGTGCCGGCCAACTTCGCGACCTCGGTGGCGGGCGGCCAGACCGCGATCGGCACCATTGCGGCGAGTCTTCAGGCGCTGGCCCAAGCCACCCTGCTTACGATGGTCAACGCGGCCACGCCGCAACCCTCCCGGACGGATCAGGTGCAGGCCCTCGAAGCGGTCATTGCCGCCATGCAGGCCCAGGGGGCCACGGTGCAGCAGTGCCTCGTGGGTCTGACCGCGCAGGCAACGAGCGGCAACACGGGCAACGGCGTCGTCGTCGGGTCGACCAAACGCGGCGACGGCTTAAGCCAGGAGAACCTCTACGCTGAAAGTGCGATCCTGACCTGTGTGGCGGATAGTCAGAGCGGTAACCGCTCGGCGGGCAACGAATCGTTTCGGTTCGCCGGGACAGCTTCCCAGGCGAACGCCTTTTCGCCGGATTGGCCGGCGGGCTCCGGCTCGGCTGCTCCGCTGGCGGCCATCGACGCCACCCGCAACAATGCGACCGGCAATCTGCTCACCAACTCCGATTTCGAGACCTGGACCAGCAACACTCCCAACAACTGGACGATTGCCACCGGCACGGCCGGCAGTCAAGTCAAACAAGGGACGGCGCCGGTCTTTACCGGAATCGGTTCGCTGAACCTGGTGGGCGACGGCAGCACCAAGACTGCGTTGACGCAGCAGTTCAATAATGCGAGCACCGGGACCGCCGGCAAGCTGCAGCCGGCGACGGTGTACGCGCTGTCGCTCTGGCTCACCGTGGACGTGGTGCCCGGCGCCGGGGTACTCACGGTCGATTTGATCGACGGCAACGGCAATGTCATCGCGGACCAGCAGGGGGTGCAGAACTCGTTCAGTGTCACCCTGAGCCAGGTCAGCGGCAGCTGGACCAACTACAGTGGCGTCTTTCGGACTCCGAACCTGCTACCAGCGGTGCAGAATCTCCGGCTGCGGCTCTCGGGCGCCCTGTCGAACGGCCGCAACCTCTACATCGATCATCTGGCGTTTGGGGCGGCAAGCAAGCTGTATAACGGCGGTCCGTTTCTGGCCTCCTTCAGCGGTAGCACGCCGTTCCTCTTGAACGACCAATTTACCATCACGACCACCAATGACCGGGGCGGCTCCGCGTTCAACGCGACGTTTCAGACGCTCTTCGCCCGCTGGTTCCCGATGATGGCGAATGAACTGCTGCTGCCGTCCAGTCTGTCCCCGACGATTCCCGACACGCTGATAACCGCCGCGGGGCCGGCGCTCGATTTCTCGCTGGCGGCGAATTCGATGTACCTGCCCGGTCGACCGTGACAGGTTTTTCAGGAGATGCAATAAGTGGCTAATAACTACGTTGCCAAGGACGCCAATTCCGTCACGGTGACCTTCGCATCCACCGACATCGGCGGCGGCGTCCAGGCGCCGCAGATTCGCTTGACCGACGGCACCAACTTCATGCCGACGATGGACGCCGTAGCCCGTAAGGGCTTCGTGCTTCTCACCGACGGCACTAATTCGATCGTGGTGGCGGCCTGCAATGCGGCCCTGTCGGAAACGGCGGTGACCTCGCTCCGGGTGGCGGCCGGCTTGTTTGCCCTGGACCCGGCGGCGTCGGCGGGGAGTCAGCTGGTGCCGGTCCAACTCGAAAGTACGGCCCATCCAAATTTACGCGTGAGCCTCTGGAACGGCGCCAATGAAATGCCGAGCCTGGACGTCGTGGGTCGGGCCGGCTTCGTTAAGGTCACCGACGGGACCAATGTGCTGCCGACGATGGATGCGGTTGGCCGGGCGGCTTTTGTGAAAGTGACCGATGGAACGAACACGCTCCCCACGATGGACGCCGTGGGGCGGAAGGGCTTTGTCTCGGTCACGGATGGCACCAACACCATGCCCACCCTCGACGTGGCCGCGCGGGCCGGTTTCCAGGTGCCGACCGGGGCGGCCGCGTCGGGTATGTCCAAGGGGAAACTCCGCGACCTCGGCAGCGTCCAGGCGATCAAGGCGAGCGCCGGTACGCTCTACTCGCTGCATATCGAGAATAACCAGGGCGCGGCGGCCTGGATTCAGATCTTTGACCTCGCGACGGGCAGCGTCACCCTGGGCACCACCAACCCCGATTGGGAGCTGCTTGTCCCGGCGAATAGCTCCAAAGACCTGATCGTGACCAATCAAGGTGTGCCGTTTGGTACTGCGATTTCGATTGCCTCGACGACCGCCGAAAAAGGCAACACAGGCTCCGCGGCGGGCGTCGAGATCTTCTACACCTACGTCTAACGCTCGCAGCGATTGAGGATGGATTATGGCGGGCTTACGCAACCTGCTGGTGAAACCCGAGACCCTCTTGAGTCTGGTGGGAACCAAGCTCGGGACCACGGACCAGATCGTGGACCCCAACTACGTCTACGTCGCTCTCGACGAAAATCAGCAGACCAACCCGCCGGATACCGACCTGTACCTCACCGTGGTCCTCGGGCCGCAGCGGCCTGACCAGCCGCTCATCACCGGCGGCGGCCTCGACACCCCAGAATTCCACGGGCAGTTGGCCGTGGTGGTGTGGAACCGGCTTTACCTCGATCAGGCGGGACGGGCCGATTCGTACCTCAAGGACGCGACTCTGGGAGCATTGGAGGCGCTGCGCAAGGTGCTCAAGTCGCTTTACCTGTTCGATCCGACCGACAGCAACAGCAACTATTACCTGACGGACGTGATGCGGCCGGGTGATGGCGGCTGGCAGGTGAAACCCCGGCCGGCGCTGCCGAATTGGGGCTGCGTGGCATCCACGTGGCAGTGCAAGTATTTCGTGGACCTGGTGTCCTGATCGGTTCGATTGATTCGGGCTGAGTCTACGTCTGAGTGTGACATGGCCTTCCGCATCCGCTTCAACGACCAGTCGTTCCCGCTCGATACCCCCGACCTTCTCGAATGGGTTGATGCCCGGCTGCCGCTGGGGGACCTGCGCTTACTCTTGCCGCCGGCGTCGCCTTACCCCGGCAAGAACCTGGCGGATATCGCTTACCCCTATCTGCCGGCGCCGCCGGAGGTGCGGTTGGGCCAGTATTTCTACCCCACCGGGGCTTCGCGCTGGAGTCAGTTCGTCGGCGTCATCCACGAGGACGCCAAGATCGCCATGGAGGACGCGGCGTTTCCGGTGGGTCAATCGGCCCAACCTGGTACGTTTACGCTGCAATGCGACGTCGGCGACGGCTTCGGCGCCGATGCGGCCAGCAACGGTGGCATCCAGACACAGTTGTACCTGTTGCCGCCGCAACCGCTGTCGAGCTTCGGCAGCGACTTCGGCAAGCTCTACTTGTGCGTCCTGGTGGACGAACGCTTCTATTGGCAGTGGGAGAACGCGGGGGAGTTGCATCCTGACGATGTCATGACCTGGGACGTCCTGCTGGATGATTTGGCAAACGTTCTGGGTATTACCCTGACCGGCCCCTCTCCGGTGCCCAGCGTCTACGGCGTCCCCGGCGAAGATTCTGCGTTCTACTCCAACTACGAAAACCCGGCCGTCCTGCTCGACGCGGCGGCGGCCAATATCGGCTGCGTGGTGGTACGGAACCTGGATGGGACCTACCAGCTGCAGACCTACCACGATGCCGACTTAGCGTCGACGGGCAACCGCCCCAATCCACCGCTCAGCATGGCCGGCGGCGATGCGTTCGTGGTCGACGATACGGCCAACAATGTCGCCCGGGCCGCCAACGCTGTCCTGCCGACGACCGTAGCGGTTACCTTCCCCAAAGTGGTCATCAATGGGCCGATGGTCGATGGGCGGGATATCCGGGACAAGAACAAGCGCTCGTATGGGGACGTCTATGGCAAGCCCGTCGATTTGCTCACCTATGGGCCGGCGAACTACCAGGGAGTGGACGGGCACAAGACGTTCCACTGTACCGCGTGGGCGCTGTACAACAACGCGGGCGATGCCAGTCCGGTCAATCAAACGGCCCTGGATGCGCTGGCGGTGCAGCTGGCCAAGGATTTCTGGGACAGCAAACTGAACGGGATTGACCAGAGCTATCCGGGGATTCGGGCCTGGGTGCCCGAAGGGGCTAATGATGTGCTGTGGTATTACAACGGCACCATCGCCTACACCCGCGTGCAACGGAAGCCGTGGAATTTCGAGGTGACGGAGTTTCAGCACCAGCTGACCGGGACGGCGGCGGGGTACGCGGAGAACCCGTTTCCGGCCAAAATTATCGGGGCTAGCGGCACCGCGTACAGCTGGGTCGAACAGGAGTTCACGGGGAACGGAGCGACGGCTGATCGCTCCGGCGGCCGGTCCGGTACGACGACGGTTCATCCGGCACGCGATCTCAATTTAATGACGGGCATTTCGAGCGGCACGATTATCTGGCTCTGGCGCGGTTATGACAATGCGGGAGTCCCCAAGCAGGAGTACGAGTTTGCGGCGGCCGTGGGCGGCAGCCTTACCGTCCGGGACGTCTACCCTACGACACTGACCATTCCGAATGTCACCACGTTTGAGGTTGACCGTTCCACCTTCGTGCTGGACTTGATCCGGCCGGCGGCTGGCACAGCCCGGTTGCGCGCCTTCGCCAACCAGTTCCTCATCTGTGATTACCTGTTCATGTGCTGCGAACTCATCAACCTCAGCGGCAGCGGCTTTAATGTCGTCAAGCCGGTCACACTGACAGCGACCCCCTCCCCCAGCCCGTTCAGTCTCTCGACCTTGACCCCGGCGAACTTTAACGCCCCCGATCAACTCGACCCGTCGGCCCTGGGGCCGCAGATGACCTCGATCATCAACACCGGTCCGGGGCCGCTCCAGATCGGCGGCAGCATGTTTAGCCTGCCGCCCGCGTTCGCACCGCTGCTGAACCTTGCCGTTGGCGACAGTGCCACCTTCTGGAATGACATCTGTAGCAGCGGCAGCAGCAATGCCAAGTGGCGGCTCATCAGCACCACGGCGCAGCCGGGCGCGGCCGCGCCCGGCGGTCCGATCACGGTCTATACCAACCCACAGGCGTTTTGTGGGCCGCTCTATGCCTGCTTTACCGAGATTTACCTCGACGCAAGCTGGCGGATCGACCCCAACACCGGCAAGAACAATGGCGGTTATCTGGATCTGAACAAGTACGGTGCCGGCACCCCGGTTTACAGGATCAAAGCCACTCAATTGACTGCCATTAATGGCTTTATCCCCGTCGGCCAGCCGATTCAGCCCAATTGGGATTGGGATTGGGACAACGACGCTGGCGACGACGACATCAGTGAGGGGGAAAGTGGTCCCCAGCTCATTCTCCTCATTAACAGCGGCGAGGCACAGGACCAGCCGGCAACCGATTACGCGCTCGTGTTGCAAAACTGGGCTGACCCGGTGAATCCGCTCTGGCCCTATGGTTCGTTTTTCACGCCCAGCGCCCTGCCGTTTTACCTCTACCCTGGCTGTGGCGTCTGGCTTTGGTACATGCCGGGGCGCGACCCGAATATCTGGTTTCCCGACTCGGGTGGTTACTGGACGATTATCGCGGACGCTGGCGGCATCACTGGCAACGAGCAGTTTCTTGAGGGCTTTAACCAGCAGTGCCAACCCATTTGGGACTATCGTGGCTACAAGAACGGCCGGCGTCAGGACGGGATGCTGCCCACGGGGAGTTACTAGTGAGCCTCCTGGAACTGCTTGGCTGGCTGCTCCTGGTGACGCTGATCTGTCGCCTCGGTCCCATTACCTACCCCTGTTGCTGCGGAGGGGGCGGACCGCCGCCCCCTCCAAATGCGTGCTGCCCTGGCGTAACGCTGCCAGGGACATTGCTGGCCACCATCACCGGCAGTTGTGCGGGTCAGTATGCCCTCAACTGGAATGCTACCTTTCAGCAGTGGATCACCTATGCGCCGATTGGGCTAACCTGTCCCAACTCGGGAAAATACTCGCTGGGCCTGGGCTGCGTCGGCAACGTCTGGTATCTGTTCGTCAACCAGAACCAGGCCGCCGAAACTCCTTCGAGGCAGAACTGCAACCCGCTGTTCCTCTACTTCGAGTGCGTCTTAGAACTGGCCGGTGATTGTGGCTGCAGTTTTGATAATCCTTGCGTCCTCGGGACCGGCACCAACAATCCGACCGTGACCATTACCTTGCTTCCCAGCCCATGACTATTCCCTGCACCAAAGGTCCGAGCGGTACACCCTGCCACCGCTGGGGGGAAGGACAGCCGTTTGACGTGACAACACACTGCTGGACCTGTCACCTGTACCACACGGATGAAAGGTATCGCCGGGCCTTTGACGAGGACACGACGCCCATGCGCGAGCCTCCACCGCCGCGACAATGGACCGCGGCCGAACTGGTGGGGCGGTTCGTGCGGGCGATCGCGGCCGAGACAAAATGGCGGGCGGCGGGCAATCGTGGACCTCTACCGGAGGAGAAGGCGTTTCGGCGACAACAGTGCAACCAGTGTCCCGACCGCGACCCGGAGACAGACTCGTGCAAGCGGTGTGGTTGCTACCTCGAAGCGGGACTGCTCCCTCCCAGACCAATGGGCAAGTTAGATTGTGCGACGCAGATGTGTCCACTCAACCAGCCTCGGTGGAATTATGCGGGTGGCTACGTGGGAACGCCGTGCGGCGGTTGCGGCGGCTGCGGCGGCTGCGGCGGCTGATTTCTTTTTCGGGAGATTGACACATGGGACGAGTCAACTGGATCGGCGGCGCTCCTGCCGTGGCCGACGTGGCGACGGTGACGCTGACCGCCTACGACGCGACCACGACCTACAAGATCACGCGCAACGGCAAGACGGTCAGCACCGTGGGCACCGGCGGCACGACGGCGACGACGGCCACGGCCTTGCAAGCATTGCTCGCCGCCAGTGCGATCCCTGAATTCTTGGAGGTCACCTGGACCGTCAACAGTTCCACGATCACGGCGACGAGCAAGACCGCCGGGTTACCCACCGCAGCCCTCTTCAGTTCCAGCGTCTCGGGCGGTGCCGGCACGATCGGCACCTTTTCGGTGACGACCACTTACTCGGGGCCTAACGATTGGGCCACGGCGGTTAATTGGGACACGGGCGTCCTGCCGGCCGGCGGCGACGATGTGTGGGTCGAGAACACGAGCCAGTCGATCCTCTATGGCATCGACCAGCACACGCTCACGCTCAACAGCCTGACCATCCCCTACACCTTCAGCGGCACGATTGGGCTACCCCGGATTAACGTCAGCGGCGCTTACGTGGAAGACCGGTCCACGTACCTGAAGATTTCCGCAACGACGGTCAATATCGGCGCCGGTTCGGGTGCCGGCAGTGGCCGGATCAAGCTCAACACCGGCACGAATGCGGCCACCGTCACGGTCTATGGCATGGGCACGACCGTCGAGCCGGGCATTGAATCCTTCCTCTACCTGGGAGCGCACGCGAGCAACGTCTTCAACCTCGCTAGCGGCAGCGTTGCCATCGCGTCCTTTTCGGGCGAGACGGCCACCGTGCCCGTCATCACGGTCAATGGCGGTAACGGCACGCTCCTCCGCTGTGGCGCCGGCGCGACGCTGACCACGGTCACTGTCAACGGCGGCAAGGTCACGGTCAACAGCAATGTGACCACGGTCACTGTCAATGGCGGCGTCTATACCCAGGCGGCCGGCGTCTGGACGACCATGAACTGCTGGAGCGGCACGGCGGTGACGAGAACCGCCAGTACCCATGCGACCACGATCATCGGGCCAACGGGGCAGGTGGATTGCAGTCAGGCGATGGGGACCGTGACCTTTACCAATGGCACGATCTACAAGGGTGGACAGCTGCTTGATCCGTACAACCAGGTGGTCATGAGTAACCCTTTTAGCCTGCCCGATGGCGGACCGCAAGACATCATCGTCAAGCGGAAAGCTGGTGGCACAGTAAAGGTTGCCTGACATGAAGCATAAACAGGACTGCCGCCACCACGGCCCCACGGTGCGACTGCCGAGCGGCCAGCCCAAGCGAGCTGCCAGTGCGGCCTGTGGTAGCAGGACCGGCCGAAGCGGTGGCTGAGGCTCGCTCGCGGTGCAGCTGCTCCTCTTCCGCTGCACGCACCCCGGCGGGCCGGGCCACGAGATCACAGTGCAGTATTGCCGGGACTGTCCGCTGTACGAATCAGCGAGAACGAAGCAGCAAACCAACCACCCAGCGCAGCCGCAGGAACCTTTACCGGAGCCACCAACGTCGCATGGACACCAGCCAACTGAACCTGAGCCAGGTCTGTCTCATCCAGTCCACCCCGCAACCGCCGGACCGGCTCATCCCGAGCTATCGCGGCCGGGTCTGCAATGACTGTCAGAATTGGGTGCTGATGGGAGTCAACCCGGTGCCGAGTAACGGCCGGAAAGGTCGCAACGGCAAGGAGGGGGCGATTAGCCTGGAGCAGGTCAACGGGGAGTGCCAGGCGCTGCCGCCCATCTGCTTTCCGACCGGTGTGCCGGGCGAGCTGCACACCATGTACCCGATGGTCCCGGCGGGGTACCGGGCCTGTCGGTTGTTTGAGACGGCGGCCCTGCCCTCGGAAGCGGCGGCACCGGTGGCTTCAGAAACCACGTAGCTATACTTCGTCGTCTTTGCGGTCGTGCCGCTTCGCCGCCTTGGTCCGCTCCCGGAACTCGTCCCAGCGCCGGTTCAGTTCCTCATCTGGGACGGTCTGTGGCCTCTCCACGCCGTCCCAGGTCCGCACGTCGACCGTGGCAATGCCCAATTCCCGCCGCATGATGGCGACACTGTTCCGCGTTCGCCCCAGCCGCTGAGCCAAGACGCGATCGGGGACGGTGCCGAGCTGGCGGACGTTCTCCAGGGTCCACTTCGCTTCGCGGAGGGCTTCCAGCCGCCGAGTTTCGTCTTCCGGGGCTGGCATCTTCCGTTCCACACTCCAGGCACACTTGCGCAACGGAACCAACCCCTTGGCCGGCAACGGCAACCCGAGCCGAAGCGCCGCCTGGGTCAGGTGCCAGGCGGATTCCGGGACAATCTTGCGCGTCCCTCGGAGCCACTGGCGGAAGGTGCCCTGTTCGGTGCGGCCTGCGAGCGCCCAATCTTGGGCCGAATGCTTGGCAGTGTGAGCCGTAAACAGGTCCGTCAGGTACTCGTGCGTCCACAGGTAGTGGTCGACCACCATACCTGCGTCAAAGCGCACCCGCCGCGCGACCTGGCTTAACCGGCCGTGCGTCCGCACCGAGCGCACCGGCACCCCCTGCCACTGCCACAGCTGCACCTGTTGGGTGCTGGCCCCAATCTCGCGGGCCAATTCGCCGAGCGACCAGCCTTGCTCCATGCGCAGGCAGAAGACCGCGCGGCCCTCGGTCCAGTCCACAGGATCGGTTCGTTCAAAGCGTGAGTTCATGGCCACGGATTTCACGCGGGCGAGCACCCCGGGACCGAGCACCGTGGTGTCACCGCTGAGCAGACGGCGGTAGTTGTTTTCGGTGACGCCGAGAGCCAGGGCAAAAGCGCGGACGGTCTGGCCGGTGTGCAGTCGCAGCGTCTCGACGCGCTCCGGGGTCCAGTCGCCACCCATCCCGACCGCGCCGGCCTCGATACCCGAGAGCGAGCGGTAGGCGGCCCAGCAGGGGTGGTGGAAGCGGAGCTCTATAGGTGGGGCACGCAAGGAACGGACAACGGCGTGGCTGTCGGTTTCAGGGAGAGGTTTCCAGCACCAGGCACAGCGGCCGGGACAGGTTTCGTAGGAGAGATCGTAGCGCGGCATCGGTGCGGCGATCCTTTGAGGGTGGGGCGGGCGATTTGGCTTCTACTTTACAGCGCGGCGGACGTCGGTGTCTTGCTCCGTTGCTCCGTTGCTATGTTGGCCCGCCGCAGCGCCGAAACGCGCCCGGCGGCAACACCCACTCTTCCCCATCCGGCAAGAGAATCGGATCAGTGTAGTCGGTGGACAGGGCCTTGGCCCGCAACTCGACCGGCATGGCGAACGCCTCTCCCCGATCGGCCTGGTTCACAACCGAGAGTCGCTGCTTGATCGTTTTGCCAAATCGCTGCTCGTAGCCGGCAATCCGGTCGAAGAGAGCCGGCACCAACTCCCGCACGCTGGCCCATTGGTTATAGTCGCCAAAGATGCAGGCCAGACAACTCACCCGGCCCCAGCCGAGATAGTAGGCCGGATGCACCCGGACGCGATGGCGGCGGATCAACTCCCACACGTCCGCTTCCTTCAAGTCGCAGGCGCCGTGCCAGTGATCCACCCGACGGCGGCTCGTGTGGCAGCGGTGGGGTTCGGCAGCTGGGATCTTGGAGCGCGGCGTACTCTCGTCCCAACGCTCGCCGGTCACGAACAACAGCGGCCCTTCCGCATAGGCGGGGTCGTTGTTGAGGGCGACGGCGGCTACGTCGATTTTGAGCTTGGGAGTACACCAGCGGCCGTTGCGAATCCCGGCCACTTGCGGCCAGAGTAACCGCGTTACCAGGGGACCTTCGCCGCCCGCTTCCCCGATGGTCCCATCAGCCCGCTCGAAGCGGACGGGTGCGGTCTTGGTCTGCTCGCGGAACATCTCCCGAACAAAGCCGCCGACGCGCCACTGGAAACGGAGGGGCAAGCCGAAGGCAGCGGCGAAGGCGCGGCAGTAAGCCGGTGTCACCGGCCAGTCCATGAAGGGTTCTTCGCGGCCGTCCACGTCCTGGTGCCAGAGTTCCAACTGGTCCGGGCGGACGCCAAGATCCAGGCAACGGAGCACACAGGCTGTGGAGTCCTTGCCGCCGCTGAAGGAAATGATGATTTTGCGGTATTCGGAGAGCGGCAGCAACGAGTGCTTCGACGTCGCAGCCGAATCAAACAAGGACGGCTGACACATGATTGTCACTCCCCTTCGTACACCTTGGATTCACCGTGCTGCCAGTAGCCGGCCCACGGGTACCGCTCTTCGTAGGCCACGAACCGCGCCGGCCAGTAGTTGACGATGCCGAAGATCCCGTGCGTTTGTGGCCAGATTTCCCGAGCCAGCTGCTCCGCTTCAGCCTCCGTGGCAACCTGACGGCGCTCCATCGTGCAGCCGTCACGGTCCACGTCGCCCACCGAATCGAAGGCCAGCGCCACGCACCACTCGACGAACCAGCACTCGTCGCCGACGCGGGGCTGCAGGCCGGTGCCCGTTACATGCTCACTCATGGCGGTTTCTCTCTTCTTGAGCCTGCCAATCCACAATCCGAACGATCAATGCTTCCATTGCCGCCCGGTCTCTCTCGATCTGCCCGGCCAGCGTTTCCCACGGCTCGCGCTCGCTACCGCTAAATCGCTTCTCTTTGACCGTTTGCTTGAGCCAGCGCAGCATCCCACTTTTCTGGTCAATGCCATCGCTGAGGCAACGGAGAAGTAGCTGCAGATCGTTGTCGGTGAAAATCATCGAAGCACCCATCTACGTTGCCGAATTGCTACCATTGTTCCCGCTGCTGCCGCTCGTCCATTCCCGCAGCAGTTGCAACGTGTGCCGAATCCCCGCCGCCATCCCCTGGCAATGCCCCCATTCTGAACCGGTCTGCCGCTGCTCCGTTTCGGCTTCCGCCTGATCCGCCTGCGCTAAGAGCAGGGCCGTGAATGCCCCCAGATCGACCGTGCGCAGGTTCGGCCCATCCGCCGCGAGTCCCGCCGGCAATTCCGTTTCCTGTGGCACCTTGCCCACGCCGCCGCAGCCCTGGCACGGCACCAGTTCCACGCACTGGCCAGCGGCCCCGGTGGCGAAATAGTCGGGGACGTACCCATTGCCGCCGCACTCGCCACAGACGACTGTAACGACCGCTAAACTACCCATTATGCTGCCTCCGATCCAGGGGTACCAGGGGCCAGTTGCCGGGTTGCAGCCGGACCGGCCCCGTTTCGTTGGTTTTCGCCGCTAAAACTCTACGACTGCTACACCAGGCACTTGCTCCGCCCGAACGGCGTGGCACGGCACCAAGGCGACGGCGCCCACCGCGAGGTAGCCGCGCCGGCCCGCCAACATCGTCTTGGTCAGGGCACGAATCCGCACTCGCTGGGATGTTTCCCCGACGATCTCAACCTCTTGCTGGGTCCGGCCGTGCCACCCGTCCAGTTGCAGCCAGCCGGCTTTCATGATCGATCTCCTGTGTTAGCTTGGCATCGTGTCCATCCAGGTCAGCACTTTCTGCCACTTGGCCATCAGGTTGCGGACGTCAGTCAGCGTAAACTCGTTGTCACACGAGCCGCATCTGCAGGTGTCGCCATCCGCCAGCGACAAGTAGATGTCCGCGTCCGCTTCCCCGCACAGGGGACAGGGCAAACTGAGGCCGCGAGTAGTGGCCGGTGCCATCGTCGGTGCCATCGTTGCGTCTGCCATTGGACCGCTCCTTAAAAGGGAATCTCATCATCGCCGCACGTCGGCAATGGCTTACTTTCCTCTTCGGCCAACCGCTCCTCTTCCATCTCGGCTTCGAGCCGGCGCCAGTTCTCCAGTCCGGCGGCGTGCTGGCCGAATTCGAACCAGGCTGCCGGATCTTCGTCGAACTCTTCCTGGCAATCCGGGCACAAACCGCGTTCCGCGTGAATGCAGGTCAAGTCGTCGCTCGGCTTCTGGTCACACATGGTTGCTTGCTCCGTTAGGCGTTCGCGTTGGTGGCGGCGGCTTGGTTGAGGGCGGCCAGCCCCGCCCGCAAGGCCCGGCAGTGCTTGCAGCCCAACTGATCCTTCCACTGCCGCCGGTAGAGGAAATCCGGGCAGCTGCATTCCCACTGCCCTTCGCCCCATTCGGTGTCGATGTCGTACTCGGCCCCGCTTGCGTGGTTCTTGAGGCGATAGCCGCTGTCCAAGGGCAGGACGGTGTACGGGGTGCCGTTGATGGACAGGACGCCGGGAAGGCGGCCGGACAGGGAGACCAGCCAGCGGCAGCGGTTGCCAGGCTGGGCCGGTGGGGTGGTCTTGATCCCACTGAGGACGCGGGCCACGGTGGCGGTCGTGATAGCGGTCATGAGGGTTCTCCTTAACGGGCAACTCGTGGTTACTTGGCCGCGTCCACCAGTTCATCGACGCTCAGCACGTACTGGATGGCCGGCTGCCACTTGAGATTGCCGAAGTAGCCAGGGTGGTTGAGATCGGTGTCGGCCATGCGCTGGCCGCCCGGAGCGAACACGCGGACCAAACCCGCACTGATTCCGGCTTCGCATACGTCGCGGCAGGCCAGCCACACAGCCTCGGTGAAGCTGCGGCCGGCTTTCGGCTCGCCGTCGCCCAGCAAGCGGCCGTCGGTCAACTGTACCAGGTAGCCGGCGCCGATCGTGTGATTGCCGTACAGGCAGATATCCGCAACCAGTTTGTAAAGTTGAGTCTTGCGGGCCATTGCGTTGCTCCTTTGCTTGATTCGCGGTCGTCATTGTCACTCTATTTATATGTAGCGTATAACGCACTACACGTCAAGCCCCGTTTTGCAGATTTTTCCAGATTGACGTATAGCGTTAAATGCACTACACTTGCTGACAGGAGGTAGGCAATGTCAAACCACAAAAACAACCCGACGAGCTTCCGGCTCTCAGAGAAGGCCAAGCAGCTTTTGGCTGAGTTGGCGGCGGCGATGGGACTCAGCCAGGCGGCTGTCTTAGAGCACGCCTTGCGTTTGTTGGCCAAGCGGGAACTGCCGGCCGAAAAGAAATAGCTTTTTCGGTCATTGCCTTGCCGGGTCTTGCAACGCTGCTTTTTCGCTTGCCCCTTCAGCGATCGTTAACTAGACTAACCCGCATCGATTCGGCGTGATCGATGTTGCGGCCGGAGTCCTGTTGCTTCGGCTGTGGCTCTGACAGATTGCACAACCCATCCCCAGTACCGGCACGCCGCCACAGTCACTCTGTCCCCATGAGGCGACAAGTCCGACGGCGATTGATCCGGCTCTATCTGCTCCTCATGCTGCTCCTGCTCGTCTCGCAGTTCTACCTGGCTTGCACCGGCGCCATTCCCCTTGCCTGGGTGCCGGCCTGGATCATCGTCCTGTTGTGGTTCTCCTGGATTGTCGGGCTCCTGGTGCTCTGGCGTATCAACCGGGCCGAACGGTTCCTCGTCGGGACTATCAGGAAGCGGCAGCGCATCTTTGAGGAACGCTTGCTGCGGTCCTGGCGACCACGGGCCACAGAATGAGCAACAAAGATCAGTTCAGTCCGTTGCTCCGCATTCGCCATCAGGTGCGGCGGGTCGCGAGCCGGCCGCTGTCGGAATCCGAGCAGGTCCTCTCTCAGGTGCTGTCTGAGTCGCACCCTGTCTTAACCGTGGTCGGTGAAATTCCCTGTCCCTGCTGCTGGCGTCCAGTGGCCGCGCTCGATCCCTCTGTTCCGGGTGGTATTCGACGTCTTGACTTTGTTTGGTTCGGGCAAACCGTCTGCTACGTGATGGATCGCGCCTGGCAAGAAATGACTACGGACGCCAACCGCCAGCAACATGAGCGCCGCTTTCGGTCGCTCTGCTGGTGGTGTACTTACCCCTGCATCGTCTGCGTCAACGAGGGCCTTGGATTCTGGGTTGATCCGGTTGGCCGGTAAGTCTTCAAATAACAACCTCTCGCTGATTTTTGCCTCTCTATTCCTAGCCGCCTTACGCTGGCGGCATGTCCTACAACTTCCAGGCTGACGCCGCTGCGTGGCCCACCGGTTCGCTCGTGGTGGCCGCCACCCGCACCTTGGTGAACGGCGTCCGCGTCGACTGGCCGGTGCTGCATCTGCACTTTGGCGCCGCCGACGGCTCCTCCCTCGTGCCCGTCAGCTTGGCCAATCCCTTGCCCTCGCAAATGAGCGGCACCACCGCTGGCGGCCAGCCCGATACCGGCAACCCGGTCAAGGGTGGGGCGGTTTACCACGCCAATCCACCGACCTATGGCGACGGCCAGCGCACCGACTTCCAGGCGACCGCGCACGGCGCCTTGATTGTCGCGCCCGGCATCGACGGTTTCACGGTCACTCCGGCAGCGGCGGTCGGTAGCGGCGCCACCCCTTATCACTATTTCGGCAACCTCTCGACCAACTCGGTCGTCGTGAAAGCCGCGCCGGCGACCCTCTACGACCTGGAAGTCTTCAATCGCAACCTTTCGGCGCGCTTTATCCATCTCTATGATCTGGCCCGCACGCCCGTCCCCGGTACCGACGTCCCGGTGAAGACGCTCATGGTCCCCGGCGACAGCGGCGGCACCGGCACCGGCCTCGTGCGCTCCTACCCGGTCGGCGTGGCCTTCCGCGCTGGGTTGGCGTTCGCGCTTACCACCGGCATGTCCGATAGCGACAGCGGCCCCATCTCCGGCGGCGACCTGGTTCTCAACCTGGATTACGTCTAAGTGAGGGTCGCGCCGTGACCTGGGCGGTCGTCTACGACTCCAACACCGGCTCCGATTTTGCCCCCACGGCCGGGCCGGTGGGCGCTGGCCAAATCCTGGTCAACGGCTGGAAGGACGTCAGCGGCAACATCTGGAGCACTGCCTCGGGCAATCTCCAGGCCATTGGCACCGGTTCACCCGCCTACGTCAACAGCCTCCTGGTCCGGCCCAGCGGCGAGTCCACAACTGACCAGCGCATGCTCATTACCTTGCCGGCCGGGGCACTGTCTACCGGCACCAGCGTGAGCATCATTGCGCTGCTTCGCTGTAGCGGCCAGGGCGGCAATTCACTGACAGGCTACCTCGTTTATCTCGACTACCAAGCGACCCCGAATGTGATTCTCTACCGGCTGGATGCCAACAATGGGCTTCACCAGCTCGGTTCGACGCAAACGTTCAGCTATAACAACAGCCATTCGTACAGCCTCGATGCGAGCATCACGGGGACAACCCTGGCAGTGACCGTCACTGACGTGACCGGCTCCAGCGTGGTGGTCAACAACTACACGCAAACGGACGCGACTTATGCGAGCGGTCAGCAGGGCCTCGCGATCGGCTATGCCAACTCCGGCGGCACGGCGGGGACGCACGTGGAAGCGTCCCGGGTGCAGACCTACAAGCCGCAGTCGTTGACCCTCAGCCCGACGCAGGGCGAATTCAACAGCGCGGTTGCGGTCACGGCGACCGGCTTCGGGACCTCGTGGACAAGCGGGACTACGTTCAGCGCGACCGGCGGCACCGGAGCCTCGGTCGATACGAATTCGGTCAACGTCGGTGCCCAGACGGCCAACATCACAATTCACACCGGCACCGCCAGCGGCACACTGACAATTGGGGATAGCACCGACGCGCTGACAGCCTCATTTGTAGTCGCGGCGGCGGTCAACGATCAGGGATTTTACTGGTCCCCGAACAACTGGTATTTGAACGGCTCCAGTTACGCACTCACCAACTGCGTTGGCGCTTATTTCATTTTCCAGTTCACCGGCACCTCGGCGACGCTGCTCTTTGATACATCCGCCCTCGGCAGTAACGCACTTTACTTGCGAGTATCTGTCGACGGTGGCGCGTTCGTCGACACCAATATCAGCGGCACGTCCAGCCTGTCCCTCTGCTCCGGGCTGGCCAACACCGCGCACACGATTGTCTGTTACTACCGGGGTTCCACCGCCACCGTCGACGGCTGGAATACGCCCACGATTGGTCTGAAAATCACCGGGATGCAGATGAGCAGCGGCGCCACGACGGCCGCTCCGGCGACCAAGAGCAAAAACATGCTGGTCTATGGCGATAGCCGGGTGTGCGGCTGGAACATTCTGTCCAATGCGTCGACAGCGGCAGCGCAAGACGCCACCAGCGCCTTGGCGTTTGCGCTCGCACAGGCATTCAATGCCGAACTCGGTGTGAAAGCGTTCCCGGGCTCGGATTTGACGACCGTGGGGACGACCAACATTCCCGGCGTCTATATTCCCAACGATGACGCCGACTCGAGCTGGAACAAGTATTTCAGCGGTCAGAATCTCTTGGTCAACGGCCAGTTCCCGACGCCGCCGGACTACATTTTCATTTTGGATATGGGGGTCAACGGCCGGGCCGTGGCCCAGGGGACCTACCAGGCGGCGGCGCAAGGATTCCTGACGGCCTTGCGCGCGGCGGCCCCGAGCGCGAAGATCATCGCCATGCAAGGCTCCGTCGACGGCTACCAGGCGACCGCTTGGTTGAACGCCTGGTCCGCTTACCAGTTGGCAACCCCGGACGGAGCCTGCTATCTGCTGCCGCTCAATTTGGGACTGTCGGCCAGCGAAATCAGTGCCCTAGACATCAACAATAGCTCGGCAACGTACCTCACGACCGACGGAAACCACACCGACCGCTATGGGACGGATTTGCTGAAGGCCCACCTGGTGCAGGCAGTGCAACAGAAACTCAGCCCCGCCGGCGCGGCCATTATCGGGTCATAACAATGGCAACAACGTACAGAATGATGCCCAGCTGCAACGGCCTGCATGTCCAGGCTGAAGCCGCAACCGAATCAGCCCTGGCGCCGCCCCAGCTTTACCGGGTCATGCTGCGCAGTCAGACCAGCGCCGTCAAAGTCCCTGTGGCCGAACTCCAGAAACTCCGCCGCCGTGGCCTCGTGGTGAGTATCAAGGCGATCGGCCAGAAGCAACCGCTCCGGCCGTGGCGACAATCAGCACCGGCAGTACCAGCAACGAGACGCTTTTGATTCCTTCCACCCAGCGCACTTTCTTTTTCATTGGCCCGAAAGGATCCCGACGCATGTTCCCGACCCTCCCCCCGTACCCGAACGAAACCGACGTCATGAGTGCCCTGCCGGTGCTCATGGCCGAACTCACCGGCAACCGCCCGCCGCTGCCGAAAGCGGTTCACGCTGGCGTCATCGTCTTGAGCTATGGCCTGTCGCGCGTTCTGCCCGACACCGACAGCCCGCCCGCCGCTACCTTGGCCAGCCGGCCAACCCTGGCCCGTCTGCCCGACAACATGACCCTGGACCAGGCTCGTGCCGAGCTGGCCCAGCACCTGCAGCCCCTGCACACGGCCCGGCTCGGCGATGGCAGCTTTATCAAGTCCCTCCCCTGGGGTGTTATCCTGCCCTTGGTGTGGAAGGTGGTGCAGGGAGCACTGGTGGCCGCATGAGCAGCTGCCACCGCCGGCGCCTTGCTGTGTCCGTGTTTCTCCTCGCCCACTTATGAACCTTGTGGAGTCGCAATGTTCAGTGCTTCGCTCTTGAGCCAGGTTCCGGCCGCGACCGACACCCAGATTGTGACGGTGCTGCTGGGGGTGGCCGCCATCACAGCGATTGTCGGCTCCATCCTCGGCACGCTCCTGGCCGGCAAAAAGCTGTTCTACCCCCAGGTGTCGCGGCAAGAACAGTACGTCACCAAGCAAGAATTGACCGACGCCATTAACAGCCTGGACCGCAAGATGGACTCGCTCAAGATCGATCTGGGCACGCGCGTCGACCGGCTCGAAACGGACCTGACGGACAAGATGGAGAAGCTTGATGACTACTTGCACAGCAGCAACCACCAGAACGCCAACACGCTCCAGCGCGTTCTTCTCAAGCTGCAAACAGTCCTGGTGGCGATGAACCTGCCCAAGCCGCAACGGCTCGACGTGGAACTCAACGACGAGCCGGAGTCGCGGACGAGTTGACCGCGAGCGCTGCCTGTCGCCCCTAACCCTCAGCCCCAACTTTTTTCGCAGGCATCTTGTGGCCAAAACCAAAGCGACTCGGAAATCCAAAACTGGTGCCCCCTCGGTGCGCCGCCCGCCCCTGGCAGCCTTCAACCAAGGTGAAGCGGTCACGATTGTGGCCATCAACCAGTCCACCATCCCCTACGAGCAATGGAAGGCCGCCAAGTCCTTTCAGGACCTGATCACGGTGCTGCAAAAGTACGCGGCCGTGTTCGCCGAATACTGGCACATTCCCTGTACCGTGGTCGTTGGGGATCGGTTCCAGCAGGGCTGCTGGGCAATGGTCTTCACCGACAACGCGGATGTGGCCGGTGCCCTTGGTTATCACGATACGACCCCTGACGGCTACCCGCTGCTCCATGTGTTTGTGCAAACGAGCCTTACGGACGGCGATGTGCCCAGCGTCACCGCCTCGCACGAGTTGGCCGAAGCCTTGGGCGACCCTTGCTGCAACCTCACCTTTGAGATGCCGGACGGGACCACCGGGGCTTACGAGACTGCTGACGCCGTGGAACGCGACAGCTTCCTCATCGACGGCATCCCGGTGAGCAATTTCGTGCTGCCTGCCTGGTTCGAGCCGTTCCCCCGACCGCGCTACGACTACCTCGGGCGCTGCCGCCGGCCCTTTCAGATCCTCCCCGGGGGTTATCTGCCCGTCAAGCAAGGCGGCGTCTGGACGCAGATCTTCGGCTCGAAGAAGGCGGCGAAGCGCTACAACGCGGCGGCCCACCCGCGCATGCGGCTCCGGCCGCTGCCTATCCGGGACTACCGGAAAAGCCGGCCCAAACGAGCGCGGCCGCGCACCGGCCAGAAAATCGTTGCGGCGGGCTAGTGACAACGTGCTGTCAGTCGGTTAATATGCCCGTAGAACGATCCTGAACGGCAGCAATGGCAGGCGCGGGACTCGGCATGCTCCCTTCCGTCCAGCAGCACAACCTGGAAGCCACTAGCGCGGCGGCCCTCCTGGACCTCGTGCAGACGTACTTGCAGCAAGGGTACGTAGTCACCAAGGTTGCGCGCCAAAAGACGAGCGTGCCGTTTTGTTGCCGCTACCAGGCGACCATCAGCCGCCCGGCGCCCGATGCGGACGCGAACCGCACATGCCCTTGGGGTCAGCTTGCCGGCAAGATCGACCAGTTACTGTCCCAGCAAACCACCTATTTCCACCAAGGAGCACAGGCAATGGCAACCCTCCAAGATGCAATCAACCAGTTGAAGGCCCAAGTCGCGGCGAACAAGTCGGCGATCGACAGCGCCAAGGATCTCATCAACGGGTTTGGCGCCCGTCTCGACGCGGCCACGGCTGCAGCAAAGGCGGCCGGCGCGACCGATGCCCAGCTGCAGTCGCTGACTGACCTGAGCACCGCCATCAAGGCGGATGATGATGGGCTGGCCGCTGCTGTCGTGGCGAACACCCCGGCCGCCACGCCGCCCCCAAGTCCAACTCCGGCGCCCACACCGGCTCCGGCTCCGACGCCGCCGGCCGCCAGTGGCACCTGATGCGAGCCATTGTTGGTTCAGTCGGCAGGGGCGCTGTTCCGGCCTCGGTTTAGCCAACCGTGGTAGCCCCTGCCTGTTCTCTCTTTCCTGGTCCACGAGTCCGCGTATGCGTCTGTGCGACCTCGTTCGCCGCCGCGACAATCTATTCGTGAAGCTCCAGCGGCTGCGGCGGCGGCTCAGCCAGCTCGACAACAAAATCATTCGCGTTAAGGCCGCCAGGGTGAAGCGCGGCCAAAGGCGACAGGCGTACCGTGCCAACCACCCCAACTACCCCCGCCGAGTTTACCCTTGAGTCAACGGTGACTGTGGCTGCCGTCACAGATGTCTGCGACGGCTGCAAGGCTACCACCTGGCTGTTGCCGCGAGAGCGTAGCGGCGGGCGAGGCGGCTTTTTGAGTCTGTGCGCCGGTTGTTACGAGGATCCGCGCAAATACTGTGAACCGCGCGAACATTGGTACGTCAGCCAAAAGAAAGAGCAGCGGGCGGAATCGTTAGCCAAGTCCGTGGCGGAAATCGTGTTTTCGGTCGGCATCTTTCTTTTTGTGGCAGCGGCCAGTTTGTTCGGCATGTTCGTCTATGGCTGGATTCGCGGCCACTGATCCGGCCATTCCTTCTTGAGTTTCTTGGCTCTTTCCCTTCTGTGCGCCCAATGGAGTTTCTCCCATGCGTTTTGGCAACTTCTCCCTCATGATCCCCGAAGGCCGCGAGCGCGACAGCGGCCACGTGGTCCTCTCTCACGGCCAGATGTACACGCTGCGCCTGGGCAACCACTGCTACCGGCGCCGCTGCGATGCGACAGTATTCGTCGACGGCAAGGAAGTCGGCTGCTTCCGGCTGAGCGCCGGGCAGATCTGGACCATCGAACGGCCCGCCCATGATACCGGCCGGTTCACGTTCTTCCGCAGCGATTCGGCTGAAGCGGCAACGGCTGGAGTAGGGGCGGTGAAGCAGGAAGATCGCGGATTGGTGCATGTGGTGTTCCGGCCGGAACTGTGCCGCGAAGAGAAGCGCTCAGGGCCATTGCCAAGAGAGATTTTCGAGTCGCACATCTCGGTTGACCAGCCACAGTTTTTGATGCGGAGTTGCAATGCCGACGCACCCAAAAACTTGTCCTCCGGCATCACCGGGTTGACTGGCCAGTCCAGGCAGACGTTCCGTGATGTGCCCGCCCTCGACTACGACCCCGACGGCGAAACCGTTATCACGCTGCGGCTCGTATCCGAGCGGTTGCCGGTTGCTGAACCGGTGCGACCGTTGACGGCTACGCCGCGCTGCAGCCCGGTGCCGGCCGCCGTCGATTGAGCTGCCTGTTGTTGCGGAAGGATCTCCTTGGAAGGGCCGGAGTTGGCCCGCGCGTTTCGCCCTGGCCGGTCCCGGATGACCCTTCGGGACCGGCCCTATTCTTCCCTGGTCAACACTCTGGTGTCTGTCATGTCTTTGCCGCCACTGTTGCCGCTGCCGCGCCGCATCTTTCTCGACCTCGACGGGGTCCTGTGCGATTTCGCCAGTGCGGCAATTCGCGCCTGTGGCCACGAGCCTTCGGCGGTCTGGGCTCGGCTCGAGCCAGGTGAGCCGTCCTGGAACTTCTGGACCGCAATGGGGCTGACCCCCAATGACTTCTATGGTGTCCTGGAAGCCCAAGGGGAGCGATTCTGGCAACACCTGGAGCCGTACCCCGGCATCCTTGACCTGGTACTTGGCTGTCAGGACATTGCTGATACCTATTTCCTGACGGCGCCGACCTTGGACCCCAATTCGCTCTCCGGCAAGGTGCGTTGGCTGCAATCGCGCTTCGGCCGTGGTACGGGCAGCGGTATGTGCGTTCTGGCTCGTCACAAGGAGCTATTGGCCGGACCCGGCGCCTTGCTGATTGATGACCGCGAAGAGACGGTGACGAAATTCCGGGCGGCCCACGGCGACGCCATTTTGGTGCCGCGCCGCTGGAACAGCCTACATGCGGACGAGGTAGAAGGGCCGGACCAGTACGAGCCCATCCTTGCCGCGGTGCGCTCGTGGGCCGAATTGCGGTCGTCGCTTGAAGCGCAGGTGCGGCGCGAAGAAGAGTCTCATTAGCACGCTGCGCCGTACGGCGCAGCAGTGGCTCAGCTTTCGCTGATGCGCAGATCGTCCAAGGTGATAGTGAAGGAGCGGTGCCGGCCGAAAAGCAGATAACTCACCACAGCTTCGGCGGCGACCGTAACGGCCAGCATGATGAGGTTGCGAGCCAAGGGCAGGTCGCACACGTCCACAGCGGTGCCGGTACCGGCACGCAGAGGATCCTTGGGGATGCGGTAACGGTCATCCCAGACAACCTCCGCGTAGCCCTCGAATAAACCGACGTGCAGGCACTGTTTGGGCAATGCCCGGCAGGTATCCTGGACCAACCGGCGTGACCTCGCGTTATCGAAACTCTCGACCACCAGGTCCGCCGCCCGCAACAGCTTCCGGGCATTCTTCTCCGTCAGGTGCTTGTCCACCGCTTCCAGCTCGGCGCCCGTGGCCGCGAACACGGCGGCTTGCAGAGCCTGCGCCTTGAGACTGCCGATATCGTGCCGGGCATAGCGCTGGGTACCGATGTTGTGTTCCTCGACGCGGTCGTGGTCGATGGCGGCCAGGTTGGAGCAGCCCTGGCGGGCCAGCTGATCGGCCAGGTTGCTGCCGATCGCTCCGGCGCCGCACAGGACAACCCTAGCGCTGGCAAGCTTGGCCAGGCCGGCGGCTCCACGGTAGGCTTCTTCGTGTCGGTAGAGTTTCACAGTGCTACTCCTTTGTCAGGGCAGCGAAGATGGGCACGGGTTGAAAGGACTCCTGCCAAAGTAGCGCGACGAGAGGTTGGCCCTTGTCCTCATCATCGCGGAACACCCAACCACGCAAACCGTCCCGGCCCCTGATAAGACACAACAGTGGCTTGCCCAGGCAGCCCACCCAGGCTTGCATGGTGCGGATGTCACGCTCACTCGGCCGGGCCGGCATGTTGGGGTGCGTGTGGTAGAAGCCCATCACGTCCCCGAAATAGCCTTCTTCCTCGAGGACACGCTGGGCGGCAAACTCCACCGAGACGGGAGTCCCGGTCCACTCCCAACACGCTCGACAGAGCCAGAGACGGCCGGCGCGGCGCCCTAACAGAACACTGGCGACCTCGTTCTCGCCACTCTTCTTCCGCTTGTGCTTTCGCGTCGGTTTTGGTGTCGTGCTCACGTGGCTTTTCTCTCCGTCTTCCCGGCTATCAGTGCCCGGTGAATCGTCTTCATGGCCGAGCGACCGATCTCGATCGTCAACCGGCAACCCTCAATCGGACCGTAGAACGGTGGCTCGTCGTCATAGCCGAACAGCAACTCCCCACCATCGTGCTCCAGCCGAAAGGCGACCACGCAACCTTGCCGCACCGCGTCCAGCAGCTGTTCTTTCCAGCGGTCCAACAAATAACCGATCTGCTGCTCGTCAGGCATCGCCGCCCCCTTGGTCTGCGTTCACTGTGCCAGCCCGCCGCTCGGCTTCCTCCAAGGACAAGCCGGGGCCGACGGCGCATAGCAGCGAACTTGCCCGTGGCGTGGTCCTCGTAGAGCCAGCGCCCATAGCGGCCTTCCGGCCCGAATTTTTCGTCGTCGCTCTCACCCCAACTCATGGCTCGTCTCCGTGGTCTTCGTCCTCATGGTACTGATGCGGGTTGTCGATCCCGACCCGCACCAACCGGTGCCCGTCCTTCGCCTCGCGGATAACACCCACAAGCGACTGCAGATCAAACCGCCCATCAGTGCCGCGTAAACAAATCCCGGCCGCCTGCACTTGCAGATCGTCCTTCCTGAGCACCGACGTGTGCCGCTCGCCGTCCACAAGGTATTCCACCGTAAACGCATCCTCTCGTTCCCGGTACCCCTGCAACGTGGCCCCGGCATGCTCGAGCGCGGCCGCCAACCGCTCCTCGGTGCGGTCGCGGAGCGAGTCGGCGATCTCTGCCTGCCGCACCCGATAATGGGCCTCGTAAACCGCCTGTTCCACCGGCGTCAGTCCCAAAACCTCTAGCGCCTCCGGCTCGCGGAGCCCGGCCAGCGCCTCTCGCAGCTGCTCGGCGGGCTTGGCCCGGCGCGGCTCGGGCTGTTCCCACCAGAACTGGCTGCCGTCAAATCGACAGACAACCGTGTCGAACAACTGCCGACAATCCACCAGTTGCAACGGCACCGGGCCGGCCGCAACCAGGTGGAACCGGCTGTCGGCGCCGGCCAGCAAGCCGTACCACTGGTCGTTAGTGCGACGACAGAGGACAAAGCGGACGCGCGGGAAGAGCGAAAGATAGGCGGTGCGTTCCCGGAGCGAGGCGAGGCGCACCAGCCGGGCCTGAGCCAAGGTCACAGGCTGGAAGACGCCCCAGCCCTGGAAGGCGGCCGGCTCGACGCGAAGCGTACAGACCACCCCGGCGAGGCGGACGCGGACGGGTTGGTTGGCCAGGCGCGGGGCGAGGAACTGCTGGCGCAAAAAGTCGGACTCGGCGGCCGCGAGGCGGTCAAAGCCAGGAGGGAGGGTGCGCAGGCGCGGCATGGGGCACCATCCTTATGCGGCCGGCTTCCGCCGCCGTGGTAGCTCGTACTGCATGATCTGCATGACAAGATCGAGTTTGCTGCCCTTGGCCAGCATCGGCACCAGGTTGGGTAGCGAGTAGTAGTCACCGTTGAAGTCCCACTGGTCAAACTCGATGCCAGCCGCGCGCAGGTTCGGGGACAGGGTGTTGGCATGGCCGACCTGGTACCGGACCGGTACATGCACGAACACCACCCCCGGCCGCTGCGACAGCTTCAAGGTTCGCATGTAGTGATCCAACCCGGCGGCGAACGTCGGCTGGTTGTTCTCCCCACCGTCCGACACAATCACCACCTGCTCGGCAACCTGTTTGTTGGCCGCCATGTAGTGAAAGGGAATCCCGCATGCGGTCCCACCGTGCGCCCGAATCAGGCTAAACGCCCGCTCCCAATCCGCCAGCGTGTCCCCCGGTTGGCGCAAGATTGGGATGGCGCCCGTGTCAAACGCATACACCCAGACATCGGCCACGCACACGCTCGACACGAGCGCCGCGATCCGCTTGCCCACTTCAATCGCCTGCTCCATCGATCCCGACTTGTCGATAAAGATGGCGGTCGCGCGGCTAATGGTTCCCTTCGCCTTCACCTGCGCATCTGCCACCGCTTCGAGCTGCTTGACGGTGCCCGCGTCGAGTTGCCCGCCGGCCTTCGCGACCGCCTTCACCGCTTCGGCGCCCTTGAGCGCAGCAACCCGCTTGCCGGTTTTCGCTTCCCCCAACTTCGCCTCCACGGCCGCTTTGATCTCCGGCACATTCATGGCCCCTCGCCGCGTCAGGGCTGCCAGGTTGTTGATGCACTCCTGGGGCGACATGACCTGCACCAGTGCCAGGAGCACCGTCGGCGTCATGTGCGCCACCACCGTGGAAGCGACCCGGTAGGGAATCCGTAGCTCGATAATCGCCCGCGCCTGCTCGGCCGGCTCTTTGGCTTGCGCGAGCGTCTTCAAGGCCGCCAGTCGCGAATCGGGCGGCGGCGCGTCCTCAAAGAGGATCTGCTGGGCGCGCTCGCCGTGGGGAATGTGCAGCCAGGCATAGAGCCGCTTCAAGGTTTTGCGGGCCGAAAGGACCGTGGCGTCGAACCATTCCGGGTCCGCCTCGCGCTCGCGGAGGTAGGCGGCCACTTCGGTCTTGAGCGAGCGCGGCAGCGAACGGAATAGCCCGTGGGACTCGGTCACGGTTCCACTAATCTGAACGTCCTTGGCCACGCCCAGCGACTGCCCGGCCACGCTAACCTCCACTTTCCCTTCCACTTTGCCCATAGCATTCTTCCGCGTCACTTTCCGCCCGCCGATAAAGTCACAGACCCGGCCAAGCTGGTAGGGCGGCAACTCGCGGAGCAAGGCCAAGCCGACGTCCCGATGTTCGGCGAACTCACTGAGCACCAAGTTGACGATGAACATTTCCTTGTGGTCGCGGACGTCGCCGTGGTCGCTATACCAGGCGGCGAGCCGAACGTAGAAGTGCGGATCCTGTCGCACCATCTCCTGATGGATCGGGTAAATCTCGTGCAGCTTGCGGTGCGGCGTCGTCAACAGGGTGTTGAGGATGGAGAGGCGGGTGTCGCGCTCCACCGGGTTCATCGGCTGCGTTGCTGGTGCGATGGTGGTCGTCGGCGTCATGGCTGCGTTGCTCCCCTGGTTGCCTTGGTTGCTGGTTCGGGTGCGCCGGAGGTTGTTCGTGTCGTTGTCTGGGCTGACTGGTTCGGTCCGAGTCGCTGCTTGATCTGCTTCACTTCGTCGGTGAGGGTCATGAGCCAGTAACCCAGCACCGCCATTGTGAGGAACAGGCCGCACCCCAGGTTGCTCGTCTTGGTTTCCAGGCGGCTTTCCAGATCTTCAAGTTTGCGGCGGGCCTCGTCATCCACGGCTTCATTCGCCCCCGGTGTAGCTATCTTCCGCATCGATTCTGGCGGTCATTAACTGGCGACGAAGCTCACACAGCTGCTCTGGCGTCAGCTTCAAGCCGATCAGGTAAAGCTGTCGGCAGGCGCACTCGTGACAGGCCAGGACCGGTTGGGTCACGTGGCCCCCATAGCCGCTTGGGAAAAGTAAGTGGACTTCGCGCGTCAGTCTTTTGTCACCGCAGCAGTCGCAATGCTCGTCAATGCGGCAACGGTCGCTCACCCGAACACCGCTTCGGGCCGGACGGTGAAGTTGCCGTTGGGCGAGCGATCGACCGCGTAGGCGGCGAACTTCTCGCGCGGCACGTCCAGATGGTTGGCGAGCGCGGCAATCACCTGCGCGTCGGCGGATTGGTCCCCGAGATCGAGCACGCTCAGCGGAATATCGTGCGAGCGCCCGCCGAACCGGGCATGGAGCAGCCGCACAGGCGTGGCGGCGCCGTTGGGCTGCTGGGCTTGCGCGTGGGCCGTAGCGGCAAGCGTCTCGTCCAAGATGCCGCCTGGCTGCTGCTGATGGGGATGGTTGAACTGTTGCTGCTGCATCGCATGACCTCCAGAACAGGTGGCGATGGATAGAAAAAGGCGGTGCCGGTCGCGATCAAGCCGGCACCGCTCGAAACAGTCGGGTGGGGTGGGTAGGAGTTTGTATGTTTCGACCGTTGGGGACGCCAAGCGTCCAAGTCACCGGAACAGAATGAAGCCTACTCCCCCATCAATGTCCCTTTAGGCAACAACCCAAAAGGAGAGTCCAGGAGGCTGGAATCGCACCAGCTTCTTCAGCTTTGCGGGCTGACGCATGTAAGCTTCTGCCATTGAGGACGCCGAGCATCCAAGTCGCAAAAGCAAACCTGATCTGCTACTCCTGGAAAATCGTCCGTGCAAGTCATGAAAACGGGAATCACTATCAACCTTTATCAGAGGTTTGCCTTACCGTTAGGCTACTTCTCCTTGCGAAGAAGATGGGAGTCGAACCCACATGCAGTTTGTACGTTCTCACTGTCGGGCACGGACAGTCGCGGGAGCAGGATTTGAACCTGCGTGAGACGGCTTATGAGACCGTGCTGGAAACCTGGCTCCAGTCCACCCCGCGAAGTAAGAAAAGGACCGTTCAAGTCGCTCAAGCGAGGTAACAAAAGAACGGGAGTCGCACCCGTCCTTTCAGCTTATAAGGCTGACGCTCCACTACGAAGCATCTTTTGTTTGTACGCTCCAGCCGTTGGGAACGATCCTTTTTATCCAGAATACGCAGCTTGACGCGCAAGATCAAGCCAGCGTCAAGAGATTCTGTTGGCAGGACAGTAAGAAGAGAAGACGGGTTCGCAGGATGTAACGAAAAGACCGGCAGGGAGAAAGCGCCGCCCGGAGTCGGGAGAACGATCAAGGGTAGTTGAGCCACTCCGGGCGGCAGCCAGGGTCACGGACGCCACTTACTTGGGCTGACAGCCCATCGCTTTGGCGCTAGCATCAAGAGCCGCCTTGAGAGCTTCCACCTGTCGGCAATACTCGGCGGCGGTGCGCGGATCGAGGGCGACGGCTGGCGCGGCCGGGGGTACCGCCCCTAATGTGGGAGCGACGGCCGCTTGACCAAGTAGGTGAGCCGGGACCTGACCAGCAACAGGCACCGTTAACTGGCCCTGGACGGGCAGCATCGCGGGCGGCGCGGCCGGTGCTACCATCGGAGCCGGCATCATCATGGGCTGCATGGTCTGCACGGGCTGCTGGTAGGCGGCGGCCATCATCTGGGGTTGCATCATTTGGGGCTGCATCATCATCGGCTGCACCGGCTGAGCGTAAGCCGCCTGCATCATCGGTGCGGCCGCCATCGGCATCGTCGGGAAAGCCGCCGGTGTCGCCCCGTACGCGCCCACGACGGCGGGCAGCACAACTTCCGGCGTGGTCGGAACCGCGATGAACCTGGGAATAGGAATCGGAATCCGAATCAAATCGAGCGTCAGGTCGAGCCGCGCCCGCCCGGTCGGAATCTGCGTCACCTGGGCGCCAGCCGGTATCGCTTGCATCCCGTAGGACGCCAGCTGCGGCATCTGTGGCGGCTGAGTCAATACCGGCTGCTGAGCGGGCAGAGTGATCGTCTGCGGCGCCGGCGTGTTGATGATGATTTTGGGAGCCGGCATCTGCACCTGAATGTCCTGTTGCTGCTGGGGCTGCTGCCGCACTTCCACCACGGGCGGCGGCGGCGGGGGGCAGGGAACGGGCGCCGCCGCGGCCGGGGTGGCAGCCGCGGGCGGCGCTACGGGACACGTCGGTTCCGCCACCGGTTTCGCTCCCGCGCTTGCCGGACACGGTTCGCAGGCCACGCTTGTTGTCTTTTGTGGACAGCAAGGCGTCGTCGAGCAAGCGGACAGGGCTATAGCCAGGAGACACGCGAAAAACAAGATCCGTTTCATAAGCCACCCCTTCCGAATCTGTAGAAATCTCCTCCTTTCTGGTATCGGCCGCACGCATGACAAAACTTAACAACAGCATGATGACAACATGACAGCCGCAAACTGGCGTAAGCGGACGGGCGCAACAAAAAGCGGCCCGCGCTCTTGGCTTCGAGGGGGCCGCTTTTCCGCTCAAGGGGAAGAGCGAAAGACGAGATGGGACAGACTAGGGCTGAGCTTTCGGCAGCGGCAGCGCCGCCTTGTCCCGCTCCGAGATCGGCTTGGCCAGGTAATCCTCCATCCGCTGCAGGCGCGTCTCGTGCGCGGTCAGGACGGTGGTGTGGCGGTCGATAATGCGTGTGAGCGTCTCCATCTGGCCGGTGATCCGCTGAAGGGCCTGGTTGATGTCGCCGCCCGGTACGGATGCGGCCAGCGTTGGCGCCGAGGCTGTCGGCGTGGAGGCAGCCGGCGCGGCGACCGGAGCGGCAAGGGACAGGTGGAGCATGGCCGGGCCGGCGGGTTGCAGGGAGAACGGAGCCGCCAGGGCACCATAGTTCAGGGCACCATAGCTCGGCATGGCCGCGAATGAGGCTATTGGAGCCGCCGGCATGAAAGTCGCGGCTGGCATCAGGCTGGCAGCGGCCACCGGTGCCGCGATCGGCTGAGCCACGGCCGGAACCACGTAGGCGTGCGTCCGGTGGGGCCAGCTGCACCGGAGCAGCCCGGCCCGCTCCACCACCACGGGCGCGGCTTCCTGGCGGATGGTGATTTCCGGGGCCGGGACGTTCACCACGATCGGTTTTTGACACGCCTGGCACGGTTCGCCAGCGAAGCCGGCTGAGGGCGGCAGGATAATCAAGCCCAGCATCACGGCTGGAAGGGAACGACGGAACATAGAGGATCCTCTGTTTGGCCAACAGTGCCGGACACCATGCGTGAGCGCCACCCGCCCGCGCCGGCCGGCTATCCTCGCTATCGGCAGCGACCAGCCGCGCAGCTGAGCCGCTCTGGCCGTCTCACAAGAACATGACACCAACATGACGACACAACCCGCACCTTCCGCCGGGGCCAAGGGTGCGGATCCGTGATGGGAGTCAACGATCAAGGCTAACGCGCGAGCCGGACGCCAGCAAGCAGATCGGCACTCTTACCGTCCAGCGCGGCGGTGGCCGCATCGACACGGTTGAGCGCCTGCAAAGTGGCCGGGCTGACGGTGAGGGCCGGCGCCGTGGCGGCCAGTTGGCCGAGTGTCCCGGGCTGGCCGGTTGGGATCGAAGGCGGGTTGACTCCCGTGGCCGTGCCGGGACCAGCGCCGGGGTTGACGATTGGAACCGGCACCGTGGGAGCCGGAACCACCGGAACCGCCGGGGCGACCGAGACGGCCACGACCGGCGACACGACCGCCGAGACCACAGCAACATGCGGGTGCCAGACCCGGGGATAGTGGGCCTGAACTGTCGGCACCAGCAACCAGCCAGCACAGAACAACCCAACCACCACTGCCGCCGCCGTTCCTGTCCTTCTCATGAATGGTTCCTCTCTTGCAAAGGTTGTCGCGCTGCTTCTGCCAAGCTACTCGCCGCCGCCGGGATTTCCAGCCAGGATCATTTGCAGACGCCGCCGAAATTCCGCATTTGACGACCGCCTGTAGCGAGCATTAGGATAGTGACAGCCAATTGTCACTGGTGCCGAAGGATTCATTATGCTGTCGCGCTTGCTGCACCTACCTGGTATTGTTCGTCTGCGTCGGTTCCTGGCGCCGTGGCGGCTCTGGTTTCTGGCGTACTTCCATTTGAGCGATGAAGCGGTCTGCCAACTGTCGGTGGGCCGCAACCTGTTTGACTGCTACCACGATTACCACGACAGCGCAGACGGGGAGCCGTGGCACTTCACAATTTCGACGTGCGAGCGCTGCGGCAAGGAATTCACGATCTGAACGAGCGGGACCGAGTGACGCGGAGGAAGAGACACGATGCAGGGCCGCCGCATTCCTGAGCCGGAAGGATTGAATTTCCAGCCCGGCGACTACTGGAAGGCTAAAGAGGGATTCTGGTATGCCGTGACTCCCAACGGCCTACTGGCGAATCTGGCCGGTCATTCGATTACAGAGCACGAAGACGGAACAATTACAGCGGCTCCATCGATTGCAACCAGTGGCTATAAGGATGTTGGCGAAGGTCAAGCCAGTTGGCACGGCTACCTGAAGCGCGGCGTGTGGGAGGAATGTTGACATGCCTATCGAAGCCGCTGCCCAGCTTTGCGAATTCCGCCGCCGCCAAATCCTCCAGGATCCCACGGACCCGTCTTACACCGAGCACTTCGCAGAACTGCAGACCGCTATCCGTCTCTTGCGAGAGCGCTAGCGATGCCCTTCCCCACCAACGCCTTCTCCTGTCTCCTCTTTGTCGCCGCCCTGACGCCGCCGGATTGTCGCCTTGAAGATCGGGAGCGTTTCCCCTCGCGCGCAGAAGCCTACGCTGGCCTGCAGCTGGCTCGCGAGCACCGTCGCTGGCACGAGCAGCAATTCCCACTCGCCACCTGGCGCCTGTGCGAGTGGCGCGAATGCGGCCGGGATGCTCGCTGGTGCTTCGACTGCTGGGATTGGCTGCATGCGGCGCAGCAAGGGGAAGGGCGCGGGCCGGACTACTGGCTCTACTCCCTGCGTCGTTTGCGGACACTTATAGGCGAAGAAGCGTACCAGGCCGGCCGCCTGCCGCCGCCTGTCCCCGCCTGGCACTTCCCATCCGACCCTTCCCCGCGCTGACGACAGCATGAATTATTCATGCTTCTGTCTTGACAACACCATGCCAGTGTGTTTATTGTTCATACCATGACACGCTGCACGTACCATTTAACCGATCAGCAAATTCAGGATCTTAAAGACGAGTCCAAGAGGACTGGCTTATCTGTGGCAGAATTGATTCGCCGCGCTGTGGACGCGGCCCGTCCAGGGTACGGCCGCGCCAAACGGCCAGCCCCGCCAAGGGGCAGGCGCTAGGCCAGTGCCCTGAGAGCCGGGACGGCTGGCCAGCGGCGTGGTGTTGCGGCTACACCGTTGGGCCGGCGCCCGGTTCTCCAAAGGAAAAGGTTCGGCAACCATGACAAGACCATGCCATGTCAGTCCCGGGGCTAACCTGTTCGCACCCATCCTGGACGTGCGCTACGTGGACCTCGCACGGCTGCCCAACCAGGAAGACGGCTGGAAGCGAGCGTGCCCGGTCTGCCGCCAGGGTGCCCTGAATATCTTTCGACACAGTGAGACTCTGGACCTATACGAGTTTGACCATTGCACGCTTTGCGGCCAGCGCGTCCGGTACCTGGACATTCTGGATATGCGGCGGGTAGATAGTGTCGGCAGCGATCCAGGGTTTCCGCCGCTGGAAGGACCGATCAGGGTTGGTGAGCGGTTCGTCTGGGAGCCGTACAAGGACCATGCCCGGATGCGCCTTCGTGTGACATGCCTCGACTTTGGTCTTGGCCTGATCCAAATGGAAGACGAGTCAGGGAAGACGCTTTGGGCAGAAGAGGATCGGTTCCGAGAAGCATGCGTGCGCGACAAAAACGCTGCTGTACCGGACAAGGAAGCGCCGAGGGAGGGGCCGGATTATGTCGTTCAGCGCTGAACACAACCGCCGCGTGGCCCGCCACTGCCACGACCAGGGCATCGAGTTGACCCCGGACCAGGTGGTAGCCGAGCGCCGGGCCGCATACCGGACCATTCGGGAGAAAATGCGGCAGCGCGGCTTGAAGGTGCCGGACAGTGACGAGGAACTGGCTCATCTCTTGGCCGAAGTCTGTCAGCCACCGGCACCAATCCGGCCCGCGACCCCAGAGGAGATCGCTGCCTTTGAAGCCGAGTTGGAAGCGGAGCTTGATGCGATGGAGCCAGTACCGCTGTCCGAGGAACGAATGCAAGAGATCCTGGACTTCGCCATTAACAGTCCGGAACTGACCGAGGCGGAAGAGGCAGCGCTGGAGAGTCTGGGGCAGCTGTACTTTTGCGAACTGTGCCGGCAGCCATTCTTCGGGGACCACTGCCGGGGCTGCGGGCGCAAAGTCCCAAGGTAGAACGGCGCGGAGGGAGCAACGGCATGGCCTGTCCGATCTGTCAGCACACGATGGAGAATCTTGGCAGCCCTTCGCGCCGCATTTGGTGGTGTCCACGTTGCGGCACCCTCAAGGAAGAAACCGGCGAAACCGGCCAAGTCGTGTTACCGATTTGGCTACGGAACATCCTGGAATCCTGCGACCTGGCACCGCGAGCGCTCGGGCAGTCGCAATGCTCTGGCGTCCGCGTCACCTTTATTGTGCGGCAAGTGGACCGAGAGGTTCCACAATTGGAGTTGCAGATTTTCCGGCCGGACGGGACCCGGCGATTCTGAGAAAGGAATGGACTCATGAAAGCCCTCTTCAACTCGACCTGTGACCAGTGCCGCCGCTTTCGGCCGCGCTGCGCCACCGTGGTCATAGACCACAACTACATCATCGCGGCAGCCGCACCAACCGGCTCCGGTGACAGCCGCGATCACGGCGAGCGGACGCTGTGCGAGGACTGCCGCAAGCAGCTCCGCGGCAAGTTCAAGTTGCACCCGCAGCACCAGTCCGGGGGACCGCACCCGTGAGCAGCATCGGCATCCGTTCAGCTTCGCTCATGATGTACGATATCGGCCGTTGGTTCGGTACCTATACCGGACCGGGCAGGAAACTCAACCAATACGCAGGTCTGTTCGGTTACATCGAAGCTCACCCTGGCCGGAGTCGGAGAACGCCAATGGACGTGGATGCGATGGTTGGGAAGTGGGTGGACGCCGTGGCCGGTATGACCTTGGCCCACTCCAAGGACGAAGTGGACCGGTGGGAGTTTGTCATTGAGGAGTTGCTGACGCCCTTGTTGGCCGCACCCGTCAGGCAAATCCGGCTGTTCTGGACGGAACTAGCAAAGCGGCTGGAGGCCGACCGCCGGATTCCCTTCTTCTTGCACACGGCGTTTCGGGCCTGGAGCAAGGTCATGATTGAGGATGCGCCGGACGAAGGGGTCCTCAATCTCAAGACAAAGCTGGCCGAGGAAATCGCTGCCTTGGTGGAACAGGACGTCAAGGGGCAGCTGCCCGAGGCCATCATGCGGGCGCTCCAGTGGCGGCCGGCGGAGAAGTTGGAAGCAATCAAGGAAGAACTCAAGAAGGGGACGAAGCCGAAGCTGCAGGGGAGGGAGAGTTGCTTATTTTTGGTGGTCGGGGATGAGGCGGTGATGCTGTGAATAACGGCACCTGCGGGTAGGTGTCGGGGCGCGGCGGTTTCGGACAGAGGCTACCGTGCCCACTTTTCTATACCTGTTCAGGAGAGAATTGTGATTGTGGGGAGGATTACTCAATCCGTCCGCCAAGTCCCCCATCACGTGGCTGTCGAGTATTGGCCGGGGCCGCTCCAGGATTCGCAGCAGAACAGCGCCCGGCCGGTCAGACCGTAGCAAGTGCGAGGCTTGCCGGCAGCCATTCAGAGTCAAGGATTCCGCTATGACAATTAAGTCCAGGACGACGAAGCGGCAGCGCATCAACCGCGAGCGCTGCCGACGACTCTGGAAGGATTGTCCGCGCACCGACAACCGCCGTATCGATCTGGCGTTCATGGCTCAAAAAGTTGCCCTGGGGATTTCCTGGGAACCGCCTGTGCCGCATTGGGTCCGCGTCCAGCCCTGGAACCACCGCGACTCGGTTCGCTTTCTGCAGCTCAACCGAGCCAACCTGAATCAGCCCCTGTCAAAACTGGTCTGCCCCAACTGCGAAGGCCGATCGATCCGGCGCGACGGCAACGAGCACCCGGGGTGCTTTGAGTGCCCGGAGTGCGGCGAAGCGATTCTGGCGTGAGAAAAGGGAACGAGTGGCGGCATGGCTATCGACATCACCGAATACTGGACAGAACCGCCACCCACACCCTCGCCGCGCCTGCAGCAATGGTTGGCCAGGATTCGTTCCGGCTGGCGGCCGAACAAGAGGATTCGCACGCTGGGCTACCACGAGGCCGCCGAGTTCTACGGCATCTACATCTGGGAATACCTCAACGTCATCCGGCCCGCCCTGCAGGAGCGACAGTAAGTGCCGGGCACGGTATCATAGCCCCTGCCCTTCCTTCACCCGACAACACGAGCAAGGACGCCCTCATGCCCGCCCCCAAGCGTACCAAGCCCCAGAAGCCCTACCCGTCTTTTCCACTGACCGCCCACCCGGCCGGCTACTGGTGCAAGAAGATTCGCGGCAGGATCTACTATTTCGGCCGGTGGGAAGATCCTGACGAAGCCCTGGCAAGGTACGTCACCCAGAAGGACGCCCTGGAAGCGGATCACTCCCGCGTCCGCCGCCTCTGCGGTCTTCGATCGCGTGCCGAGACTGGCCCACTCCAGTTCGGCGTCGGCGACTGGCCCGGCGTATTCCTGCGCGGCAAGGACGCGAGCAACTGCGCGACAGCACTCCGGCGGCTACTCACCAACTTCCCGAATTGTCAGCCGCCCGACAGTTCGAGCTTTGCTACCATCAACGGCCTGATCGACCTTCTCAACAGTTGCGCTCTCGACCGCTCCAGCCAGGCGTGGCAGGCCATCGCCGCGGCCAAGAATCTGCCTCCAGACCGAGGCCCAAATCGTCGCCGAAATCGCGGCCCGTCCTGACATCCAACCAAGCGTCGGCCGTGACACCAGCCCTTGGTCTCAGCGGGTGTCAGCGGGTGTCAGAGCTGGTGTCACTGACACCCGCGTACACTACTTTTCGCGGATCTTTACGGAACTCTTCGGACGACGTGTTTTTCAGGAAGTGGCTTGTTTTGTGCTGTTTTCTCGACGTTTTTGCGACTGCTTGAGTGTCTTACTGTTGGATTAAAAGTCCGTTGCTCTACCGACTGAGCTACGCCTCCAAACCTGTCCACTGTCACGAGTTAAGTATCGCCTGTTGCTCCTGACCAAACCAGGCTGACACCAGTTTTGACACCTGTTCAGTACCGACCTGCCCTGCCGTCCCCGCGAAACGACTGGCAGCGCTCGCAAGATCTGTTAGCATACTGACACCAGGATGGTTGCCTCAGTTCACACGCCACGGAGGGCCACGCTATGAGTCACCATAGGCAATCGGCCGAGAGCGTCAACGGCGTCACCGGCGTCACCGGCCACGCCAAACCAGCCAAGCCCTATCCTGACTTTCCCCTCTTCCCGCACGCCACCCGCCGCTGGGCCAAGAAGATCCGCGGCAAGATGCACTACTTCGGTCCCTGGGAGGACTGGCAGGGGGCGCTCAACCGCTACCTGGAGCAAAAAGACGACCTCTACGCCGGCCGCACACCGCGGGTGTCAACGGGTGTCAGCGTGCGCCTCTACGAACTCAACAACTCCTTCCTGGCCGAGAAGCGCCGGCTCTTTGACACCGGCGAAATCGGCCAGCGCACCCTGGCCGACTATGAAGCGACCTGTGACCTGGTGGGCCAGCAGTTCGGTCTGAACCGGGCCGTGGAGGATCTGACCCCCAAGGACTTCGCCGACCTGCGCGATGAGCTGGCCCGGCGGTGGGGACCCGTCCGGCTCGGCAATGAAATCAACCGCATCCGTATCCTCTTTCGGCACGGCGGCGAGGACGCCTCCGGACTGCTCACCAAGACGGTCCGTTTCGGCACGGGCTTCAAGCGACCCAGCAAGAAGACCCTCCGGCTTGAGCGCGCTGCCAAGAACCCGCGCTTCTTTGAGCCCGAGTGTTTGCGGCAACTCCTTGCCGCCGCCGAGCCGCCCCTGACGGCCATGTTGCTTCTGGGCATCAACTGCGGCTTCGGCAACGAGGATTGCGTGCAATTGCCGCGCGACCGTCTTGACCTGGCCAAGGGTTGGCACCATTACCACCGTCCCAAGACCGGGATCGGGCGCCGGGCCAAGCTCTGGCCCGAAACCGTCGCGGCCCTGGAGGAAGCGATCGCCCGCCGCCCGCGTCCGCGCCAGCCCGAGCATGAGCCGCTCGTCTTCCTCACCCGGTTCGGCCGACCCTGGGCCACCACCAAAAGTTTTGCTACCATTTCGCAGGCCACGCGCAAGCTCCTCGACGCGACCGGCCTGTATAAGCAGGGACTCTCGTTCTATTCGCTGCGCCACACCTTTGAGACCGTCGGCGGCGATGCGTCCTATAGCGGCGGGGGACTGTCCATTAAAGACCAAGTCGCGGTCGACTACATCATGGGTCATGCCAAGGATGACATGGCGAGCGTCTACCGGGAAGCCGTTTTTGACGAACGCCTGGAAAACGTCGCCGCCCATGTCCATCGCTGGCTTTTTGGCTCCTGAGCCTTCCCAGAAAGCTGGGCCGATGCCGGGCCCCACTAGATCTAAAGCCTGTGCCAAAATCCCACCGCCTCTCCCATCCTGGACCCTGTTTTTGCCGCTACCCCCCCCTCTGCCGCGGTTTTTCTCTGGACACACGACCAGCCTATTTCTAACATTTTCAATGGTCTTGAGTCGGTCTTCTGAGAGGCTCTCGCCCTGGCAGGAGGGGTGCCCCGGGCATCAATGATGATGGCTAAGAAACCACCAAAAACACCGCCGCCGTCGGAGCCCGAACCGGAACGTCGGCGAAAGAAGACCGCCAAGAACGATTTCATTCAGTTTCGTAACACGGCCGATGAGCGAAAGCGACTTGCCAACATCAAGGCGGAATTGGAAGAAACCAAAGGTTACGAACACAATCTCAGCGACGCGCTCAGATATGCAGTTTATCTTGCGTCCAACGTCGTTGATCGTCGAAAAGAGCGCCGCGAAGAGCGCAGGAAAGCACGCGAAAAAGAGCGCCGCAAATCGGATTGAACCTTTCTCCTTGTCTTTTTGCTTGTTTTGCCCAATCTCCCACCTTAAGATTCTTCCTATTGTCAGCTTGGGTTCCCGCGCGGGGCTTGCATACATTATCATGACAGTGTCATGTGCCCAAGCGGGAGCCATCCCGGCCCAGGCTATTGGTGCCCGTGTACTGGCCAGATCGCGCTGGCCCCATCACAAGGAAGAGTCTCATGGCAAAATCCGCTGCACGATCCCAGCAGTTGGAAATCTATCTCGACGCCGAGGCTATGACAGCCCTGGCAGCCCTCGCGGCTCAGCTCACCGAGGAGACGGGCCGCCCCCACTCGCTCAATGACGCCGCCGCTGCCGCCATTGAGATTGCTGACAAGGAAATCTCGCTCACCCGCAAGAGCCGCCGGCGCAAGACGGGTTAAAGCCACCTGCGCCGGCCAATCATCTACTGTCATGCGACCGTCACTACATCGTCACACGTGCCGCTTGCGCTCACGGTGCGCCCTGTGCCGCACGTACTGACATCGCTGCGTCGCTTTTGACAGTGACTTGTCACCATTAACCTGGACCGGTCCGCGAAGCGTGGTAAGGTAGAGTGACCTGACCGGCGCGGCAGCCGTTCCGCCCGCCGGCCCCACTCACAACTTACTTCCGGGTCCCTGTCCTCTGTGCTGCGCCTGCGCCACCCCGCGCCAGGCGTTCGCGCCGACGGTGCGCCCGCGTCGGAGAGTGGTTAATGGTCACCGAACCCAACCGGCCGCCCGAGTCGCACGCGCACAAGGCGCACAGCACGCCCGTGCGCCTTGATCCGGCCCAAATCGTGGACCTGGACCAGGTCGCGGCCCTGTGCCAGATGAGCCTGGCCTCGATGCGGCGGCGGCACCTGCAAGCCCTGCTGGCTGGGGCGCCGGTGCTCCGGGCCGGCCGGGGCAAGCGCAAGCACTTGTGGTACTGGCCGACCATTAGACCCTGGTTGGTTGTTCGTTTCGACATGCCGGGACTGCCGGAAATGCTGCCACCCTTGGCTGGGGAGAAGTTTGACGACTGCGAAACAGTTGACGAAAAGGCAAACAACTAAATAGTGACAACCGGCCGTCAGCCAGCGCCAGGGTACGGCTAAATAGGGCGATATAGGGCGATACTAGGACAACCAAAATTTTCGGTGTTAGAATCGCCGCGGACAGAGATAACTGACACCAGGTTGTCAGTGGAGGGAGGCTCACGATGATGCAGACTCAGACGCCTGAAACTGGCCCGGCGCCCAGCACGGCACCGCCCCATGTGCGGCAGCCGTTCCTGCCCGAGCCCAATGAGTTTTACCCCGAAGAATTCCTGGTGGCCAAGAGGTTCTTTACTTTCAACCAACTCAGGAAAGCTCGCTACCAGGGCCGGCTACGTTCCCGGGAGATCATCAAGGGCAACCGGCATTACAAGGGCTCGTGGCTCATTGCTTGGCTCGAAGGGAAGCCAGTGCCGGCGGATAACTAGCTAGCCATAAGGACACACCAATGGGACGTCGACGCTATCAGCAGCATGAGGCCCATACCAACCTGACCCCGCCTGAGGCAGCCAGGGAATTACGCTGTGCCGTCGAAAAGATTCACGGCTGGATTCGCTCCGGCGCACTCAAGGCAATCAATGTGGCGACGTGCCTGGGCGGCCAGCCGCGATGGGTGATCGAACGCAAGCACCTGGACGAGTTCAAGGCCGCCAGAAGTAACGCCACGTTGCCGCCACCACGGTCGCGCCAGCCGCGGCAGCCACGCTCGCGCTTTGCCGGAACGGCGTTTTATGGGCCGGAAGGCAAGCTGGCGTCCGCCAGTCGAACCTAAGACATGATCGCACGGACCATCCTTGCATGAGCAGCCAGAACCAGCCGCGCTTCTTCGAGCCATTCGGGCCAGCCCGCCACGACCTCAGCATGGTTGAGCTGGAACGGATCCTCGTAGACAAGATTCGCGTCGAAGTGACGCACCGGTGGGACCGCCATCACCTGGATTGCCTCCGCAACCACCTAAACCTGACGGTGGCACTTGATCCGGTCGCGCAGAACCTGGTGTTCCGGCTGCAGTCCTACGTGCTCGGCAAGGACACGTCCTACGTGGACGCAACCGAGCGCGTGCCGGCCGACTGGTGGCAAGCGCTGCGGCAACGGTGGTTTCCCGGCTGGTGGCTCAGGCGCTGGCCGCTGCGGTGGCGGGTTATTGAGATTCGGCGCATCGAGCGAAGAATGTGCCCGCATCTAAACCGCAAGTTCCCGGAGGAGCAGCGGCACCTGGAATGGATTGTCAATCGGGAGCGGGACAAGGTAGAGACTTAACAGGCGCCCCTGGGGTAGTGACCCGTCCGTGAGAGCGTGTGCCGTCCGTGACAAGGGCCAAGGGCGCCTGGTTTTGAGGACAATGAAATGGTGCTAACCCTGCTCGTGACTCTGCCTCTTTTCGATCTGGCGAACACGCTCTTCATAGGTGCCAATGTTCTCGACCAGCATCATGCGGAAAAAGTTGCTCAAATCCAGCCCGAGTTTACCCGCAGTAGTTTCCGCGCGATCAACCAGGCTAGTCGGCAGACGAAACGAAACCTGTTTGTTCTCCGGGGTCCCTCCCGGTCGCTTCTTGGTCACCGGCAGCCCTCCGCTGCGAACCTTGTCGACATCGATCAGTGTTGCTGTTGCGCCCAAGGTACCGGTCTCCCAAAAAGAAGTAAATGCCAAGCCGGGTTGCGTCAACCGTCATTGTACCACGGTTTTGGTATGCGTCAATTGGCTTTTCTCACGGATCGTGCAACAACTATGGTTGACATTGTAAGTGTATGTCGGTAAATTAATGTCGTGGTAAGTGTAGTTGAGTATAAATAAGTCTGGATAAAGCCATGACAACCAAGACGGCGACTCGTCAACCTCTCGTCATTGACAGTTTCGCAGGCGGCGGTGGTGCGTCGCACGGCATCACGCGAGCAACGGGCCGCAGTCCGCACATCGCGATCAACCACAACCGCGATGCCATCGAGATGCTCTGCAACCACGGCGGCAAGGAGTTTCGCGGCCAGTCCCTCAACGAGCCGATGGCAACCATCACGGCCAGCCGAGATGCGACCGGACTGGTGGCGCCCATGCTGGTTCGCTGCGCCCACGGCGAAGGCCGCTGGGGCAAAGGTTCGGAACGGGTCACCGCTCCGCTACCTACGGTTCTTGGCTCGAAAGACTACGCCCTGATGACGGCATTCCTGGCGCGGATCGGTCAGACGGGCAGCAACGGCAAGCATTGCAACGGCGCCAGCGAACCGCTGACCACCATCGTGTCGAAGAATGAGCACTTGCTGGTCTGTCCGACGCTGATCCAAACCGGTTACAGCGAACGCCCCGGCCAGAAGCCGCGCGTCCCCGGACTGAAGAAGCCGTTGGGCACCTGCGTCAACGGTCAGAAGCACGCCCTGGTCGTCGCGAACCTGGCCTACCTCAATCGCGGTGACGGCGCCGTGTCGGCCACGGGCAACCACGCGGCGCTCGTGTACAGCTTCTTGACCAAGTACAACGGTACCGCGATCGGTCAGAGCCTGCATGAGCCGTTGCACACGGCGCCGGCCAACGACCGCTTCGGCCTCGTCACAGTCACCATCCACGGTGAAGTCTTCGCCATCGTCGATATCGGGATGCGCATGCTGACGCCGCGCGAATTGGCCAGGGCGCAGGGGTTCCCGGAAAGCTACGTGCTAACTGGAACACTCAGCAGCCAGGTGCATCGGATCGGTAACAGCGTGCCGCCAGACGTAGCAGAGGCGATTGTGGCGGCGAATTATCCCGGTGCTTCGCTGCAAGAAGTACCGGCTTGAAAGACGGACCCATTGATTCTTTCACACGGAGGGTAATTCCATGCTGGTGTTTTCACGCAAGGAGAACGAGTCGTTTGTCATCGGCGACGGCCCCACCAAGGTGGTACTCACGGTGGTGCAGATCGAGCGCGGCAAGGTCAGGATTGGGATTCAGGCGGACAAGAGTATTCCGATCTTCCGGCAGGAGTTGGTGGATGGAAGTCGTGAGCGGCCAAGTCCGGCTCAGACCGCCGCCAAGGTCAACGTGGACTCAGGAGTCAGCAGTTAAGGCAGCGGTTGCCCATGCTGACTGACTCAGACCCTAGAAAAGGAGTTTTCTCGTGAACCCATTCCGCAAGTTGTGGCGTGCCGTGGACCGCCTGGCCGAGGCTATCAACGGCCTGGCC